TTAATAATTCTTTCAATTTATCTGCCACTTCTTGGAATTCTAATTCATAGTTGAAATTAAACCATTCGAAGAATTTTTTATATTTCAATTTAATATCCTCATTAATATTTTCGATATATAGGATTTTTAAAGTTACATCCATAAGAGTATCAATGATTGTAGATATAGTATATACTTTAAAATACTCATCAACTGTGTCCTTATAGATATCCTCAACTACTGGTAACCTAGATAGTAGGATTTCATCATAGTCTACAATCATAGTCCAAATTTTAAGTAAGTTATTATACATATCCTTATCTTCAATATTTGGATTAGCATTATGTATGCTAGTAGCTATAGTATCGACTATATCAACATCACTATCGGTTTTGAATGTGTATATCACACTATTAACCATGGGTAGAAATCCTATAAGATTAACTATAGTCTTCTCATTTACTAGCATACCTTTTATAACATTTATGATGTCACCAATATACTTAACCCTATTAGTCTCGTCAATATCAGCAACTTTCATATTTGTGATTCTTCTGATTATGAAGTTATATATAGCATTTTCATATAATTTTTGCATAACCTACCTCCTAAAATAACTCTAACTCCTGAGTCAATTTAACAAAATCATCTATTGATAAATGTAATCCTTTACATATCTTAAGTACATTACACATTTTAATATTTCTCATTGGACTTCGTCTTATGTGCTGTAAAGTAGCCATAGGAATTCCTATTTGTTTAGCAAAGTTTGTATATGTACCATATGATGATAATATCATCTTATCCAACTCAGTTAGTTTTTCATCGTATGATATTTTGATAAAACAAGTTTCATCTTTCATATCTATCTCCTATAAACCAAAATGTGAAACTGAGTTCAACTCTGATTTGACCATAGTTTTTAATGCACCTATACCGGTACAATCTTCAAGTATATATGCCATCATATCTCTCACAAATTCATTTGTCTGAGTGATGCAATCCTCAATAGGAGTTCCATCCAATTCCCTAAACCTACTTGTGAAATCTAGTGCAGCTATACCTACCAATGCTGCCATTATATTGGCTATAATAGTCTTATCTTTCTCAGTTAAATCATAAGATTCTACTCCAGCAAAATTACCAGTAGCGTTTTCTACGATAACTTTAAATAGAGTTTTACTTTCACCATTGAACTCAACAGTCTTATCTTCAATGATAAACCTACTATCAAAATTCTTTTTCATTTCCATATCATTGTAGATTTTATTAAGCTTAGTCCTGTATAGGTCCAATTTAATATGGTTTATCTTCATATTATCATCTCCTTTAAATACCTAAATCGAATTGCAACTGAGGTTTATTTGGTTTATAATTGATTAGGTCAAAATCATCGATTGTGAAATCATAGAAGTTAGTCTTATCAGTCTTTAAAACTAATTCAGCTACATTACCTTCACGGTCACTCTCTACTGTATCTCTAGCTAGATATCTAGATATTAATTCATCAGCTTGCTCCATATGTCTATCATAAATATGTAGATTTGCTACAAGATGTACAAACTTACCGACTTCTAATCCTACATGTTTAGCAACCATCATTTGTAATGCCACATATTGAATTTTATTTATAGCATTTGCTACTAAATAATCTGATGACCTCTGGATTAATAACAAGTCTAATTTGCCTTTCCTTACATTCCATATTGTCTCCATAGCACATGGATGTAAACCTCCTGTTTCATCGAAATCTTGATACTGATATAATGTCATGATATGTCTTCTACTATAAGGATCTTCTTTTAAACCTTTAAGTAGTTTATTCATCAAGTCATATTTCTTTACAGTTGCACCATATCTTTGACCGATAGTACCATCACCAATATCCCATGGTCTCCACCATGTTATACCATACTTCTCTTCCAACAAGTCTAATGAATTAGACTGGTCTTGATATATCCACAATATCTCTTTAATTGCAGATTTCCATGCTAATGGTCTTAATGTTGAAATAACATCAGTGCATGGATTGTTATATACCTCACATACATTTGTCTGATAGTATGAATGTGCAGGTACTCCATCTTCATATAACGGTCTAACATTACCATCATGAGTTGAAGCTCCATTGTTTTTAATATCAGATATAATGGTATACATCGTAAGGTCAAATTGTGTTAATTTTTGCATTACTTTCCTCCTCTACAGATTCTTTAATTTCATCGTTATCCTTATCTTTATCTACATCATCTAAAGACTTATCGATTTCTTTAGTATCTTTGAAACATCTACCAATCAAGTCTAAAATAGTATATACTACTAAGATTATTATACTTTGTTTTATACCTATAGAGTATACTACAAATACTATTCCCAACCCACATGCTATATAGATTGCAAAATCTTTAGCTTCTGCCTTTTTAATATCATTAGGGTCATCACTCATCAATAAATTCTTCTCAGCAATGTATAAACAAACTATCAATATTGCTGACATTAGCATATTATAAAGCATAATTTACCTCCTTAACAAATATAATACCCTTGGTATAAAACCAAGGGTACATCTTTTTTTATTCTCTATCAACCAATGTATCATCCAAGAACTCTTGAGGTCTGACCATATAGAATAAGTCCATCTCAGATGGAGCTGACTTTTCATATGTAAGTGGATTAACCATTTGTCTCGCTATATCCTGGAATGATAGTGATTTGGTTATACTTGGATTGTTTCTTAATGCTGATAACAGTGGAAGTATCTGGTATCCAACATCTTTTATAGTCCAATCCGGGCTCAATAATATATCTTCAGCATGTCTTATAAGATTTGCCAGTATAATCTCAGGATGTACTGACTGCATATAAATACCTATAGCATTAAGAGTATTATTCATTTCACCCAGTATACCTTCAAGGTCAAACTTAGTAGTTATATCCTTTCTATTTATACAGTGAGTAAATTTCTTAATAGCTTCAGATAAATCATCATTTGCTATGAATACTACAAACAATGTCACATCTGATAATACAGCTAAAGGTATTTCAATCTTAGTCTGGCTATCATCAAGTTTCTTTGACTCGCTATTTAATATTGATATGAATTCTTCAGTAAAATACATTGATGTATAATCTTCACTATTTACATCAAATACTTCACCAGTAGCCTCATTTCTAACCTCAAATGAAGTTATATTCATATTATAATCTCTAGCATCTCCCTCATCTGAAGCATAATCAATATCCTCAGAATCTATTATGACTGTCCAGTCATTAATATTATTCAACGATTCATTTACTATAACTAGATTAGCATCTGTATCGAACAATTTAAGGAATGTCGGATTCCACTTGAACTTTCTTATAGCTGCTTCAAGTAAATGCTTAGCTGATAGCATTCGCTGTGTAATCTTAGCAGTTAAAGCTTCAGCTGCAAACTTACCAATATTTATATCTCTATTGGTATAAGCTAAGTCTCCATAACATCTGTAACATACACCACCATAATCACGAGATGCACATGTCATAGGAGTTCTTATGAATATTCTTTTACCTATTATAAAATCACTATTTCTAGTAATCTTATACTCTCTACCAAACGGTGAAAACCTAAACCATCTACCCAAGTACTTTCCTAAATCTTTTTGAGATTTTATAGTCAAAGGTACAAGGTTATTAGTACCACAATTATGGTGAGGGTCTGGATGTAGTATAGTATCCATTGAGTTTAGTCCCAGTAGTCTAGCCAAATGCCCTGAGTCACCAGTGTTATTCTTTACGACAATCTGAGCAGTTCTACCATTTGAACTCTCAATAAAGTATGATGTTAAATCCTTTGTACCACCATTAATGAAATTAACTGATAGTTTAACCGGGAATATACCACCATGACCTGTCGGTTTCTGTGCTAATGCTACAGCCGAATCTCTAAACTGATTTCTCTTGATACACTGGTCTGCTATAAAATAATCAGTTAGTGGATTATCTGGGTCAGCTTTAATCATTTCAATCAAAGTCTCAGTAGCTTTATTAGCATAATCTTTAGCATCTTCAAGAGATACATCATCAAAGTTCAGATGTAGAATATCATAGAATTGTGGATTGATTTCCATTGGTCTTATGAAAGCATCCTCCAAATTTATAGTATTCATTAAGAATAATGAAAACTCATCAATCACTAGGAAATTATACATAGCATCATCAATACAATTATTAATAACCCTATTGGGTAATACTGACCTATATTCATCAATGAATTTTCCATCTATATATGACTTAATCTTCTTTACAGTCATAGACCTTCCAGGGAAGAATAAATCAGTAGTCTCTGGAGTTCTACCAGCATCAGGTACCGTGGGTAGTACAATCAATGTCCACATTATAAGATTATACCACCAGTCCACTAGACCCAAACTAATATTCTTACCATTTTTAAAGGTAAGAAGTACACATGGAACTTTTAGAAAATCTGTCTCAATGTAATCTCTGATAATATTTAACACCCATTCATAATGTTTATTCAGAGATTCTTTGGTTATATCTTCGACTTTAATTCGCACATAACCATCTTGCAATAGAGTATTGTATACTCCATATAATTGTTCATTATCCATGAACACACCCCCATTCAAAAATTTAGTATATTATTAAGCTCATATATATAATATATTACCAAGTTTTATATACGATTATTTTTTAAAACGGAGTATTGGAGGTATAGCCTGGGGCTACACCTCAAATGAAAAATAATATGTTAAAAAACTACTTACCAACAAATCTACTCTTTAAAGCAGCAAGCTTAGGTGCTTTCTTTAGGTAATTTCTCTGAGATGTCTTAGCCACCTTAGCAGCTCTATTACCATACTTCTTAACAATACTCTTCTTAGCTAGCTTTTCCTTAGCTCTGAAGAATGTGAATTTCTTGAATAGTGGGTCTCTCTTAGCCTTAGCTATCATTAGAGCCCCTAGAGTTGTTCTTCTCTGTAAATCGTCAGACCTAGACATTCTTATTCTAGTCTTACCGTTTATCAATCTTGCAGCTTCAAGCTGAGCTACTTCAGATGATTCTAAATATTCGTTTCTTACATCTTCAGGTAGATACTGAACATCTTCCATGAAGCAATCTTCAAACAATAAACTATCTATCTCAGCGTATTCTGCTTCGTTTAAGAAATCTTCTTTATCAAACATATTAAAAATCCTCCTTTAATTTACTTTTTCCTATTATTTAATAAGTTGAATATATTTTTCAATATAATTATGTGTTGTCCAAAATGCTCAAATACATTGAAATTAACCATATAATACAGATGAATACTAATATTTTTGAAAGGGGTTTTATTATGATGATTTACGATAAGGATAGTATATATATTAATGATAAATATATACCAATGGCTAAGAATTTATTATCAAAATCTTTTAGAGGTGTAGATAGTAAACTTATAGAGGATGGGATTAGATATTCTATAGCTAAGAGATTAAATCCAAGAGAAGCTGAGATATATAATGATTATAAAAATATTTCAGTTAAAAGTAATACTGCTGAAATAGCAGATTTTATTGAAACTAGGAAACCAATCTTAGGTTCATATGGAGTTATGTTCCATAAACATGGTGCAACTCCGAATATACTTACAAATGTAATAACTAAATTTCTTGATGAAAGAAATGCATTCAAAAAGGAAAGAAAGAAATATCCAAAGGGTAGTGATGAGTTTGTATATTATGATTTGATGCAGTTACTGTCTAAGATAGATGTTAACTCATTATATGGTGTTCAAGGTATGGCTAAATCCATATTCTATAATATGCATATAGCAGCATCAATAACAGCAATAGGTCAGTCATTGATTTCAGCATCAGGATTATTCTTTGAAATGTTCCTACATAACAATGTAAAATTTGACTCACTCGAAGACTTAATGGGTATGATACATAATATCTTATCAGAGAAAAATGAGAGAACCTACAACGATGTAGATGTATTAGACAGGGATGTGGATATTGATGAATGTTTTGAAAAATTAATATATACTTGTGGTTTTGACTGGATACCTAATGATAGAGAATTGAATATCATATATGATATGCTAAAGAACTTAGACCAGGAAGATATCAATAGAATTTATTATAAGAATAACCTGTATGAATTCTTGGATAATACAAGGATAACAAATCTTGTGGTTAAGATGTTGACTACATGTCAGTCACCAATGATATTCCCAACAGACCCACCAGCAGAAATAGCTGATGACTTAAAGGAATTATTAGATTTGGTAACTGAGTATGTATATTATGGACACCAGTTAGTTAATAGACTTGATAGGTATAGTAATATGATTAGGTCAGTATCTATCATTACAGATACAGACTCTTGTATCATTTCATTGGATAATTGGTATAGATACATACTAAAAATGGTAGAAAAATACGATGTTCCATTGAGGTATACAGAAACTGATGAGTTATCAGCATTAGAAGGAGACCCTATAACTAGGCAAACTGGAGCTAAGACTGATAATAGTGAAGAAGCTTTAAAGTTACAGAGGGATTTGAAACCAGATATAATTTCACCACAAGAAGGATTAAGATATACTATAATCAATATGATAGCATATATCTTAGATGATTTGATAAATAGATATGTCTTTGACTTTGTAAATGGTTTGAATGGTATGGAAGGCAGAATAGATTCTTGTCTAATGATAATGAAGAATGAATTCTTATTTAAGAGAGCTTTAGTTAAGGCTATGAAGAAGAATTATGCAGCTATACAAGAACTTCAGGAAGGTACAGTTGTTCCACCAGATAAATCATTGGATGTGAAGGGATTAACATTGAAGAAGTCAGTACTATCTGTAAATACAAGAAATAGACTTCAGCATATACTTAAGGAATATGTATTGGATATAAGTCAAGATAAATTATCTCAGATTAAGATAATTGATGAATTGAATAAATTCCAAGATGAAATATATCAATCACTTATGAGTGGTTCAAAGGAATACTATAAGCCAGTTAAAATAAAAGCTATAAGTTCTTATGATAAACCATTCAGTATACAAGGTATAAAAGCAGCATATGTATTCAATATCATAAAGAATAAATATGACACTTCTATAAATCTCGATGTTGGTAATTATATAGATATCATCAAGGTTGATATAAATAAAAAGAATATAGGCAAGATAAAAGATATTGATGAAGGTATCTATAATAAGCTTAAAGACTTAATAGATAATAATCCAGCATTTAAGAATGGTATAACTGATATAGGAGTGCCACCAGATGCAAAATTACCAGAATGGGTATTATCATATATCAACCATAGAACCATCATAGCAAATAACATAAGTAGTTTCCCAATAGAAGATTTGGGTATAGCTAGACCAAATACAAATGTAGCATATACAAACATAATGTCATTTAATTAAACAAAACGGGTTAATGTAGGTAGTGCCTCCACTACCTACATATGTTTTGGTTTTAGTTTCTTTTAATTTGGATATCAGTCTTTAAAATTTTTAATCATCACATTATAAATTCTCAAGAATTCATACGGTTAAAATCTTCTTATTATTTACTTTTTTGGTGCATCAAAATAAAACTCTTGAAAATATAATGTATGATCATACTTTTTAGACTGTCATTTTCAAACAAAGATTTTCATAAATACATCGACTCTTTTATTGATACATATATTATTTCGCAATTCTGTTAATTCTTCAACTAAATCCAATAATCATAAATCCAGACATTGTAGACTTTGTAAACCTACCTTGGTATAAGTATTTAAATTTTTTATTTTTTGTGTATATATTTTTATGTAATTTGCCCGAATCTAATCATACCGTCATTAGTTTAAAAATTCAATCAAATTCTATTCTTCTCTAATTTATAAAAGTGAAGTGGATAAACTCGACCTTCATTCAAATATGACTCATTAATATGTTGCATTATGTGTAAAAAAGGGAGTTTAATGATAGAGCATATTTCAGCTCTATCAGAAAACAATTTATGAAAACATTTGACGTAAAGGCTTATATAAATGAAGTTCCACCCTTAGGCTTGATTGAATCAATACCAGTATAGTGGAATGCTTCAGAGTTAAGAACGATACCACCATCTTCAACATTTCTATTCTGATGATCTAGTACCTGTTTAGCTTTTTCGTAAATCTCTTTACCTTCAGCCATATAACCCTGATATCTTACCTGAACTTCTCTGATATTTATATCACCCTTGACAACTTCATAGATACCAACATCGGCACTAACCGGCTGACAAGCTAGGAACAAGTAAGCTTTTTCAACTCTAAGGTATGTACTGTCAGTATTGATGTATAGGAATGTGAAGATTTCATTTTCAGGACCTTCTTCCATTTCACCATTAGCAACCATACCATAATAACTCTTTGCCTGAGTAGCAGGGTCTTTGATACCCTTAAGATATATTTCATGGAATCTAGTAAATACAGAACCAGTCTTTTCAGTGTAAGTCATATTGAACTCAGTGAAAGCCTGTCTGTTAACCTTACCGATTAACTTAATTTCTTCTATACCATTGTTTACATCAAGTGTATCAACAGTGATTTCATTGAAACCATCTATTGACTTGAACTCATGCTCTATACAATGCACATAGTTATTTACAAGATTAGCCATATCTTCATTCTTTTCAGCTAGCTTTCTCATATATCTAGGAATTTCTAGTACATAAAGGAAACCATAGCCTGATTCATAAAGATTGAACTGTTCAACTTTACCCCAGTCAGTAACTCCTTTATACAGCTTATACTGAGTAAGGTTTTTAGCTTTCTTCAATCCATTAAAATAACCATCAGTTATTGTAGTCTTTGTTATAGCCATTTTATTATCTCCTTTCCTCAATCATTACTGTACATGTATGATATTGAATACAACCTTTTCAGACCTGATATGATCTTTACAAGCAGCTTCAATAACAATATATATTTGCTTATCAACAGCATTCACATTAGTCTGAACATATGCAGTTCTTAATAAAGCAAAGTTACCCTGTTCTGATTCGATTTCTCTATCAATTTCAGACTTATAGTTATCCAAATCCTTAGAGTGCATGAAAGCATATCTAATCTTAGGACACCTAATTCTAATCTTCTTTATTAATCTCTGAATATTCAAGACATTGTTTATGAATGACATCTGAGAGTATTCTTCCTGAGAAGTCCAGTTTGTTTCAATAACCAACTGATTATCATGGTAGATACAGTAGTTAATATGTGCTTCATCAAGCACAGTTCTCTGGTCAGATGTCTTATGCTTAACTGGAATAAATGATTCAGTACCCTTGATAGCTCTCTTAAGTACAAATCCATTAGGTATACCGGCATTTACTCTATGTCTACCATTCTTACAATGGTTGATGTATAATTCAGTCAACTCAAATCCTATAGTAACAGGAATCTGCTTATGAGAATATGGATCAATTATATCATAAGATAGATAATAATCTGCACAATGTTTGTGAGATATAAATCCATGTCTAGTTTCCATAATCTGTTGAAGTGAATTCATACCTAGACCATAGTCTCTAATATACATGATACTATCGCTATATGTAGAAACGAATTCTTCTATAGCACTCTTAACCTTGAATGGGTAATTAGCATCCATAATAAGGTCTATAACCCACTTATGGTTATCATAGATATCATTAGTGATATCACCATTGAAGAATGCAAATAGCTGTTCTTCATATGCAGCAGTCTTTATAGGACTATCACCAAATGAACCATTTGAACCATTTGTAAGTGATATACCATGTGGTGTAGACATGTTTATGATATTCTTAGGTGTAGCATGAGTCTGGAATAAGTCATTTCTTACATCATCAGCACTTGTGATAACATTAACCTGTTCCATAACATTCTTCTTATCTCTACCAAATAGAATATCTATAGACTTAAGATAATCTACATATTCTTCAACTACTACATCTTCATCGATAGTATTCTTGATGATATAGTCATACAATTCAAGTACTGATTCTTCATACTGCTTACACTTAACCTGCATAAGCTTGTTATTTACAACAGCATTCATACCAATACTTTCTTCACCTACAACTACTTCTGGATGGAATGCAAAATCACCATCATCTACAACTTCATTCTTTTCAATAATCTGGATAGTATGCTTCATAGCATTAGTACCACCAGACCTAGTGAAGAATGATGGAACAATTCTAAATGACTTACCGCTAACACCTCTACCGATATCAGTTATAGTGAATAGTGGATATATATTACCATCTCTCTTAGCAGATACTCTTGCATTTAAGTCCTTGATATTCTTCACATCATCATATGATTCAGTAAAGTATCTTATAAGAACTGCATTTCTACCCTGAGTATCATCTATCAACTTAGGTTGGTATCTACCTTCATTATCCCATAAGTATTCATTTTCTTCTGAAGATGGCTTTGTAGGATCTTCGTATACTTGTCTGATTCTACCATTAGCATCTTTCTTAGTCTTTATAATCTTTCTTTCCTGAAGCATAACTTCAGCAAATACAGTTACATTGGCTAATTTTGAATCTGGTGCAACTATTCTCTTAGCTACGACTATTGCACCTGCATCTATAGCAGCAGCAGCCTGGATTAATGGCTGACCATGTCTCTTCCAATCTATCGCTTTATCTCTATCACCAAAAAGCTTATAGAACTTATCACCAGCGACTTCAATCATATCTTCAGGGCCTTTATCTGATGTGAAAGCCATCAGTATAAAAGGAATTGAACTAAGTGATTGTTCTCTATTATATATAACAGATAGGTCGTTTACTATAAATTCTGTTTCTGGAATTGGAATTTTGTACGCTTGTGCCATATATGTATCCCTCCTTAATATTTATATTATTTTACTCATATGTTTTAAATTAGTACCCCATAAACAGTTTCTCCATAGGTGATGACCCTCTATTCTTAACAAGGCTTGCATTGATTATTGCTTCATCATAAACCTCGCTAGTATAAGAGGAGAAAGCAGACACTGTCTTAGGTGATGTCTTTATATTCTTTAATGAGTAATCATGGAAATCCTCCATATTAGTATGTCTAAATAAAACATTTGAGTTTCCAGTCTGAGTAGCCATCTCTCCAATAATAAAACCAAATAATTGCATATTCAATCCATATGATTTTCCATTCAATGCTAGATTTTCTACAAAGTAATCTTGCATCTTATCATAAGGTATAGAAGATGGTAGCTTGCCTGATGTAAATATTGCATAGAATAAATCACCATTGGTAACATCTTCAATTACCTTAGTTGAAGAAATGACAGTATCATTGTTTCTAAATATTAAAAGTGTGTAATCATCAAGTCTTAACCCTTTGATATTATCTAACTCTTTTATTTTAACCACATTCGATGGTTCACATTCAATCAATGTAGGATAATTAAATGTGTATAATCCATCCATCTTATGTGTCTTGATGTCTCTTATAGTGTAATTAAAAATTCCTAATAAATTCACCCTACCATTAATACTTTTTACATATTTACGGTCAAAGAAAACTGTGGGGATAAAGAAAACTAATTCTTTATCCTCCAGTTTAAATTGAAGTGAATTACTATCGGGCTTTCTTTTTAAGAAATACGGTAACATATTTAGCCTCCAAAGTAAATCATCTTTATATATCTATATTAAATTTTTATCCTTATCCTGTTATAAATATACCCTTAACTGTATAAGTCTTAGTATCAGCATCATACATTTCATCAGTAAATTCATTTGGGAACATACTGAATGTCTTGCTAGGAGCTGGTGAAATACTCATATCAGAAGTGTCTATTTCATTCAATTTTACATCCTTATAGATTACATATTCAGTGTTTCCACTATCAATTGTACCATCTGCTGGATCTACTATGAACTTAACTTTCTTAAAGTTTACTCCGTCTACTTCTTCATTACCAGCTTTGATTCTAAGTGTAAATGTGAAGTATACATTTGTTTCACTATCAGCTAGTGGACCTTCTGAACAACTAACTGTCTTTAGCACATAACCTGCTTGTGGTCTTAAATCTTCAAAGCCTACCTTATCATAAGTTACACCATTCTTTACATAGTATTTTATTAGACTATGAGAAGAATATTCAGCAGTATTGAATATTACATTGTGGTAACCTTCTGGTATTCCAACACCGTATAGAGGATCACCAGGTCTTATTACATCTGGTTTAAGTATGATATTAGACTTGATATTGTATTCATAGTCTCCAACCTTTTCAGGATCACCAAATTCTGGTCTACTTACAATATATCCAGGATTAGCTTCTAATGTTGGATAATGATTGCTTATCTGACTAGCTTCTGCTGGTATAACTGCTAGTATAGCACTACCAGAAGCTATTCTACCATTTTCCACTACAAATGTGTACTTACTGTAGTCATTTTCACCAATTGGTTCATCGCCAGTAAATGGTGTTACAAATGGTCTGATTATATATTCTACTACCATATCAACCGTAGAATCTGGGTCATAACCCTTTTCTATCAACTGATTGAATCTAGAATCATAATGTAAACTTATTCCCTGTCTATTCTTCAACCCTTCACTACCTATCTTACCATACAATTCCATACCTACAGTATTCATAGGCGCAGTATTAAATTTCTCATTTGGCTTTAATGTAATCTTAATATAACCTTCAGGCTTTTTATTTAAATAGCTAGCAGGTATCATATCAGCATATGTCATCCTTGGATAAATAGTCCTATCAGCTGCACCCATCTTAATTTGATCTAAGATAAATGTACAAGATGTAAATACTTCACCATATTTAGCATTATCCATAACTGGCATTGTGATAAATGACCTTATCCAACCTAAAGTCATTGACTTGTGTACAAGATGAGTAGCTAAACCACTAGTGAATAGGTCACTTACATTAGTATTATTAGCAAAAGTTAACTTATAGAATCCTTCAGGTATAGCACTTACACCATCATAATTCGTAATTAAACCTTTAGCCTTCTTCAATGTACCAACACAATCAGCATCCATTGTAGTCATTTCTGGTACTATTGATGCCCATGATACATATTCATCACCAGCAATATTTATTGGTTTAACACCTTCAACTATATCTTCTAGAAGAGCACCCTTCTTAATATAGTATATCTTTTCTTCATAATCCGGTAGAGTAGAATCACCCTTAACAGTCATAGTTAAATAATTTTCAGGCTTTTCACTCATTTCTGTAGATGGAATGTAATCATGCATTTCATACTTCATTTCAATCACTACATCATGATCAGGCATCTTTGATGGTACATCTATAATCCATCTCTTGACATATTCTGGTTGATGCTTTGTAGTCACATTGCTATAAGGGAACTTAGACATGTCTGCATCTTCATGAATTGCATATTTATAACCATATAGTTTTAAAGTCATTCCAGCTGGTTCTTGAACTATCAACTTATGGAATTTATTCTTGGCATGCATTGAAGTAAATTCTGAATCATCATCATAAGGCATTATCTTACGGAATATCTTGAAATTCATCTTATGGCTCCAATCTCCACCATTTTCACCTGCAATTACTTCCCTAACTGGAATTTCATCATCTGTGATATCAAAGTCAAGTATCTTTTCCTCGATTATAGCTTCTATTCTAGCATCATCAAATGGTATGCCCTTCTTAGCATAAACTACTGTTCTTGCATTATGAGCAGCATAGTCAGAATCGCTAAAGTCACCAACCAATTCTAATTCGTTGAATCCTTCACGTCCACCACCTATGAATGAATTAGTCTCATATATCTCTTTCTCTATAAGTGGAATACTTATTGTAACTTCTGCTTCTATACTTTCAGGTATACCCCATTTACTTCTATCAGGTATGAAATGAGTATCAGGTATATTCACATCTGGTGTAGGTAGCATAGTACCTGGAGTTCCCTTCTTAACAATCACACTTCTATAACTATTTATTTCACCAACTGTACCATCAGCAGCAGTACACTCGAAGTGTACATGTACATAATTTTCAGGTACTGTATCCCCATCTATATATTCTTTTACCTTTTCGAATGTTTCATATGATACAGTAGTATCTCCCACGAATAATCCGTCAACTAGTTCAGGGTTGAACTTAGTCTTGATTATAGCATATTCATTTTCAACTACTGGTTCACCGGCAACAGGTGTTATTGGTAATTCATCATACTTAACACTCTTAAGTGCATAGTAATTCTTAGGTAAAGTAGTTACATGCTCACTAGCTTCATGAGTAACCTTTACATAATCTTCACTAGGCTTTTCAGAACCTTCAGTAGCTTCTATAACCTTAGTAGGTCCTGGCTTCTTTTCAGTAACTATTCTGATTTCATATACACCTTCAGCTACAGATACAGCATCAGCAAATGGCTTTTCAGCTAATACATATTCAGAGTTTGTAACTGTGATGTGTTCAGCCTTAACTAACTGAAGTTCATTTAACTTAGTCAAGAATTCTACTTCTTCAGTAGCTCCCTTAAATATCTTATACTTAGATGCTATATGAGAAGCTATTTCAGTATTAGCATCTGCTACATAAGTTAACTTAACGAATCCCCTGATTTCTTCATCAGTAGAATTAGCTATAGTCTTAGAGTATACCCAGAATTTGGCTATAACATCTTCAGTTATTTCACCAATTTCTTTATCGAATATTCTTACATAGTCAGCTGGTATAACACTGGCAGCATTTATCCTTTCAACCACTCCACCTAGATTTGTATTAGGATACACATCAAAGATGAAAGATTCTGGCTGAGGCACAGCATCGGCTACATTCTGTCTTATATAAGAAACTCTATGGAATCCTAGTATCTTCTTATCAGCAGAAGTTCTTTCAACTATTGTAGGATAAGCTGATATCTTAAGAATTATATCACCAGTTATAGTTTCAGGAAGAGCTTCACCATCAGCTGTAGAAGCTACAATTTTATAATCCTGCTGTGCATGTATATTAAAATCAGCTGGTAGCTTAGTCTTAGAAGTACCATCCTTCATGTAATATACTAATGTATCAAATGTAGTATTTTCGCCTGCTACGATTTCTACTCTATGATATCCAGCTGGTTTAGTTTCAACAGCTGTTTCAGATATCACATCTGGAAGTACTACATAGCTAACTTCTACATCTGTAGTTATTTCTTCATTATCAGGAACTATCTTAGTTTCAATTAAGTTGAAACCTTCCTTAGGTGTTACATTAAGTGTAGGAGCTTCTCCCTTCTTAGTACCACCAGCTACATAATAAGCAAAGTCTGCATTTTCTTCAGCAGTTAAGCTTTCATGTAGTTTAAATGTATAATTGAAGTATCCATCAGGCACGCCACCTTCTACTAATCTCTTTGCTACAACAGCCTTCTTAGTTACATTAAGAGTAAACTCGATGTCTTCAGTTATAGTAAGAGGGAATGCTGGAGTATAAGTACCATCAGTTAGATATGGTAGCTTAACTTCAGGATGTGGAACTTCTAACTTTTCAAATGGAGTACCATTCTTTACATAGTATCTCTTTTTAGCACCAGCAGCTGCATCAGTAGTATTGAAAGATACTATATGATAACCATCAGGCTTAGGACCTTCTGGAGAAAGTATATCTTCAGTTGGTACAAATGGTTGAGGCTGAGTATTCTTATTAGCATATATTAATACTTCATAGTCTGTAGCAGGCATAGTAGCAGGAATATAATATGGAGCTAATGTATAACCCTGGGCAATAGCAGGATTAATCTGAATATCCAATGTAGCATCTAGCTTAGCATAGTATACTTCATCACCATTTGGTAAAGTTACTCCTTCACCCTGCTTAATAGTAAGCTTGTAGTAACCTTCTGGTCTATGGTCAACTTCACTTTCTTTTACAACATTCTTAAGCTGGCAAACTTCATTGAATTCAAGGTCTTCTTCAACCTTGTCAGGAAATACCTTATCCCAAGCTACTAGTACATATCCAGGTCTAGGTTTAGCTGTAGGAACTGGAACACTATCAAATGAAGTACCATGCTTTACATAATACTTATCAGGCTTTAAGAAAGTACCATTTTCAATCTTAAAGCTTACAGCATGATAACCTTCTGGCTTAGACTCTATAGTCTTAGCATCTACTACCCTTCCGATGGTGGGATTTTGGGGTGTCTCATTACCACCCTGAGAAGATCCTGGATCCTGAGGCTGTGGAGTTGTTCCACCTGGATTCTGAGGATTCCCACCTGTTCCTGGGTCAGGTTGCTGTGGATTACCTGGGTCAGGCTGTCCCGGCTGTGTACCAGGGTCCGGAGTTGTTCCACCTGGATTACCTGGGTCAGGTTGAGTTCCCGGGTCTGGCGTTCCAGGTCCTGGCTGAGGTGTTTCACCACCTGGTTGACCTGGATTTGGCTGTGGAGTTTCACCACCTGGTTGAGTTCCTGGATCTGGAGTTGTTCCACCTGGATTACCTGGATCTGGAGTTGTTCCACCTGGATTACCTGGGTCAGGTTGACCTGGTTGAGTTCCTGGGTCTGGAGTTGTCCCACCTGGTCCTGGCTGTGGTGGCTTAGGTGTTTCAATTCCTAATAATTTCTGTAATTCAGTTAATGATAGATGTATTCCACCCTTAACTCTAGGGTCATTAGGATCTAGCTGCTTAATATATCTAACATTACCAACAGCAATAGTCTTTATATCCTTATGCCAGTCATGAGAACAGTCTAGCATGAAAACTTCAGATGACCTTATAGGTAAAGTCCTTCCTATAGTATAGAATAGCTGTCCTTCATCGAAGTATACAACTTCAAGCATCTCTTCTGGTCCTATAAGCATTTCTTTTTCTTCAAGACCTGTTCCTACATTAAGCAATAAGTGCTTTATAATCTTAGAGCTCAACTTAGTTATGCTAATACTATTAGCAAGAGTTGGATTGTCGTCATATAGCTTTCTTAGTTCGGCTTGATTATAATCGCCGTAAATTATTTTAGTCATGTATTACTACCTCCTTATTATCTAATTTAATATTATGTCTATGTGTAAAAACTGTACATAATAAGGTATGCACATAGCATACCTTATTTAGAAAATTGAAAAGAAAATAATCAAATGTAGGGTATAACCGAGCGATGGAAAACATACTAGGATTTTTACAAGCCGAGTTCAATCCTAGGAAGCAAGTAGGTGTCTTTTATTCTTGTGTATATAAAATATATTTTAAAGTCATGGAGTCTAAAAACTATTTAATAGTATGAACTTTCATGTATCTATCATGAGGTACTTAAAAATGTCTGCTACAGGTACATATCAGCAGTTTCTCTTTCTTTTTTGGTAACACCCGGTTACAACCCTACACTAATATGTAAGGTTTAATTATAGTAAAACGGTATAATAGAAGAGTCTATTTAAAGACTCCTCCATTACAATGTGTGATTTATTTTTAAAGACTTAGCAACCTTATTTTAATGTTGATATTTCATATAACTTTGAGATATCCTCAACCATATTTACTATATTTTTCAAAGTCTTAGGATATATCTCACCTTCTTTATCTAGGTAATCTAGGTCATATATAGCTTTAAGAGTCATATACATAAACATATGATCATCTAGATTTGATACAGACATAGACCTTTCATTTACTACATAATTTAAAAATACCAACTCTAATAGCTGATAGTGTATAAAATCATATCCTTTTATATCATTATGGACGAAATGTCTATCTATTATATATGGTATATTTGAAGGTGATAATGATACCATTGATGTCCTCTTAGATGAGTATATATGCTCATATGACTTCTCAAGTCTATCAATATGTTTAAAGTGCTTCCTATATCTAGGCACATTCTTTTTACATTGAGCACTAAGAGTTTCAAAGTTTATAGCATCTAAGAATGTCTTATATAAAGATGATTCACCTTCTTCAGTATTTCCTATGGCAAATGTTTCAAACTGTTCCATATATAAATCATCGTAAGTCTTACCTTCTCCGGTATCTATATCGTGTGAGAATATTTTACGAGATGCTTCTTCATTTATCTTATTAATCATATCACTTACATATTCAGCAGTAAAAGTACCTAAAGCTTTAGGGTCAGAACCTATGCTTTGTCTAGCCATAGCTTTTACTCTTGTAGGTAGGTCTTTGAACCTAATCTTATCTACTTTACCATATCTATAATCATTGATAAGCTTATTAAACTCCAATATCTCTTTATGGTCATCATTAGCCATAACTCCAGATAAAGCATCCATTATAGATTCGCTTAAAAATTGGTCAGGGGTGTCTGAACTTTCAAGCATCTGCTTAAATTCTTCATCTGTCATCTTATCAAAAGATTCAAGTGGTGGTGTAATATGATGTGTACCAGTTATAGGATTTATACTAGTAGTCACTGTGGTTTTTTGCAATTCATTATTAGTATCCATTTATTTTTCCTCCTCAGTGTCGATATAGTCATGTATAGATACATCATTTAGCATATCAGCTACTACATTATTTGATAAATTATATCTTATATCAGATAATAATATCTGTGTAGTATTGACTGTCTTGAATATTTCATGTACCATATTCCTTACATACATAGGGTCTATAGGTCTTAGGATATTAGTCAAAGTAGGACCTATACCATTAGCTTCACTATATATGGAGTTTACATACACATCAAAAGGAATCCTAGTAACTATATTCTGTATAACGAATTCTATATTTGATATAATAATAGCCATCTTATTATTCTTATACATCTTCTTATTGTAAATTGTACTACTGTCTTTATTCTTCTTAAAATCAACTAGGTTTAATTCATCATAAATCTGGTTCTTATTCCTGATTATAAACATCACCAAGAATTTAGTAATATTATTATAATAATTGACTAATAAGTCATATGTATAATAAGCTATGTAATAAACATTAGTACGGTCGATCATATTAAGATCGACATTTATTTCAAATTTACTACATATATACTCAATCACTTCAATATAAAGCTCATATCTATTTGATTCTAATCTTTCAAGAATTTCAGCATCTTCAGCATATTCTTGACGAGCCAAGATATATTTATTTTCTACGACATATATAGCATTAGTGATATTATCCCTATTACTTGTATTATAATTCTTACCTAATACCACATCTATTATGTCAAGAATATATTCCGAATCAAAAATAGATAGAATAGATGCTAAATTTGCTTCAGCATTTACCATTGCACTTGTGTTTTTTATCATATGGAAAATCCTCCCCCTAAAATTTTAAATTTATACTCATAGGTTAGCATACCTGTATTTTAGTAATTTAATACTGTATAGGATTTCTCCTATACAGTATATAATTTTTATTGTTCATATTGGTCATTTGCATAATAGTGAATATATGGACTATTAGGGTCGATTTGATTATCGAAGTAAGTAGTAGGAATTCCATTAGATTCATAGAAATCATTAATCTGACTACCTAATGAATAAGTACCATTAGTCAATAATTCAATATCAGTATCAGTAGCATTATAAGTTTCCTTATAAGCCTTCCTACCTAATGGGGTTTGTAGTAACTGAATCAATGCAAGTTCATCAGCCTTACGAATCTTATTTCTCCACTCAGCTTCAGTATTGAATTTACTTTCATTTAAGTAAGCCATCTGACTAGCTACTTCATCCACTATTATATCACCATTAGAATCATAGTGGTTAGTCATTATAGAACCAGATATGTCTAATTCTTGATACTTCTCTTCTATATCAACAAATTCTTCAGCTAGATTTTCATCTGTCTGTAGAGTAGTCTTGACCATACCATATCTTTCTCTTAAGTCTTCACCATAATACCATACATATAGTGCCATTAAATATGAGAATATCTGGTCGTCATGCCCATTAGCTGAATGCTCAACTTTACCACTCTTCTTAACTTCAAGAGTCTTCAATTCTTCATAAATTGAAGGTGATATGAATTTATCCTTATGATTAGTCATTCTCTGTCTAAGGATTTCAATTAATAACTCTCTCACTTTCTTAGTAGAATCGGTGCCATAAACCTTGATAGTAGCTTTTCTCTTATTAACCTTAAATCCATCATAATGCTCTTCGAGTACTCTTTCCTTATATTCATAATAAAGATTATTCTTTATAGGTGATTTCATCAATAATGCTATAACTGCTGCACCAAAACCACCATTTCGCTCGACATTGACTATGGCTCTAGGTGCATACTTAGTAACCAATTCAACTACACATGCAGCTAATTCATCAGGCTTAATATAGTTACACTTTAAGTCAGCTATAACCTTAGTAGTCTCAGAGTCGATAACTGTGATAGCTGATGAGTCACGACTGTAACCACCTGAAACGTCGACTCCTATGATTGGAATTGTCTCTCTCGTATTCAATGGTGAATATACATTAAGGTCATAATATTTACATAATCTCATCTGACCTATAGGGTCTCTTACTGCATTACTTACAGCATTTAATTCATCTCTAGTAAATGGTGAATTAGATGATGTCTCAGCCCATTCAAGTAAAACTTCACGACGAATAGCTTCCCATTCTTTACCCATTTCAGTTATCATCTTTTGAAGATAAGCTTCACCTGCACCTAATTGTTTATATGTGAATTTTATATGAATAAAGTCTGATGATGTATTCTTTGATATCAATTCATATACATCATAATCGTTCATATCATACCATTGTTCACTAAACTTGGTTGCATTCTCTTTCATAACGAATGCATATTTACCCATATCTTCAGTTAATATACCTGGTGTAGTAGATATTAACTTACCATAAGGTGCACCATTCCTTCTAGCATTCTCAGATGCTTTAGAAAAGGCTGGTGTTGCTGACATGTATATTTCTTTATTAAATGGAATGAATGCAAACTCATCGTACCACTGTCTTGGCTGAGTACAACCTCTACCCAATGAGTCAGCTTGCATCTTACTTCTAGCAGAAGCAGCAGTCTTTATAGCATTCTTATTTATAGTATTTTCCATATAAGTTACATTTTCTTTAGCCTTTATCTTCTTACCTGTAGCGTCTGATATAGTATCTGACCTTAACTGTAAGTATTGAGGTAAAGCAGACCTAATATCTTTTATACGCTGTAAGTTCAGTTTACTATCGTCATGCTTCTTATTAAGTAGCATTATTTCAGAGTTAGTAGTACCAAATAAGTATTCCCATAACAATCGACAGCATATACTTATAGTCTTACCGAACTGTCGAGGCAATTCTATAAATATATTGAGGTTTCTCACCAGACAATAATTTAATGCCAGGTTACCTCTATCTAACCTATATCGTGCACCACCTTCGGTAGAACCTTGGTCAGGTATTTTCACACATTCTCGTATAAAATACCAGTAGTTCTTAGTACATTCTATAGCAACCTTCTGCTTCATTAAAGCAGATATGTTAGGATCAAAAGGGTCTATATTATATAAATCTGGATCAAATAAGATACAGAAAAATTTATTGTTTTGTATTCCAACTCTAGATAGATAATCTACCATATTGAGGAATGTTTTATTCCTAGTATGAAGATGATAATACACTGTAACATTATTCATTCTCGGGGCGTTAATTATCATTATATCACTCTCCTTATACTTAATAGGTTCTGATATTCTATTGGAACAGTATAGTAAAATTTTAAAAATGAAAGGAGACAAATATTATGCGTCAACCGATTGGTAAAATTACTGAGCGTGATATAAGTCCTAGCTTATTAGAAATGCTTCAGAATAAAACTAATGATAACATATTCATTTATTATGATTCGGTTATTGTTGATAAACCAACTAAAATTGTTGATATTCCAATAAGAGCATTTATAAAGCGTATTGATATATTATTGGTGCATAAGAATGGTACATTCTTAAAAGAAAACTATGATTATAGTTTCAATAATACATTCACTCGTATCATATGCTCAGATGGTACATGGAATAATATCCCAGGTATGAAAACAAAATTTGAGTTTGTCGTAATAAAGAATATAAAGCGTTATACTTCTTTATCGGATTTAAAGCTTATAGATGGTACAGTTGGTGTGGATAAACTTCCTAATCATATTGGTAAAGCTCTTATACCTCCCGGTGGTAAAAAAGGTGCATACCTTATAAAGAAATCTAATACAAATAATGATTTTGAATGGTTGGATTTTACAGGTGTAAATATAGTCCTTAAAACACGAACTGGTGGTAATTTGGAAGATATAAATGTTAAAATAGTTGATGATTTTACTAGTAAAGAATATATGTATATTATAAAGAATAATGTAATTCATATATCAGATTTGCCGGTAGGTAAATATACAGTATATGTCTTTGCTAATAAAGCATTTAGACCTGAATTTGATAGTTATAAAATCAATGTGGAATCTAATACTCCACTTCAGTTGGATGTTAATATGGTCGAAAGAGACCATGATATTCAATTTATCGTTAATTCAGATATATCAATATCAAACCCTAGTGTCAAAATAACTAATTTGATAACTAATGATGTATATACATACCAATTTGAAGGTACAGGTAAGGTTATATCAAAAATAATATCATTACCTAATGGTGTATATAAAGCTGAGATTGATGATAGTGCTGGTTTAGGTTTAAAGCAGTTAACTAGTGTTAAGTTTGAATTGGATTATTCACATAATATAACGACTATAAATATTCCAGTAACTGACAGCTTTAGAGAAATCACCATATCTACTAAATTTATGAAAATTATAGATATGGATAGACCTTTGAGTGAATTTATACCAATGTATGAAGAGGATTATATAAATGTATTAAATCCACATACACTGACTAAGATAAATGACAGTAAGGAATATGAAGTTAAGTTTGATATATACAATAAGAATACAGGTGAGACTACATTTGAGACTGTAACTTTCACTCCTGCTGGTGGTGAAAAAATAATTAAGTTGAATATACAGAATAATGTGCCATATGACATAAGAGTTAATGTCAATGGCGATTTTGCTATACTCAACAAAATCATAGTTATTGAACCAGGTACTTCACATAAAACTGAATTTGTTACTGTACAAGAAAATGCTAATACTATTACATTTTCACCTGAAATAACTTCTCAGGGTTATTTTACAAATAGTAATATTCATACTAGGTACTATAATATAAAAATCACTCAGTTGAAATTAAATAACATAGTTCGTAGTATAGTCATAGAGAATGTCAAGGCTGGTACGATTATTAAAGTAAAAGCTGGATTTGATTATAGAGTAGAAATACTTAATTCATATAATATGACAGCTACACCTTCAGATATTCATACAGTAGGTAAGATAAATTTAACACCTGAGCATCCAGATATTTTGGACCCTCATTATTCAACTAAATTTACTTGCCCTTATACACCAATAGTAGAATATGGTTTTATTGTGGATCCTGATAATTCGGATCCATATGTGTCTGTAAAGTACATTGGTGACTGTGAAGAATTTATACCAGTTAAATCTATCAATGGTAGATTAGACTTGGGTTCATGGGAACATTCAATAGTTCTTAATTCAGCTACTCCAGTTATATTAGATAATGGTGTAGAAGTTAAGACTCTTGATTTAAATAATCAGAGTGCTGGTTATAATAATATAGATACTGGTGAAGATTTCAAAGGTGACTTTATGGTTAGATTTGAAAAGATGTATTATTCATTTAAAGAATATTTAGATGGTAGAATTGAATTCAGATTGTGTACTATAAAGAGAGACCCTTCATATCATGCATATGCATTTGAAGACACAACTGGTACAGAAAAGCAATATATGTACTATGGTATGTATGAAGCATCTGAAGACCAGAATAGTGTACTTAGGTCTTTACCTAATAAGAAACCAGTTACAAATAAGAGTATTCAGGCTATGTACTCTGCTATAAATGGTAAGGCTTTAGGATATGCCCTTGAAGACTATTCTAAGAACTTATATATCAAATGTATACTAACTCTATTGTCTAAATCATTAGACTCTCAGTTTGTATATGGTAGAGGTCATACTGAAGGTAATTTAATATTATCTACAGGGGCTTCAGATAATAGAGGTGTTTTCTACAACTCTGATGATGTTGTAAGAACTCTTTATATAGAAAATCTATGGGGTAATACTGAGAGATGGTTACTCGGTTTAATGTATTATGATAGGTCATTTAGATATAAGCAACATGGTCCTTATACTAGCAATCCACAAGATTATTTAGAAGCTGAGGTTACAGTTCCTATATCTGACCCTACAGTTATTTCAAATAATATAATTACCAAGTGTACTGCCGGTTCATTTGGTATATTACCTCAGATGACTACAGGTAATTTAAATTACTATAACGATATGGGATATATCAGTCCTAATTTCCCAATACCTACTATTGGTGGTTCATACACTAGTGGTAATAGAGGTGGGATATGGTATATGAATGTATACTATACTTGGAATGAAGGTCATGATAAGGTTTCATCTCGTATAACATTTGTTTAATTAATCATCCCACCGTTCTTTTAAGTGTGGTGGGATTGACAATATATTAAAATTTAAAAAGAAAGGGGATTAATTTATGCAACAGAATGGTGTAACTTTATATGAATTAGCACCCAGTTTAAAGCAGATGATATTCGATTCTAATGGATCAATTATAGCTAATTTTACATCAAGATTTGAGTTACATACTCAAAAAGATGAAATTCCTATTCAGATAGAAAATTTTATACCAGATGTGGATGCTCTGTTTGTATATAAGAATAGTGTCTCTTTAACTAGAGACCTAGATTATACTGTATCTCCAGATGGTACAAAGATAATTAGTACAGAAAATGGAGAATGGGGTAAAGGTAATGGTGTAACATATTTCGATTTCGTTGTATTGAAGAATGTAAAAGATCCTAATAAAGTAAATGAAATTGATTATGTAGATGGTAGCTTACTTGAAGATGGCTCAATTTCTATTGAAAAACTTACTAAAGATTTATTTGATAGAATTTATTGTTTGCCAACAGGTGGAACTAAAGGTGCTATCTTAGTTAAAAATTCCGATGCTGATTATGATATATCTTGGTCTAGTAATACGGTTTGTAAAGTTATCATAAATACTTATGATAATAAGCCTGTAGACGGTGTAGATATATATGTAAAGGAATTGAATAGCAATACTACAACTATAGTTAAAGCTACAGGTGTTATAAATAATATAGATTTAAAACCAGGATATAGATATGAGATAGCCTTAGGTGAAAAGGATGGATATAAGATACCACCTTCTCAGGTTGTAACAGCAGTTCTTGGTAATATAAATACTATATTCTTTATTTATAATACTGAAATGACTGAGTGTGTTATTACTTTAGATACTGAAGATAATAAGCCTGCACCTGCTACTACAATATATGTAAGAAGACCAAGTACTGGTGAAACCCATGAAATAAAAACCGATGGTGTTCGTAATGTATATAGGTTAGCAGTTCATGCTAATGCACAATATGAAATATATATAAATGAAATCCAAGGATATGCTGCTACTGGTAAGAGAATAATCAATACTCTATCAAATGGTGTATCTAATGTATTACTTACATTACTAAAGGATGAAGTATTTGCTAGTATAGATGTTACTGGTATAGAATTTGGTGAAGGTCGTTCAGTTGATATTACATTTACAGATTTGAAGACTGATGAGAAACTAAACTATACTCTATATACTAAGAGTGAAGTAGTTACTCTTAAATCAAATACATCATATGAATGTAAAGTAAATACTGAAGTACAAGGTTTTGTTAAACCTGCAAATAAGTATTTCAAATCTGGACCTAATAAATCTACACATAATATTCCATTAGCTTATGAATTAAGTAGCACTCAGGTTGTAGTTATACTTGAAACCGATACTGGTTATTCTACAAAGGGAATTGAAATAAGCATCACTGATGGTAATACTTTCAATAAGAAAGAAATTGTTGGTGAGAGTGGAATAGTTAGATTCCAGGTTATGTCTAATAAGAAATACACAATAACTACAGGTAACCTTATAGGATATCGTAGACCAGAATCTCAGACTATATTAACTGAAGGTTTAAATAATGAAGTTAAGTTCATATATAAGAAAGTGGATATATATGGATTTGAATTAGATTTAAAGAATCCAGATTCTAAGAATAATATAACTTATATTGAAAACTCTAAGGGATTTGAACCTATGAGAGTTACTAACCAGGGTGTATCTTATGGTGATTGGTTAAATACATTTATCATAAAGGATGTAAAACCTTGTGCTGTAGTTAATGGAGTATTCCATGGATATCTATCTCTTGAAGAAGAAGGTAGAATGGAAAATGGTGAATTGATTCCAAGAGAAGCTGACTTGTTTGCTCAGTTTAAGAAGAAGTATTATTCTATAGATGTTTCTGAAGATAAATTGACTTTCAAGATATCTAATTATAGAATAGATGGTACATATAGAGCAACTGCCTTTATATCTGAAGTAGATAATAAGACTGAATGTGACTATATGTATTATGGTATGTATGATGCTGTTATTAAAGAGAATAAGCTTAGGTCTATGCGTGGGGTTAATGTAAGTAAGTATATTGATATAAATACTTTCAGAACTTCAGTTAATAACACTGGTCAGGGTTATAATATAGAAAACTTAGCTAGATTAAACTATGTAACATTGTTGACTATGCTAGTTTCTAAGTGCTCAGACATAAAATCATTTATGGGCAAACCTGAGAAAGAAGCTATTACTATAACTTCAAATTCTTATAATAAGTTTGCATTACCATTACCAAATAGGACTTTCAATAAGTCGGTATCTTTATTCTATATAAATAACCTATTTAACTCACCTAGATTTATCGAAGGTTGTTATCTAAATGGGTTAAAAGAAGTTAGAGTGAGAAAGGTAGGTCCTTATTCACCGGAAGCTAACTATTTGAAGTTGGATAAGACTCATGTAAATATTCCTAATATGGATATACATATGACTTATGTAAAGTCAGTTAATGTGGTACATGATATATTATTCCCAGTAGTTGAAGACCATATGAATGATGGTTCAAATGGTACTTACTTTGGTTCAGTGGTTGTATGTGACCCAGTAGAAGATGAAAATGTACATCTTATATTAAATAACCAAGGTGATGAAGGTATGAGTAAAGAACCAGGTTTCTTTAACTTTACTTTTGTTGAAGAAAAACTTGTAGGTGCTAAGCTTACATTTGTTAGTGAAAGGTAGGTATATTATATGATAATTAAAAGAGTAAGTTCATATGTAAAACCAATGTTGGTTGACCAATCTTCTTCTCCTACCACTGTGTATGTAAATAAGAATGTCAAGACTATAGAAAATCCTGTAGTTGAAGGTAAAACTCTTGAAGGTCAAACTCTTTATGAATATGACCAGTTTTCATATAATAGAGAAGAGTTTACACTTATAGAACAGTATTTAGATACTGAGTCTAAACTTGAAAGAGTTTTAAATGAAATGGCTGAATTAAAAGCTAGAGTGGAGAAGCTTGAAGGAGGTGACAAATAGTTATGGCTACTGGTAAGATAAGTATGGATGAATTATCTCTGGAATTACAAGAGATGCTTAAAACTGGAACTATTGGTGGCAAAACTATAGTCACTGAGAAATTTATAATACATGATGTAAATGGTGTATTTAGAGAATTAGGGTTGGGTGAAGATTTCCCATTAATTGAGTTATTAAAGCTATTACCTAATTACATAAATAAGGTAAAGAATTTAGACCAGTATTTAGAAAATGGTGTATTAGCTGAGACTAAAAAGGATATTGCTCTTCTTAATGAAGAAATAAATAGACTTAAAGAACAGGTTGCAAAGCTTAGTGGTGGTGTTGTACCTCCATCTCCTGGAACTGGTGACTATAGTACTAATTCTGATGATTACAAGGTTGAAACTGGTTACAATAATAATATTATTATTTCACTTAAGGATGGAAGCCCTGGTAGTCTAACTGTACCATCAGATCCATTTGTAACTACAGCTAGATTGGGTGAAGGTCTGAATAAGATAGCTAAGGCTATTAGATATATTAGGACAAATCAAGAATTGATTGACGATCTTAGAAATAGTAATAGTAATATATCAAAATATGTGAAAGTGTAGGTGATTGAATATGGCTAAAGTCGGAATAGATAGTATGAAATATAATAAAACTCTTAGAGCTTTCACTACTACATTGACTGATGGTTCAATTGGACCAACTGTAAGTGTTGATGCAATAATAGCTAAAGAAGCTGAATTGGTACATGTTAAAAATGGTACTGAGAATATAGCCACTAATAAGCAGACTGTTAATACAGCTTTTCTAAGTATAAAAGATGAAACTGCTAAATTACAGAAGAAGTATGCTGAATTAATAGCAGATATAAACGCTATACTCGATAAGATTGAAACGAAAGTGGGTGTGTAATATATGGCTAATCCAATAGTAAAATTTACATATAATCAGAACCTGAATCAGTATGATACATTATTAGCTGATGGAACTCCAGGAGCTCCGGTAAGTTTAGCTGATATGTATACTATGAAAGAATTAGCAATAGCTGAAACAGCAGCTCTGATAGCTCAGGAAGAATCAACTACAATCAAAGTTGAATTGGAAGATCTTATCCAGAAATCTAAGACGATATCAAATGAGTTGAATAATAATATGGGACTATTGATTGAAGCAGTCAATAAGCTAACGAATACACTAAATGTGTAATTCTTAGTCGTATTTTATAAAAGTATCGAGTTTATAACCTTATTATAAAATGTATTATAATAAGGGGTGATGTTGTGTGGGTAAAAATCTCGAATATGAACACTATAAAAGATATTGTTCAGAATATAATTATTATAAAATGCGACTAGCTAATATGGACTATAGAAACAATCCTGTTAAAGAGGAAGTTGAATATTTAAAAATGCTAGAAGAGGAAATTGATGAGTTGAAAAATACTATAGCACATTTAAGAGTTAAAACATCAAATACTAATCTTAGCAGTGAAGAGTATGAAAAAAGAGTTTCTAGTTTTAATAATAGTAATATAATAAAAAGACTTATAAAAGTATTTACGGGAATATAATAGAGTATACCTTATTGGTATACTCTATTAACCCTCTTTTATTCTTCACTTATAGGTTCTTCACCTTCTCCATTAGCAGGAGATTCTAAAACTTGTGCTATCTCAAATTCCTTTTCTGCATTATCAAAATCAATATATCCGGCAAGATGTTTCTTTAATAGATTTAACTTCAATCTATTTAATACTATTTCATCAGTATTTTCTTTATCGACATTTATCATATCAACTACATTCTCAACATGTTCTTTACTGTTAGCTATCATCTGATTAGCATTCAATATTGATAAATATGCTGGTGGTGGTAACTTAGTTTCTAGTACATCATCATTACCATATTCATAGTTATATATCTTAGTGTGGATTCTTGATAAAAATCTTTCAAACACACCTTGTAATTTATAGCAATCCTTTAAGAATTTACCATTAGCCATAGTAAGTCTGATAGCATAGTCAACTGACTTACGAGACATAAGATATTCATATGGTACTCCAATAGGAGAAACAGCCATAGACTCTAATAGCTCCATTAAAGCTTCCTTAGTGTCGATATTCTGTCCTTCCATGATACTAAATTCAATTGGTGACTCACCATTCTTATTCATAGGTATAAGTAAATCATTAAATATTCCTGAAGTCTGAACTACACTCTTTATACTACTATAATCCCTCATACCCTTATTGTTTGCTTTTATAGCATTAACAACTGATAGCATATTCTGAGATATATTGGTATCTATATTATTCTTTACATAATAAGCCCTTCTATCATAACCTCTTGTAAGAATACCTATAGTATTACAAGTATACATTGCTATATACAATCTAGCGGCAATTAAAGATTTTGACAAGTCCGATATACCTCTACCATTCTTATCCTTCTTCCAATATATATGCTCTACATTGTGAGCTGGTATAAATGATACTTTAACTCCAATATTATTATTGGCATTACCATAAGCATGGTCAAGTATATTATATAACTCATATTTTATATCTTGATTGTTAACCAAGAACTTAGGTGTTATTCTAGCAGCAATAGCATTAGTCAAATTATCTAGAGTTTCACCTCTAGTATTATTCCTACGCTGTATATTACCAAATCCTATACCAGCACCTGTTGAAGCATTTGATAGATTCATATCTATCCCATTATTCCTGAATAAAGACCTAGATGTATTCATAGGATTGTACTCCCCGTATTGCTTATCCTCTATATAAAGATATCCAAATCTAAAATCTTTATTAACATCCAATGGTATAAGCCTTGACCTATCTAGTGTCTTAACTATAGCACCAGGAATAGTGTTTAAACTAACTTTAGGCGTTGCTGATGCTTTGGATTTAGCATTCTTAGACTTTTTAGATTTTCCAGTAGCTTCCGATATAGCCTGATATTGAGACTCTACTTTATTCATATAAGTATAAGCAGACTCTAAGCTCATATATTCTTCAATTGCTGAATCCAATAAATGTGAATAATTGACTTCTATATCTAGATTCATATTGTCACCTGTTTCATTAACAAATGATATATTCTCATATAAGGTACCAGCTTGTTCAAAACACTCATTATACTGCTCATATACTGATACAGCATTTTCATTTGTAGATTTAGCTATAGCTACCTTCTTTTTATTCTGGTATAATCTTTTTACTTCTTCATTGTATGGTGCAGTATATACAAAGACTTCACCATATCTTGAAGTTTGGTCAAACCATAATTCAGATTTCTCCACAAGACCATGTGTATTCTTCATAGCATCAATCCTATCAACTGTAGCATCAGGGTCAACAGTATTTCTTATTAAAAGGAAATCCTTATTGAACTGGTCAGCTGATAATACATTATCACGCTTAGCATCCAATGCTTCATTTAATATTGGCATATATTCACATATAGAATCTATCTCAGCGTCATAATCTATTATATTTCTTTGCTCACTTGAACTCATTAAAGATTCAGCTAAACCTTCTTCACTAAATGACTTGAATAAACTATCAAGGTCATTCTTAAAAGTGGATGAAGCTTTACCATTACCCCCACTCCTAACATTTGCAAGTCTGGATATTACTTGGGAATAAGCACCCTTACCTATTTCATCCATATTTGCAAGGGTTATATCCTTTAACGAATCATATGCTTTTAATTGTATACCCTCTAAGTCTGATACATTAGTGGGGTTGGTCTTAAAAGTCGATATATGTTGATTGGTTATCAGTTCATGGACTTCTTGTCCTAACTGATTTATCTCTTGATTTATCTTTTTATCTGCCACAACTCTAAACTCCTTTCTGGTTTATTTTATATATTATAGAAGTTGATAGCACATTTTACAATCAGACCTTTAGGTTTGTATATTGTGAATATAGCAGTAGAATATTCACCTTTATTAAATATCTCAAGGTCTACTTTATCACTCTTATTAGTAGGAACAAAGTTCTTATATACTATAAATAAACTATCTGGTGTATATATCTCAAATTTACCATATGCAGCATTTATACCCTGATATTCTAAATATTGTTCATCAATATTAAAATTAGGTATAACCTTACTACTACCTTCAGGTAAAGTAGCTTTTATAAGATTATTGAATTTATGATGGTGGGGATTATGCTGTCTATCATAAATTACATGTAAGTTATTTATAATATAACCTACAGATTCTTCTGCTCTTATATTGACCGATGGTTCTGTAGTTAACAGTTTATACATATTCGGTATATTAAATACACAACCATGTAGTTCTTTTAAGTCATCCATCAATCTATTATCTATATTTGGTAAAGTGCATAGACTTGAAAACATGATATTTGTTACATATATTTTACCATCATCATCTATATAACAAAGAAAACCATTTGTCTTTTTGACAACCTCTACTAACTCTCTAAATATATTTATATCTATCATATTATTTCTCCTCATTTATAGGGACGAATAATAACTCCAATTTCTTATTAATTGGAGTCATTAAAAGTTCCTCAGTTACTTCTTTAACATCAACAACTTCCTCAAATGAATTATCCACTGGTATCTTCAAATTATAAGATTGCAACTGTCTAAATTCATCAAGTCGTTGTTCATATTCTTCAGGTGATATAATATAAGCCATATTATGCAGCCTCACTTTCAGTATTCTCATCATCTTCATCTGGAGTATATGTAGTATCAACTATATCAGCCACTCTTATAGATTTAGCCATAGCTTTAAACCTATCTTCTATTGGAGTATATACTGAAGTAAATAATGAATTCATATACTTAGCCTCAATGAATAATGGTTCAGGTTTAGAAGTGTCAACAAATAGTTTTGTTTCCATACAACCATGTACATATTCACCATACATATGAAGATATTCACATACATCATCATATAGTTCTTCAAATGAACCAAGTCCAAGCCAGTTCTTACCAAATACAAGATGATTTCTACTACCATAATCTTCCACATATCTACCAGCTCTAATATAGTAAATATTATTGTATTTATTTTCTCCTTCAATCTTATCAGGTATAATAATTCTACCAACCTGAGTTGTTACTGATATATTAAACTGTCTTATAGTATTAGGGTATAGTGCTTTGAAATCATAATCATCAAGATTAGCAAATAATCTAACAGGTCTACCATTTATCTTAAGCATGCTGAAATCATTCAGTTTTAACCCATCAGCAACATAAGCACCAGGGTATTTACCCTTCTTAACATTATTCACATTATGGTTATTACCTAATATAAATCCATCACCATAAGATTCTTTAGCAACTCTATTAACCAATGAAACAGTTTGCTTAAATATCTTATCCAAGTCAGTACAGTTACGAATAGAAGAGGCTACAGCATATTCCATATCACCAACATCATCTTCTATACACTTCTGTACCAATGTATCTATAATACAGTAGAATATGAAAGTTTTAAAATCTCTTTCAATAAAATCACTAAAAGTACGAGCTATATGTGACCAGTCTAACTTATTTACTCCACATACCATATTACCTATATTATCCAATGAGAATGACTTTATTGAAGTATTTGATTTTCTTCTACCTGCAAATACAAACATCTGGTCTATATATTTTGTATAAGCTGCTACCACAAACCTATTATTCTTAGCAGCTATAGCTTGGTTAAAAGTATCCAACTTATAACCACATATTTTATTCTTAAAATCAGGATGTGGTATAATATCAGCTGGATTTTGCCCTAATACACATATTCTATCATATAAGTATGGAAAGTCGAACGCCATATTCCATGCCATACATAAATCAAGTTTATCAGTATTTACGTCTGTAAAGAATTTATATATTAATTGGATTTCATCATCAAAGAATTTAAATGAAAATCTTAAACCTTCTAATGACCTCTTATGTATAACTGGATTTACATGATTCTCAAGCATACCTTTTAATTCACCTATAACTGATGTATGATTACCTACAAATTCATTATAGAAATCCACATTGGACTTTGAATCATCTTTGAGTATATACACATTTACTACCATATCTCTAGAGTTTACATATGATATAGCATTTACCGGTGCAACACCTTTTTGTGGAAACTCCATACCTTCAGGTAGTTTCCTAGTATCGACTTCTATATCGAAATACCCTTTTGTTGGTACAAATACCTCATTCTTATAAGCTCTATCAAATCTAAGTAAGTAGTTAGATTCCAACTTCAAATCTGATAGTCTTACTTTAGGTAATAAATGTACATAATTATTTGCTTTCCTGTTACCATTACTTATATTAGCTTTAAATTGAGCTAATGTATTTGTACGCTCAGCTATATCCTTATCTAATTTAGAATAGGGTACAATGAACTTATCACAATCGGATAAGTTACTGAATAAGTCATGGTCACCTACAGTGGCTACATCATCTTTCACCATATAGTATTCATAATCAGGGTTTTCATATTCATATTTACATAATTCACCTGTATCCAAGTTCTTATATATTACAATCAATAAATGTTTTGACCATTTACCGTCAGGTTGTTTTTCTGGATACCTATGGAATATATTAAATATGCTAATGTTTGACCCATCCTTTAACCCTGGAATTAACATATATCTTCTCCTTCTTAAAAGCTATTCTTCTTTTCCTCAATAGCTCTATCTAATTCATTTATATTAAACTTTAAATCATTACATAATTTCAAGTCAATTACATTAAATAATACTTTATCATCTGATGATATTATTGCAATTGGTTTATCTTGGTATACTAATTCTATCTCTGAGAATTTATAGAAATCTTTGCTATGTTTCATACCTTCAATAGAATTTGCTTTGTATAATCTATTAGATTTCACCATATCGATATAAACATTAAAATCTTCCTCAATCTTATCTACCATCTTAAGTATTTTTTGTTCAGGTAGATTTCCACCTATAGATTTATATAAAATGTAAAATTCATATGGATATAGTGATATCCTCTCTCTTGTTGATACTTTCATTAGTTTACGACCTCCTAGGAAATATTTTTGGTTATTTAGATGTTCAAAAACGAGTATTTTATTAGAATATAAACATTGTAATAGATATTATTCATGAAATATTTTAAAAATTAATGGAGGTAAATAAATATGAGTGAAGAAAAAAATAAACTTGGTTTTGGTATAGACTTCACAGTCTTTACTGATCCATCGAAGACTACATTACCAGATGTAGAAGGTCCTGTTAATAATGAAGGAATGTGTAACCTATTTGAAGCTATAAAGCAGTCAGCTGAAGTTATACCTGATAAGAAAACTAGAAAAAAGAAGAAGTCTTCAAATGATTCATCATCTGAACATGATGCTTATATTGAATCATATGATGAAACTAATAATGCTTTAAAGGGTGTAGTTGCAGATATCAACGCTGACCAGCAGGTTATTACTGAAGAACTTATCAAGATAAGAAAGTCTAAGACTATGGGTAAGAAGTATGACTATATAGCATCTCTTGTTACAACTAAGTCGAATCTTCATAGTAGTAAGATAGCAGCCATAAAGGAAATCAATAACAATATTACACAATCTCATAATCTTGAATTAAAGAGAAATAAAGACCTGAATATAAGTGCCAATGAGCAGGATGATGATTTACAGGTATTGAATCTGTATAAGTCATTTATAAATACTCCTAAGAGTTCAGTACCGGACTTTGCTACTGATAATAGTATAATAGGGGCTACTAATATAAATGCTATACCTACAATGGAATATGTCCCACCTGTTGAAATGACTCCTCAGCAGAATATGATGGTGCTTGAACATGACCCTAATGTAAAAACAGTCGTTAAGTATAATCAGGTAACGGGGGATAAGTGGTTTGATGTGATAAACATGATTACTGGTCAGTCAATCCCTAATACTGACATTCCAGGAAACATAATGTTAGAAAATGTACAGCTTGATACATTTAACATGATTGCTAAAGATACAAACTTAGATTTGACATATCCTTTGATTTTAGTTTAAAAAAAGAAATAATAGTGGAGTAGGTCTAGCCTACTCCACATTATACTTTAAATCAGCAAATTTATTATACAATTCTAATATATAGTCATCCAAATCAGTTACAACTTTGGTGCCTACAATATTATCTTCATCATTTTTCATATGTAGTATGAATATAATCTTATCATCATTTATATTGACCAATAGTTCAACATCGTATGGTGATATATTCCTACCATTGATTATATCCATTATTATATGATCCTTTTCATCATATGTCAAAGTATCATATAAGTCTTCCATATTAACTTTAGATTCTTCCCTAATAATAGAATCGCTACTATCAATTGGGGAGCTATGTAATGTATTATTTTCCATGGGACACCTCTTTCAAAACATCATCCAATTTATTGTAATCAACCATAAAATCAGTACTCTTAAGTATATCATCCCTAGTATATTCCATAAAGTCTATTATCTGATTATAATATTCTTCAAATATAGCCATCGTTCTAGGTATAGATATTACTGGAGTATTATTGTAATCTACATTGATTACATTTCCATTAAGTTCAATCCCAATGTAAGTATTAGTAATACGAGTTACACTCTTATTAGTTTTACTATAGTCAATCTTCCAGTCTAACTTATCTAATGACTTTATAAGTCTGATAAGTTTCTTCAACTTCTTCTTTATAATAAAACTCTTTCTATATGATTTATTAAATATATTAAACATAGGTTCCTAGTCCTCCAAAAATTAATTTTGTTTAGCAGCTTCTCTTGTAGCTCTAACTATCTCGTCAATTAAACTATACACATATTTTTCGTCTAGATTATAACCAGACTTTTCAGTATTTAACTTATGAAGTTTATTATAATAGAAATAGAATACCATCCTATAAATAAAACCATCATCATCTTCAACAGCAACTTTAACTTTACCATCGATTTCACATATAAGCTTACTTGAATAATTTTCAAATACATGCTTTATACTGATAGTCACCCCATTAAAAGTCTGGCTTAGTATGTTTTGCTCAAACTCCCACTTATCTGGAAATTTATCTAGACGCTTTATAAATCTCAAGCCTGATATGATTTTCATTAATTTCTTAAACATGTCTACAACACTCCTTCAAATTTTAATCTTATTTTAAAGTTAATTAACGGAGTTGAAATTAAATAGCACATTTTGTGCATCATATACTTGAGCACTCTTGAGTATAATCATATCACATTCATCAATATTCATTTCATTATTATGTGATATAATGAAGACCTGTTCAGCACTTAAAAGGTCTATAAGTTTATATAGAGTATTCACAAATAAACCTCTATTTATATTATCTAAACCACCATCAATCTCATCCAGCTTTATTATATTATAAACTGGTGATACTTCAGATAATATAGCAAAAGAAACTACTAATGACATCATACATTTCTGACTTGTAGACATAGTCGAAATATCATCATGTCTTAAATTACTTCCTATACATGGGATACTAAACTCTTTATCATTTATGATAAAATTATCCAATGTGAATTCACCATTGAATAAATACTTAAGTAGCATATTAGCCTTGGATAAAATCCTACTCATATAGGCTGACATATAAATTACTGGTATACCTGTTGATACACTGCTTGATTTCTTAATGATATCAATCTTATTATACTTACCTTTTAACTCATCAAGTTGTTGATTATAAGACTCATAAGTTTTTATCTTATGGAATATCTCTTGTCTTTCAATATCTTTAGCCTTTAAATCTTCTTCGATTTTAAGTAAATCAACTTTTAGTACTTTACGGGTTTCAACTAAGTCATGCAACTCTTTATTTGAAGATATTAACTTATCCAACTCTGCTTGCAATGTATTAAACTCATGCTGCATATCATATAACTCATACATATTATCCCTATACTCATTTAGAGTATTCAATAATACAAGATTTATCTCTCTAGTTTTCTTATAATCCGTTACGCTGGATTTGATTTTAGATATTATGATATTAACCTTATCATGCTCAGCTTTCAATATACCAAGTCTATTCTCTAAGTTTATTATTTCTCTCCTAGAGTCTTCAAATAGTTTAAGCTTATCCTTATTAACCTCTATTTTAGACATTAAATCATTATACTCATCTATAAGATTAGACTTTGATATATGTTTAGATAATTGGTCATATTCATTGAATACATAACCTGATAACAAAGCAGTTATGAATTTCTTTTCATGGTATAAGTCTGATTTGATTTTAAGCTTACTAAGTAATCTACCATTAGCTTTTATTATCTTAACAAACTTATGTAAATTTGCTATGATTTGATTTATATCACTAGCTTCATCAATATCTTTGTCATACTTATCAATCTTTTCAGATAAGTCTTTACTTAGCTTTGTATTCTTATCTATCCCAGACTCTAATTCAACTCTATCCACTTTTACATATTCAGATATAAACTTACATGAATCAATCTTACATTCTTTAGGTCTATTCTTTAAAGTATCAAGAGAATCTCTAATATCCATATCAGCAGCTAAAGTCTTCATAACTTCATCATACTGGGATGCACATGTTTCAAGCTTATTAGTCAAATCAACTATATCTATGATATCATTATTATTGAATAAATTGACAGCTTTCTTTAATGTAGCATAGTCTGACATAGACTGTATTGTATTGAATACTGTCTGACACTCATCCAAAGCATTCATTGCTACTAGATACATATCAGTACTGAAACCTTTATAGTCTATAACACCCAGTTTATCAATTTCAGTTTGTATACTCGATAATTTAATATTCAGACTATCAATAATTGATATATACTCACTAGACTCATCTGAATCTTTTAATATGGACAACCTTTCACTTATATCAGCCATTTCTTTACGGATAGCGTCTAAGTCTACAGTCTTTTTATATAAGAGCTTATCTAGCTTATCAAGCTCTCTATCCAATTTAGATAATTCACTTTCAGTTATCCTTATAACCTCATTCATTTGGTCATCATTCGGTACAAATAGCATATTAATAGACTTGCGAATCTTATTTAGCTTATATTGTTTATTGGTCAACTCTACTTGCTCATTATCTAATTTTTTATTGGTTTCTTCAATAGCATCTATATTATCAATAGGTGAAGATTCGATACGCTTATTTATATTATCCAATTTAGATAGTATATCAATCTTTTGAGAAGTAAGTTCATTATAACCCTTCTCTACTTCCTGCTGGACTTCTGCTAATGGTTTCCCTCCCGACAATTTATCCAAAGTCTGTGATAAAGTACGAATTCTATCACCTTGACCTGATAGCTTTACATTAGCTATTTTATATATGTCTTTATAGATATCCAAATCTGATATAATATTTGATATAAACTTCTTTCTCTCACTAGGAGTTTTATCAACCAATCCTCTATCTTCAACACCTAAATGAGATAGTGACATAAAGTCTTTATCTATCTTAAATAACTCTTCAATCTTATTACAGTATGAAGTTACATTACCATTTTGATTAAGTTCAGTCTTATTACCAGGATTGTTTATATCTGATTTAGATATATATGCTTTGGTTGTTTGCCTTTTACCATTATGATATGGATATTCAATTCTTATATGATACAAGCTATTTCCTTCCCTATATAATAACTCTTTATAACAATTTTCATCCATCAATCCAGATAGACTGTCTGGGTACATATGTAAGGCATTAAATAATGTGGACTTACCCGAACCATTATCCCCCTTTATCATAATAATCTTATTTACATTATTTGATAAATCTATATTCAAAGTTTTTAACCCATTCATTCCACTATAGATACCTTTGTACCCATGCAGTCTAACTCTAAGTATTCTCATCTTTACACCTCCCTTATAATATATTGTAATTTTACTTGTATTTTTGAGAAAAATAAAGAGTAGCCATATTTTAGCTACTCCTATTAATATCAATAAGTTTCAAGTACTGAATAATTTACTGTATTACGAGCTAAAAGAATAGCCAATTCAAAAGCTATCTGCTCATCTAGATTGTTTAGTATTATATCAGTATGCTTATATATGTCACCCCTAAATGCAATATTGAATTCATGATAATCTGGTTTTATTAAAAACTCAGAATTCATTCTATGACCATAATGCACTATGGTATCCCATCTTTTATCATACTTATTACCAACTATCTCAATTATTTTAGCTAATGTTTTCTTAGCCATATGTTTACTTGTACAAATTCCTCTTATTCTAAAATCCATAAATACCTCCTATGACTCCATCAATTTTAATGCTAATAATGTTAGAGTGTCTAAATTTAACTTCACCTGACTGGTGATAGCATATTTATTACTCTCTTCTAATATATCCCGTATAATAGGATCTGCATTAAACAATGCAGATTGATCTTTAAATTCGATAGTAATTTTAAAATCATATAATTTATCATAATCTGTCCATATATGATACAATTTATCTAGTTCTCCACTTTCACTTGAAACGAATTCACACTTAGAAGCATGGTTACATATAACTTTTACCTCATCTAATAAAGTATTTAGTTTTTTATCATCATCACATACCCCATGTATATAAATAATATTATTCATAATTATACCTCATTATTTAATTTACATGTAAAAATATCGAATTCCTATTAAATATTTACCACATATATGTTTTATATGTTCAATTATTAACTTGGAATTGAATAGTGGTGGGTCATTTTCAAATCTAATATCGATTTTAAAATTATATAACTTATCATAATCTGAGGCTTTAGCTTTTTTAGTTTCACTCGAAATTATTTCACATCTAGGAGTTTTATCACATATAGACTTTATATCATCTAATAAATCTTTTAGTTTTTCATCAGGGCATAACCCATATACAGCAATGTATATATTATTCATAGTCCTCACCTCTTTTAAAAAATAATAGGAGTGGTACTCAGACCACTCCTACACTTAAACAATAGAATATTCCAATGTGTCTTCATCACACTCTTTATGTATTGATAATAATACATAATCATCTTTCAACTCTACATCAGTTAATGATGTTTTAATCAGAATACAAAACTTATATAGTGTTGAATAATCTGATAAGTCATTATATTTTTCTGATTCAAGAGATACTGAATCAATATCATATGTAGAACTGTTGTTGCATATAGTCTTTATTGAATTTATCAACATCTGACGCTTAGTAACATCAGTGCATACTCCAGTTACCTTTACAGTTTTATTCATCAAAACCTCCTAAAAATATAGCATTAATGCTTATTCTTTAATATTATCCAAATTGTTATTATCAAAAATGACTTGTTCATGGATAGAATAGAGTATTGGATTTTTTAATATATCTTCCAATTTTTTAGTAACTATGCCAGCGTAAGGTTCATTATAATAATCATCGATATCTTTATCAACCCTGATGGTAGCATTTATATTGTAATCTCTAGATTGTAATGATGTATCTGCTGTCTCTATATTACCACTAGATGAGTTGATTGACATCTGGTCCAATGTATACTCATCATATGATTTAGATAAATTATAAATTTCACGTGACACTATACATACATCCCGCATATTTGAATAAATAGCATTAACATTTACACATATCATATTTAACCTCCCTTTACTTTAATTCTTTTAATTCAAAATCATAAGTTCCCCAACATAAAATTTTAGATAGTGAACCTTGAACTTCAGTATCTAAATCCCTAAATAATAATTCATGTTTTCTTTCAAAATCACCATTATAAATTATTCTAAAAGTATATGGTGATTTATTTTCACTTTTAACCCCTAATGGGTGTAGATTCATATAACCTCTACCCATAGTACATTGCTCCATTTTATATACTGGATCTATTAATTGTCTTACCTGAGATAAAACATTATTAGCTTCAGTGCTAGATGTGCACTCACCTTTTATTATAAATCTAACCATACTCATACACCTCACATATTATCGATTATATCTAAATGAATACTTATTCTTTTTCTTCACAATCACCACTATACTTTATTTCAAAAGTGTATTGTGTTTTATCTTTATCCTTAATAAATCCTATGGTCGGATTATGTGTAGGATAATTTACATCGATATAATATGAACCCATATCATATAATGGGTCCATTAATTTTCTTATCTGGTTTAATGTTTTATCACCTTCAGTACTAGAGTGCACTCACCTCTTATTACAAACTTAACCATTGTGTAACTATACCTTTCTTTTATTAAGCAGAGAAATATTCTGTTGGTAGTATATCCTTTATATGTATTGAATGCTTTCTCCACTTATAGCTTATCAACCTATATACAACCCTATTCTGTATAGTGGTATGATAATATAGGTCACAATCAACTTTCATTATTGCAGCTAAGTTAAAGATACTTAAGCTTGATAGTCTATTATTAACAACAGCTGATATAGACTTATACTTAGTGTATTTTAACCTATCCCATGTAATAAAGTTTCTTAATTTAACATCCAAGAATGAATTTAAATCATCAAGATATATGTTTGAATTGGTTGACACACACTTATATATCTTACCAATTTTAATAAAATTAGTACCAAGATGTAATGGTTTCAATTCAGCCCTAGATTTTATGAAATATTCCACCTCACCTATATTAAGATTATGACTTTGGTGGAAATGAATTTTACATTGAAATTGATTGTATCTTTTCATTTTATACCTTCTTTATTAAATTTTAATGTCTTTTTCCATATACTATATTTTCATCATCATGAAATTTTGCAACTAACCTAGCATCAGAATATGGATAAGAATCCATATCAATCACTTCTGCTGTATATTCGACAAATTTCCCCCTGTATAAAACAGAGGGTAATTTATCATTTAATTCATCATACATAGCTTTATGCTCTAATGAGAATACAAAATATCTCATACTATTCATCTCCTTCTTCCTTGTCATCAGTAGGAATATACTCCTCAAGTAATGGAGTTATATTTTCTGAATTCCTATATATCTTATTGAGTTCAGTAACTCTTTTAGATGGGTCAGGAATTTCATTCTTATCACCAAAGATAACATCTTTATTCTCCATATATTTGGAATATACTGGACCATATCGTTCTTTCCAAGTATCAGGTTCTTGATAAGTACTAAAAGCTTTATATGGTCCATATACATCACACATAGGTGTTAGGATACCAGACATACCTGGGTCAGACTTCGGTGAGGAATCCGGGTCTAACCTACCCATATGTGAGATATGAACATCTGAGAACTCACTTGAAAGTTTCTTACCTTTGGCTGAACGGTAATCTTTAAAGGTATATTTAGCTCCAGTCATGCTGTCCATATCATTAACCAAATCCCTATATGCAGTAAAGGGTAACTTACTGCTTTTAAGTTTCGACAAGATATGATTAGGTTTTACAGTTAATGCTTTTTCAACACTGTCAAGCTTTATATTCTTACCTCTATCTGATAACCTATATATTGTTTCATTTATCTTATAAGTATAATTGAAAGCAACATATTCAGCCCACTGTATTCTCTTATGAGATAAGTCTAATCTATCCTGTAAAGATATAGTCTCAAACTCTCTCATTATCCAAAGTAATACATGGTAAATAGTTCTCTTAGCATCTTCAGGTAATCTCAATTTTGCAAAAGTTCTTATGTCATATATACCATCAAGTGATTTAATGACATTATTTGCTTTCTCAAGTGTAGGGCTTTTCTCAGAGAAATCTATTCCTATACCCATTACCCAAAAGTTATTTGTAAATATAGAGTCTATAGTAAACGGTCTTGAATACTTGCTATATATGTCAATAATAGCATAAGTGTCAGACTGTAATATAGGGTCGGAATCAAACATGAATTTATCCACATATACATATAATGGTAGATCGCTTTTAAACCTCTTATTCTCTATACTGAAGATATAATAATCATCCAGTTTGTCTGGGAGAGATGTGTTTATAAACAACCCATGTATATTATGGAAATGTATAGCTTCATTCATACCCATCTTAGCAGCAGTATACTTGAATATATTTATATTCCTCTTAAATATCTTAAGATTAAAAGTGGTAAAGGTTACTTCATTACCATTTATATCATACAATACTTCTTCAACTTTTTCCACATTAGCTGGAGTTGATAATGTACTGAATGTAAGCAATGGTGGATATTTCTTAGTAGCCTTCTTAGACCTGCTCATCTCATTACTATAGTAACTATAATCTGCTACCTGATACATCATATGATAATATTGTCCATCAATTTTAAAGTAATACCTGTCAACAATCTTTGGTAACATAATAGGAACCTCGATAAATTTTCCAGAATTGTTTTCTTTTGGATTATTAGTCTTTATAAAATACCTCACTATCATAAGATAAAATTCAGTATCTGCAAGAACTATATTGTCAAGATATGGTAAATCATCCTTCCTAACTTTGAATGACTTATCATGGAATATCTTTATAGCTCTTTCAATTTCCTCATAATCTGTAAGAGTATAAATATCCAAGACTTCAATCTTGAAATTCTGGTCTCTTTCCAAAGACTTGATATTGTCTTTCATGACATCAATCAATTCCTGGTCGCTCTTATTGAATATCCGTGGATTAAACTTAGACTTGTTATTCTTGTTATATTCGTAGATATATGGGGCTTGACGCATAGTTTTAGCCATATAGAATTACACCTCCTCAGTTATTATACCACGAAATTCTCTACCTATAGGGTTAGGTATATTACCTTTCTTATCCCTTATAATGATTTCAATTTCCATATCTAAAGCATCAGCTGTAGACTTTAACTTGTCTATGGATATTGAATTCTTGGTTAAGAGTCTTTTATCATTCTGGAACTTACCACCAAACCTATGCTCATATGCATTGATGTCTATATTCTTTTCACATATAGCAAGTTTAAGTAATTCCATTTCCTTATACTCATCACCATTTATAGCAGGTTTATATTTATTATCAGATGTATAGGCACTAACCTGCTCGTACTCAACATTCCTACTTTCCTCATTCTTTTGAATAAGACTCTTTATATCTTCTCCACCAGTATCTATATCTAAGACATTCACTTGAGGACAATCTTTTTCATTTATTGTACCAAATAGAGTGTCATAGCTGATAAATACACCAGGAGCGTTTGGTTCGTCAGCTATTGGCAATATCTTACCATCCGGCATCACCACAGCAATCCGTGTGAAATCTGATATACCATCTATGTCATTATATGGTACAGTATTGTATACTTCACCATTTATTAACACAACCATCTATATACCTCCTCATTTATTAATGTAAAAAATATAAGTGACTTATGGGTCTTACCTTTTACAGTAAGACCCATGACACTCATATTTTACAATATTTATAAAACACTCCTAAAGAGTTAGAAGGCTTGATTAAGATGCTACAACTTCAACGACATCATCAGACTTGATAACTGTCTTCATATCTTCACCTGGAAGTATGATTACTGTTGCATCTTCAGCAGTTTCACCATTCTGAACTGTTAGAGTGAATACTCCATCCAATTCAATTTCTTCATTTGTACCAGTAGTTATACACTCTCTAATGTGGTTGTTTATCACATCAAGAGTACCAAATGATACAAGGTTAACTGTCTTAGGGTTGTTCATAGCCTGCCCTAGGCTTCTTGCTACCTCATGTATAGTATTCTGATATTCTGGGTCATTGATACTTACAAATCTTTCTACATCCTTAACTGCCTTTTCATCATAAGTGTAGAATAATTCATATGAATCAGGCACATTGCCATCTTCCTTACTATGTGCTATTCTGCTTAACACCACATATAGTGTATTACCAGCCTTTGTGAATGGAACCTTTAAAGCTATTGTAGTTTCTTCAGGTAATAGTATTGATTTAAGATACTTAGCCTGAGCTGTAAAGCTCACCTTATAAGCTAACTCAACAACTGGGTGTGTACAAGTTATGTTCACATTAACAGCCTCAGCTTCAAACTTTGTCACCAACGGACTTTCGATAAATTTTTTCATTTCAATTCTCCTTCTCTTTTATAAAATATTTTGTAATATATAGTGAAATGTAAAATATTATTTTACATTCATCACCTAACTCTTTATAGTCTGACCTAACAAGTCAGTTTCATATTCATGAATGATACCGATTTCTTCATTCATTTCTATTGTTGTTAGCTGTTTAAACAACTGGTCGAGATACTCTTTCGTTTGTTTGACAGATATGATATTCATCAGTTTAAGCACTAAAGCTCTAGCTTTAGATAGTACATTTATTTCTTCCAATACCTTGGTAGAATATTTAGCTTGCATTGAAGCAAATAATTCTTCAAACTCCAAATCTATATCATACTTGAATGTCAGCAATTTGAATAATATGTAACACCTGTATGTATACATTTCATCACCATTTGAATTATTCATTGCTGCCAGTTTTTCTTCCATCAACTTATACATCTCAAGTGTAATATCTCCAGCATATGACTCATCACTGTATATCTTTACTACCTCATGTACTATTGAATTTACATATTCATCAAAGAATATCTGTAGTCTTATCAAAGACATAAGCTTCTGATAACTAAGCTTTTCATACTTAAGTTCATCGATATAATCACGCATAAATGGTAACAACTCAGCCTTGTTAAGTTCAAAGAATTCTTCACTATCTTCTTCATTAACCTTTTCTATCATCTCATCAAACATTATTCCATATTCATTGAATATACTCTCCTGTATTAACTCCATCATTGTATTTGTTTTCATAATCATCTACCTCCTCATTTATATAATATATCATCATTTAAGAGTTTTATGTTAAACTCCATCTCCTTATGCTTTCCATATTATTTATCATAATTCTAACTATCTGTAGTTTAAATTCAATCATCCCCAGCATACTTAAATCATCTTTATTGTATTCATGTATAGCCTTCGCTAATAGTAATTCCACCGTGATATTAACTGAGTTTAATATATCCATTATAATCTCACAGCTATCGAAGTCTAGTTTCTTTGGTGATAAATTATCCTTCCTAGTAGTAACATATTCCATAGACTCTCTGATATATTTTCTACAATTTCCAATCCTATTTTTAATAGTAGCATTCATACCATTACCTCCAATATTAATATCATTTATATCAACGGATAACTTTCAATAAATATGAGTCAAGGGTTTTACCAAATAGCACTTGGTTATATATCTCATCGATAGTGATAACATCACTATCAAAATATTCTAACCAGGTATCACTAAACACTTGTATATCATCTGTATTTAGTGCAAGAGCATATGCAATTAGATCATGTAGACGAGTTGCTATAGCTATCTTGTATATATCTTCAACATCAGTAACAAGCAATTCATCACCATAATTATATACATAATCATAAAACCAGATAGATGTTCTATTCAATATCTCTATTTTTTCATCATTAGTATATTTTGACATATTAACCTCCTATGATACTCCACCATTAATCATACCATTGACATTCAAAGGTACAATGTGCTCAGATATTGATTTAGCTAATGCTATTCCAACATTAGCATCATAATCATAATTGATTATTCTTTCACCCAAATGTGGTAATTCCTTTAACCCCTCATCAGTGAATACCATTTCAGCATTCTGAACATTATTTGTATAATTGTACAAATCTGAATCTATATAAGCATCCAGTTCTTTAAGTATACATACCTTAAACAATGTACCTAAACTTGATTTCGAATGTACTCTCATTGTCTTATAGCAAAACCTAAGCTGTTTCCTAGCCTCACTTAAAATTCTTATTTTCTCTTTAGTATCCATAACTATACCTCCTGATTCTTAGATAGAATTTCATCAATATCCTCATACTCTACAAGTATACCCTGATATATAAGAGTTAATGGATATAATACTTTACACATTAACTCAAGAATTGTTCTAGGTTTTAAATCTTCTTTGAATTCCGCATATTTATACTTTAGGTTGTATAGGACTGACATATTGTACAAAGTTGTATTATAATCATCTCTAGACGAGTTGTTTACCATACTACGATCTAAAACACTTTGGACCTCACACATACATTCATTAAATTCATAGATATCAAATGAATCAGCAGAGCTGTCATACATAGAATGTAGCATTAGTTTAGTAACTGCAACATAGTCTATTTTATCACATATTTTCAATACAAATACCAGGGCTTCATTGAATTTTACAATTTCATCAAAAAATGACACCATTAGACACCATTCAAAATCATCTAATGTATTATCATCCAAATATAACAAATTTTTTAAATTTAACATTACATCCTCTTTGATATTTTTTGCTACTTTTAATTTCCCCATAAATACTCTCATAGGATTTGTAATCTTTTTCATAACTATACCTCCATTTATGAATATAATAAGCGGTATCTATATAGATACCGCTTATATAATATATCACTATTCTTTAATTTTATTTAAACATTCAAGTGCTTTTACACATGTATCTATATTATTAAGATTAATGTATAGCACTTTATTCCTCAACAATTCCACTTCCAATGAAAACCATGTTGGTTTACTGCTAGTGTATGGTAATGGTGTAATATCAGAGACATTGTAAATCCTACCATGCATGACATTCTTTACATAAACAATATCATCTTCAGTAGCATCAGATGTAACAGATTCCAATATATCAGATACTAGGTTCTCAGTAGCGTATCTTAATTCAGCTAACTCCTTCTCAATATCAACTATAATGCTTTTTACATTTTTGATATTATACGGTACTGCTGATTCTTCATCCAAGGTTTTGAATTTCGAATAATTATAGATTCTACCATTTCTATTAACTTTTTCAAATTCTAATACTTCCATTATTGATTCTTCACCCATTTTAAACACATCACATTCTTGCTAAAGAAGATAATATTCTTATACTACCTTTAATGCTTTCAATACAACTCTTATATCTCTCATAGAAATCTTCAGTGTAAGTAAGTTTTGTAACATGATTCAAAGCCTTTTGTACTGATTCGTTACCATATACTTTAAATATAGGATCATCAGTTATAAAGTATTGTAGACCGTCATCAAAAGTAACTAATTCATCTGCACTTAATTGATATTTTAAGTTTTCATGCACATCATTTCTGAATTCTCCATACATATCAATGATTTTAAGACAAGTATCAAAAACCACTTTAACTATCAGATGATAATATTCGAGAAATATATTTTTGACAGGTGTTCCGTATACACAATCACTGATAGATAATTTCCCGTCATTGGAAATCTTAATAGGATTTCCATCCAAGTTATTGATTGAATCTAGGATAATTTTGAAATCACCTATATCTGTCTTTGGGGTAAAATCTATCAATCGATTAGCCATTGCAATAATTATTTCAGGTACATCATCATCCATATCACCCGAATCTTGACTGTCCTCAGATATGTCACCATCTTCATACTCATATTTCTCTTCTAGATACTCATCATATTCGTCATAATCTTCAGAGGTGTCATCCCAATATTCATCATAGTTCTCATCTTTATCCTCTTCATGTCTATCTTCCATAGTATGTAATATGTCATCAATAGAATCTCTGAGATATTTAAAAGTATCAATACATTCTTTTGCATTTTTAATAGTATTTGATACAAGGGTTTGATTATCTTCAGTTTCTTTTTTATTAATATTGATACTAACATCGACATCAAAATCCATATCTGAATTGCTTAGAACTTCCATAAGTATCATAAGTTCTTTTTTAGTACATCTCATATATTACACCTCCTATAATTTTATACACCGAGTATCTCCCTCTTTAATCTACGCATAATCTTCTTTGATATTGTATATTCTTCATGTAACTGTTTAATCTCTGGAATAGATTTGATATGCATTACATATCCTAATATATTCGAATCAAGGTCATGTTTATCAAATATACTTCCATCTAACACATGTTCATACATAGATATAATCATATCACGATCTTTTTCACTAATGGATTTATATCGCTCGCCAGCTAATTCGTCTTTTATAGATTTGAATAATTGTTTACGGGCAGTTTTTATCTGTCTATCACAAATACCTATATCACTGAAATCAAATGTCATATCACCAGTATCCGGTAGAATCAAATCTGAATTGAGTATACGATTAATCTTTCTTTCCATACCATCTAATTTATTAGATAATTTGTCGATTTTATTATCAAACTCCAATTCAGCTAAATCAGCTTTCATATCATCAAGTGATTTCTTAAGTTCTTCTAACGATATATCCACATCTGAATTTTCAGCTTCTTCGAATCCCTCATGTCGTGCTATCCAGTCATCATATACATCTTCACCATATGGATTATATTCTTCATTGCCATAAAATTCGTCTTCATACCATTTTTCATATGATTCTAGGTCAATGAATGTATCGTCTGACATATTTTTGGATAATTTAAGAGTAAAATTATGTATATCTTTTATATACTTACTATCTTTTATATTATCCAATGCTGGTATAATATCCAATAAAGCATATAGCATCCATGTTATATTACTATCACATATGGCACCAAATATATCAGACTCTATTAAAACTTTAATTTTTGAAGTCATATGATATACATATATACCTATAGCTTCACCCATAGCTGTTAATACCGACAGGTCGATGTATTTTTCAAAATTAGCCTGGGTTATTCCATCAGCATCAACCAAATTCGCATATGCTACTTTATTATCTTTAAGTGATGTCAACGCACTCTGACACTCTTTCAATAATCTATCTACAAGTATACTATACTTTGGATCCTCTGATTGCACTTCTAAAATAATTTCTTTCAAAACCTTAATAAATTCTGGATAATCAGCATTGAAATCATTACCTATTGTATACTTATCCAACTTTGCAGTAATCTGGTCGATATATACTAATATATACCTCCAAGTAATTGTATCAAATTGTTTATAGTTATTTTGTGAATCCATAATAAATAACCTAATTACTTCATGAAATGAATCAGGTCTTTCTTCATTGATTCCATACCTCTTATCCAATTTTATATATTCTTTATATGCACCGTTGTGAACTAGACTTAGCATTATTCCAACTCTCCTTCTTTATACATAGCTACAATTCTTTCTCTCTGATCTTTTAATATCTGATATACTCTTATAGTATTCTTGATTTCATCATCATTCAATACTAAATTTACAGATTTTTTAAGATGTTTCAGTTCATCAGAATTAATGAATAAATTATACATAGCCTGGTCACATGTATATGTATCAATTAGTGATATAAGTTTATACATATCACCTTCAGTAATTTCTATACACATGTAAGCATCTTCAACTATATCAGATATATCCTCTCTTAAATTATGTAAATATTTATCACATATGAAAACATCACTTAATTTAGGCTTAAAAGAAGAAGCCTCAACTAATGCCTTATATTTATCAGGTATTGTATGATTTTCATCAGGTATAAGATACTCATTTATACCATTTATTTTAGTAGTACTGTGCTTATCATTCTTGTTATTACTCATTTTTATTTACCACCCTTCTTCAACTAAACTACGATACTTATCCCATATAAGTCTAGCAATCTTTACTACATCTTATTAGATCCTCACGTTCTTCATCTGTCATATTTTCAAGAGGACTACACCCATCATCTTTAACAGTTTTACTCTTACCTCCAACAGCTTCTAAAATTTCATTAGTTGTTTTACCACATTCTTCTTCCAGTATTTCATATATGTTTGGAAGATATTTAGTATATATTGAAATAAAATCATTTCTGTCATATACTTGCTCTACGTCAACATTGTTATACCTAGCTTTTGCATCTAATATTCTTGATCTCATCATCACATGTTTTAATATATGATTTATATTAGACTCAGCTTTATGTAATATGGTTATATGATCCATTAATTCACATGATACTCCAATAAATTTTGAAATATTATATTCCATTTGGGAATTATGGTATGAATCTAAAGCCATATCAATATCACATCTCAATTGTTTACATCTCTCTTCTACACGGTCTAATAATCTATCTTCTAAATCTGATGACATGTATATACTAAGCATAAAGTCATTTAAAGATGTTTTGAAATCACTATGAGTCATATCACCTGCTACATCGTTAAATTTATATATAACTTCATCAATGAAGACTAAAATTGACATTATAGCATCTTCATTGGCCTCATCAAGATATAGCTTCATGTGACCTTGCAATCCTCGACTTACTTTGTCATTATTAAATACCTCAATTTTGATTAAATCTAATGGAGTTAATTTCATTTTGTACCTACCTTTCTTCGATTGACTTTAAATATTCATTTTTTATTCTGACTAAATCTTCTTCAGATATATCAATATTATGTATTCCATCGTGTATGAAATTATATATGTGATCACCTAAGAATTTTTCAGGAATATAATGCTCACATTCTGAACTATTGATACCATATATATCATATGGAATACCATCGATATCTACCCAAACTATATGTCCAAGTGGATATGCTACACATATTTCACCACGCCTAAATGTGGCTTTTAATATAGCAGCAAAATGGTAGCAATAACCATCATTAAACAATCTACTCACGACCCTACTACACTCAATCGGATTACATATTAGCTTAAAACCAACTTTACCAGATGTGAATCTTGATATGAAATTCAACACTGTTTTTTGTTGTTCGGTAAATTTTTTACCAGATAGAATATCAGTGGCAGTATTGACAAAACTGTTAGCACTGTCCATAACCATACCACCAAATATTTCAAAATCCTTCTTAACCTGTTCTTCATCAATGAAATTAATATTCATAATATTCTTCTCCTTTAAAATACAAATAAGAAATAATAAGACCCTAACCATTTAGATTAGGGTCATTAAAAATTTACATTTAAAGAGTTTTATTACCAGATAAATAGATATCTAGATGAGATAGTTTATTAGAAGTGTTTATTGCTATCTTATCATATGTACGATTAACCAATGCTGGTGAGAAATACATCAACTCACCAGTTTTGATATCTATTAATTCATATATAATATTACTAGCGTTTAAACATGGGAAAGTGTTATCATATAGATATTCTCTGTCAGCAATAACCACTCTGATATCTCCACTATTTTCATGAGTATAAACTGTGTATGGTAGAGTTAGATATTTGAAAATCAATCTCTCATACATTGATTCAGGCATATCTATATAATCGTGAGATAATTCAGTATATTGCTCTAGGTAGTTCTTGCGTAGTGGTTTGATATCACAATAATTATAAACAGTATCAATTACTGTGACAATATCCTTAACCTTAGAAATGTATTTAGGATTAGGTGGGTATGAAAGAAACATACTGTTGATAGATACTCCACAATCTTTAACAACAAATCCCGGGTTCTTCAAATGACCATCACTTTTCGGTATGTATATATCATTTATAGATGAGAATATAAAATTATTTCCTCTCACTGTTTTATTTTCAATTCCAATCATTGTATATAATATAGCCAAGTCTAAAATCTTATACATTTTGAATTCCCCAATCTGATTATTTTTTATCTTTACTATATTAGCTTTACCATGTCTAATGGAAATTACATTCTCAAATATATTAGATAAGATATCATATGATTTACTCAAATCTATATTTTCAAAAGACCTGATAATCTCATTATCCTGTGAAAATATTGATACATTTAATAGCTTTATTTTCATAGAATCGGTAAGTTCAACCTCATCATATTTTCTATAAGAATATCTATATAAACTACCAATTGGTTTCACGAATTTATTGAAACTATTTTTAAACAATTCGATATTTGCAATATATCTCAAATGTTTAATATAGATATGCAAATCCTTCGGACTACAATCTATAAACTTTCGACTACTATTTACCATATTCCATAAACACTTTATGATTATATTAATAGGTTTAGTATGTCTGCTAATAGCATATTCAATCTCAATTATTTCAGCACGTGAATACTTCACTATATCCCTAAATAATCTGATATCATGATTATTTAAATGTGAATATCCCTTCCTAATATCATTTATATTGAACTTGTGAACAGTTCCATCATTATAAATGATTTTGTAATTCTTTCTGTCATCAATAAAAATTCTTTCCATTTTCTTTTCTCCTTTTCAAATACAAATTTTTAACCATCAATCCTATCTACAATATTAGTAGAATTTAAATGTAGTAATTCTTTTTCCATATCTGACTTCTCACCATCTTCAAATTTCTTAAATAGATACAGCTCACTTACTGATGGTAAGTAGTAACGATGTTCTCCCCTAGGAGTTAATAATTCATAAACTTTTCTACCATCATTTGTCAGTATAGGTCTAGTCTTTGAATATGTGTACGCTTCACCATAGATACTTATTTTTAATACATCTCTATCGTTGACAAATTTATCAATATCACCTACACCTAATCTCTGTGAATTATCATATTCAGATTTAGTATTCATAAATTCTAACTCTCTTTTTAGCATATCAGATGTCAGAATATTTGGTAGTAAATTTATAAGTTTTCCACCACTAAGGTATGAATGTATTTCACCACCTTCTTCTCTAGGTTTATTAAAAAAGTATACATGACCAACGTATGGTGAATCGTCACAATCAATAAAATAATATTCAGTATTTAATGTACATATGATAGCTAAATCTAAATCATTTATTGATATACCATACCTATCAAATAAACTATAGTTTGCAGGACAAACTTCCATAGACCTCAAAAGATGATTATGTTTATAATGCCTAAATAATTTATTTAAAATAGTATCAGATATTTCATACATCCCAAGTGTAAAAATACTCGTATTAGGTATAGACCTTTTCCTATCTACATTTATCAGTGGTATAGTAACTTCACCTATATCAGAAGTTACATTTTGATTTACCCTAATTTGGAAGCCGTATACATCAGCTCTATCCAATGTGAGAATTTCATATTTACGCTTAAATTTATCAAGATTTGATATATCCTTTATATTCTCAATATATCTATTAAGGGTATCTGAACTATCATCTCCTGACAATATTAATCTTTCTAAATACTTATTCTCGTGTATAAAAGCGTTTACAATAATGAATAATGGGTCACTATATATTAGATTTTATCACCCAAAAGAGTATTCTCTTCAGGTTTGACTCCAGTTCTACTTATGACATCACCGAATAATGACATGGCTTTCTTATCATTACCATAAAAATGTTTTAAATTAAATAAGAAATTGTGACCATTTAACTTAATTTCATAATCTTTCCTCACATCTAATTTCATTTCGATTCTCCTTTTCAAATATAAATTTTTAACCATTAACTTTATCTACAATATTAGCTGAATCTAAATTTAAACTCAGCAATAATTGTTCCATATCTGACACCAAACCATTATTAAATTTATTAAATATTTTTAATTCATCGATAGTTGGTTTATAATAACGATGGGCACCACTATCAGTCAATACTTCATAAACTTTTTCACCATCATTAACTCTAATTGGTCTAGTTTTCAAATAAGTATATTTTTCACCATATATACTCAATTCTATAGAATCTTGCTTATCGATAAAATTATCAATATCTCCAAGGTGTAATTTAGATGCTACTTCATTTTCATATTTAGATTCTAAAAGTCTCAACTTTCTCTTCACCATATCAGCTGTTAAGATATTTGGTTGTAGATTTATAAGATTTTTACCATCAATATATAAAGTCATGTCACTTTTAGAATATGGTCTATTGTTATAAAAATACACATCTACGATTTTATTATCAGTATAATATGTATCAATAGTATATAATGATTTTTGTAAAGAGTATATAATAGCCAAATCTAAAATATTTGTCATCTTAATTTTATTAAAAAATCCAGTTACAGGATACACTGATACATCATCAGAATAATCTTTATCATTATAGTGAGTAATTATGTCATCCAATATAGTATCTGGTATCTCATATAGACCAAGAGTGAATATATTTCTATTAGGAATTGACTTCTCCCTATTTATATTTATCAATGGTATATTGATATTTAATACATCGGAAGTGGCATTTAGGTGTTTCTTATTCTGATAACCATATATATCTACTCTGTCTAATGCGAGAATTTCATATTTACGCTTGAACCTATCAAGATTCGATATCTCCTTTATATTCTCGACATACTTATCACGAATATCCCTGTTATTAATATGACCCAACCTCAATAAACCATCTAAATATAGATTCTCATGTATCAGAGCATTGACAATAATGAATACCGGATCACTATACTTAGGTTTTTCTCCTAAGTGTGTATTTTCTTCAGGTTTGACATTAAGTCTTGTTATAACTTCAGTGAATAATAATATAGCTTCTTTATTATTACCATAAAAATGTTTTAAATTAAATAATAGCACATGACCATTCAATTTAATCTCATAGTTTTTGTTTATATCCAACGTCATTCAATTCTACCTCCATTTTATATATTTTATTATTTCTATACATTTATATAATATATAATTTAAATAATATATAAAAAATAAAATAACTGGCTGTAGGAAACAACCTACAGCCATAATTATTATTAATTTAATAATATCATAGCACCATTATCATTTTTATAACCTTTAGATATATTTAAAATATCATTTGTATCAAAACCTTTTGTCAGAGCTATCTTATTTCTAAGAAAGTTTTTGATATTATCCTCACCTGTACTAAATATAGATTCATCATATTCTATATCGCCTAATAAAATAGGAATTAAATCAGTTAATATGTATATTAATTCATCTTTAGTATATAAATTATTATATTCACTAATATCTAAATTATGTTTATATATAGCACACATTATAGATATTTTTCCCATGATTATATTACATATATGATTAGTATACGATGACAAAGCTATTTTATTTTTAATATCAAATAAATGCTCTACATCACATTCATCACAATCTAAGGCTTCACCTATTTCATCCATATATTGTCTAGAAAGAGAATCAGATTTACTTTCAATGGTTGGGATTACTGATGATATTAAATGTATTATATATAAATTACACGAATCTGTATTTTCATATAACTCATACATTGTTGATTTAAATGTCTCAATAAAAGTATTTAAGTCTTCATTATGGACTGCCATCATAATATCTAGATCATTAAGTATATTACCTAGACCAAATGCTACAACCAATCTTAATTCATGTTGGGTAAACATATTAGATTTTATAGCTTTAATCAAAGCTTCTAATATAAGTCCTCGATATGAGTATTTACCCTTTGACATTTTGATTATACCAGTTATTATTTTTAATACATACTCTTTATATCTCATAACCGACCTCTAGATATTAATTTAATAAACTACCTGATTTAGGTGATTCAAATTTCCTATTTGATGACAACCTATCTAATGTGTGTTTGATATGTTTATTTTTATCAATAGTGGCTGCCATATATTCTTTTAGAGAATTTCGAATATCCATTTCAGATTTGATTACAATACTTAAATCAACCTCAGTTTCTAGTATAGTAGGTAAGAAATCAGTTATAATGTATACCAATTCATCCTTATTATATAGCTTATTTGAATATGAAAAAGGGTCTAAATCATTACTAAATAATTCGACCATGAATGCTAATTTCGATGCAATCATATTAACAATAAATGATTTATGCAATCCTGTAACTAAAGCATTATTAGCTTCTATGAATTTAGAATTGTCTGAATCTTCACTAGCATTTTTTAATTCTTCATATATCTTATCAGTATTGGAATAGACAGAATCGTTGATGACATCATTAACATTCTCCATTGTAATCATGATTGCATTTATGATAAACATAGCAGTTTCATTATCATCATATAATTCGTATAGTGACTCTTTAAATATTCTAGCAAACTCATCTATATCTTTTTCAGCATATACTGAGAGTTCATCATATTTATAGTCCAATATATTTATCATCAACACTGAAATTAACCTTAATTCATATTGATTGAAGTCATAGGTTTTGATTGCTTTAATAGCAGCTATTAATAATTCACTGTATCTCTCTTGAGTTTTAACTTCTAGAAAATTTTCTATCTTTTTTATCAATAATTCTTTATAATCTCTCATTAGTCTCTCCTTTAATAGCAAAATAATTTTATCATCGATGCAAATTTCAAATAGTGTTGCTTGTCTTCAATACTATCAATACGATATTTATCTGGATCTTTTGAATTCCATTCTAGCAATTTTGAGCATACATCATAATATTCAATTAATCTATATAATGTGGTACCGGGCTCAGTAACAATCCATGCACACTTAGACCGTATATATCCAAGATCATTTTTGATTGTTTTAAGCAGACATGGTACAAAATCACGACTATCAAAACTATCTTTCAAATATGATTTTAGTATTTTGACATATTCATCAAAATTAAAATCTTCAGGATATCCAAAATCAATTTTACAATAATCATGTACTATAACACTTATATGCTCCAATTCTAATTCAGTGAATCCATCATATGTATTCATAATATCAATTAGTGTTTCATATTTGCTAGTATCTTCAGAATTGTTACAACGCTGGGATAATCTATGACTAGTAGCTATTATAAATTCTCTCAATTCTTCCATATTTTAATCCTCCATAATGAGTATATTATCCCAACAGTATAAACTCAGTTGGGATAATTAAACCTTTTATAAATACTTACCAGGATTTTCTTTAAACTCACCTATTGGTACAATCAAAGTTCCATTTTCTTCAGCCTTCTTAACCTTACTACTAGTAAATCCGTTGTGTGGTATAACTAATATATCAGTATCTTTAGTTAGTCCAGCTGTACCACTTGCATCAAAACCAATATTGTTTAAAACTTGTATAAAGCTTGAATCACGAACTCCTGAGAATCTAACACTCTTTCTGAAAGCTTCTTTACAAATTTCCTTATAGTTAAGCGTAAGAATGAAATTAATATCTCTCTGGAATAATGGGAATTCCTCAACTACAGTTGTAGCTGTTTTCACACCCACACCCTTTATATTTGATATAGTTTCTAATGCTAGTTTAGGTTCTTCCATTAACTTAATCAATTCGGTAATAGTCATGTGACTAAGTATAGTCTTCCACTTACTACTACCCATTGAAGTAAATCCTAAAGCACCCATAAGTTCATAATCAAATCTATTATTCAACCCCTGAGTTAAACCAATTTTAAACTTATCAGCTAATACAGTTGAGTTAAACCTTCTAGCTAATTCAACTGTAGACATATTGTAAATCTCAGCTAAGTATATTACTCCTAATCTCTGTAGATATGCTTCACTAAAATTCTTAATATTCAAAGCTTCAAAGAAACCAGCTAATCTCTTTATAGCTCTACCACTACACTGTGGATTATCACATACGGCAGTCTTACCTGAATCAGATATTTTAATCCTATTACCACAAGCTGGACAATTCTTAATAAATTCTTCAACTGGATTAGGATTGTGAGCCTGATTATCAACTGGGTTTACATATGGCATAACATCATTACGATATTCTACTGATATCAAATCACCTTTCTTAAGACCCAATTCTTTAAACCTACCATATGAATGACCACTAGATTTAGTATGATAAGTTCCTATAAACATTACAGGTTCGTAATTAATCATAGGAGTTATCCTACCATCTTTACCAATGGTATATGTATATCCAGTAAACTTGGTAAGCTTAGTATCAGCCTTAAACTTTATAGCTATTTGGTATTGGTTAATCGAACCTATCCTACCTAAAGCATCAACTATATCATCATCTAAGTATGAGAATACTATACCATCATACATAAAATATGAATAGTTTCTTAAAGCTTCAGCTTCTTTCAAGAACTTGTCAACCTGATACAATAATGATACATAATTACCAGTCATTACAGCACCTTCATTCTTAATGGTATTAGCAAAGTATTCATTCAAGAATGACACCCTATTATCTAATCCATACCCTTGTGGTTGATTGTTCATATCTAATGGTACTAGAGTTATATATTTCTGATATCTTCTACCATTATCTCTTGCAAATATAGAAGATATACCAGTACGACAATTCTTAAAATCTGACCCAGTCTCTTTATTATATAGATATAGGTCATTATAAGTAATTATGGCTTCAAACTTAACCCCAATTTCCTCATCAATATGAGTAGCTTTTGGGAAAGTATATCCATATAAAATAGGAGTGTAGTCTTCAGCTTTATTATTGCTGATATCACCCCTTGAAGATGCCTGGATAATTTTACCATTCTTAATAGTAGCAACAACTGATATACCATCATACTTTAATTGTAGCATATAAGTCATATGTCTATTCTTATCATAAATTCCAGACTTGATATGCTTAGCTATGAAGTCTCTTTCAAATACAGCTTCGTCATTGCCTACACAGCAAGCATCTTGAGCTAAAACATATTTACACTTACCCAATGTACCAACTAATTCAGGATATAATTGGTCCATATTTTGTCTCTTTATACCTCTATCCCCAATATTCATATCAATGGTATACTTATCATGATATAGTTTCTCATCGATAGGAATTATTACATCGGCAAACATGTAATCACTACGATTAACATTGTCAAACAATGGTTGAGTATCATTAATGGAAGTAGGCTCTTGACCTACTTCCATATACACACTAGATTCTGTTTTACCGATAGGAGTTTCATTATAAAGAGCCTTATAGCGTTCTACAAGGATATCATACTCATCATCATCTATTATAGATTCAAGAGTAGTTTCATTGTAGACTTTGTTAGCCATATCTATTATCCTACACATATCATCGATCATATCTTGAGTACAATTTTCTAATGGTGTAGATATAATGATATAGGTAGCTTTCTTGATATCATTAAGATATGTATTTAATACATCATATTTATTTTCAAGAATAGCTATATGGCAATCTTTAATTTTCATAACCCACCTCTTTAACTTTCTTCAAATAAATCACTAGCTTCTCCACATGGAGTAAATAACGGTTCATCTACAGTCTTAAATAACTCCGTAGGTTCACCGATTTTTTCAAATAATACTTGAGAACCGTCACATTCTGTAAATAATGGTTCATATAGTGGTGTGAATAAGTCATAAGTCTTATTGAACAGCTTAGCTGTAGCTTTAGGTTTCTTAGTAAACATTAACTTCAAACCTATAGTTGCCAATTTAGTATTCACTATTTCCACACCTCGGTTACTAGCATCTGGGTCTAATTTCATATCAAGGTTGAATACATCCCCATATAACATCTTTGTGAATGACCTTCTAGCATTCGGTGATGCTGAATTTATCATAAGATTTGTTATAACTATTTCAGGTGATAGATGTAGTAAGTTACCTGTTTCCATATTACCAAACCTTATGCAGGTCTTCGAGAAAATGGTCTTATTCATTTTCTTTGAATTTGACTTAGAATTTTCACCTCTTATATTGGTTGATGCTAATGACACAGCTGATACCTTATCTTCAGAGTATTGCTTTAGTCTCCATATATAACATCTTCCAGCTACAATCTCCCTCCTAGCATATACATATCTATATTCCCCTCTACTATTTTTGATTGGAACCAATGTCTTATACTTCTGTATATCAAACCTTTTGTATATATCAGCTAGTAAGTCAATATCCATAACTTCTGAGATATTATCCAAAGAAATTACTATTGCATCATCTTCGATTAAGTTATTCATATAATTGTCACGCTCACTCTTATCAAACATCTTATACAGTGAGCATATATAATCGAATAATTTATCAGATAGAGTTGATAGAAGTTCAAGATATATATTCCAGCAGTCTTCACTCCATCCAACTTTACCATTACTATTATCCCTAGTTTTCCTAAAACTCTCAAGAAGTCTATCAGTTATGAAATTAAGACTCTGTTCAAACAATATACCAAGGTTATTTCTATTAATAACTGATGGTGGAGTATATAAACACTCTAACCTTTTACCATTATCTAATAATGGCATCATCTCATCAGGTACTACTTTGGATACACACCCTTTACCACCAAACCTATTAGTCATCTTATCTGATGACATTATATCACTATGTTTGATAGTAGTTATCTTAAGAATTATATTAGAGAATTGTTTATTCTTATTTATATACCCAACCCCTCTAACAATCTTCTTAGCCATGACATACATCTTAGATAATTTTGATGAGAACTTAGCTAAGCCTGAACTTGCTTTAATTGCATCACAAACTTCGACCAATTCCCTATTGAACCTAATCTTATCATCATGGTAGTACTTAAGCTGTTGATAATATTCATTATTCAGAATTTCTGGATTATTTGAATATACATCCACATCTACTACATAACCACCACCATAGTATACATCATCAGATACAAAGATATTCTTCAATCTCTCATATGTCTGAGAGTACAGCATATGCTCATTATTTTCTCTTCTCAATGCACATAGTATTCCATTGTTTATATATTCTCCAACATCTGGGAATACTTTATACATATAATCTCCACCATATAAGTTCAATGGTATATCGTTGTCATTGATATGTATCTCAAATGGATTTATCATATCGGCTGCCAACTTCTTAGCACCTGATGCTGATAAGACTATACTATCTTCCTTAGTATACTCATTAGCTATGTATCCACATAACAAGTTAACTCCATCACACCTATTATTACTATCATCATAAGCTGTAGACTTCTGTATTACAGCAGTTTCTGGAATTATGATTGGTTGACTCTTATCCATAATTATGGAATATATGTCATCATGATTTTGATACCTATTAAGGAAAGATTGAGCTATCCAATCTATATACCTATTATCATATATACAACCGAATGTCTCAGTTATATGCTGATATGGTTTACGATGAATGATATCATACTCATAAGTATGCATATTCTGTACCACAAGTACATACTCATCAAACTCTAAGTTGTTGAAAGTATACTTACTAATCATCCTTACCACACGCAAGTCTGCACTTGCACGAATAAATGAAGATGAATACTCACCAAACTGGTTCTCAAATCCAGATTGAATTATAGCCATTTCAGGTTCAGTTACCACATGGACCTGTTCAGCCTGTGTAGACTGCAAAATTCTTCTTGAACCTGAACACATTGGGGTGAAAGGCATTAAAGCCCCTTTACCCAACAACTGTTCAGGGGATGATAGTTCAGATTCTCTCTGAGCTATATCTTGCTGAAAATTGACATCTTTCATTTTTACAATACCCCTTTCATTATATTTATTACTTACTCATTTATATAATATATACTTAAGAATCAAGTTTATTTAAAATGGCAGAAGTTGTCAATCTTCTTACTGGCTTAGGCTGTAAATCATCACTCAAACCATTATTATATGAAATCATTTCTTTCAATACTTTGATTGTAGTATCTACAAGGATATCATAGAATTCTTCATCCTCATAACACATTTCTTTAAATTTCTTATTAGAGAATTTCTTATCATCTCTGTCTCCAATATATAAATAAGCACCAGCACCATTTATCATCTTATTTTCAACCAATACTTGAAGTAATGATAAGTCATTATCATATCCAGTACTCTGGTTAAATATCAATGGAACTGACTTACCTGATTTATTTGTCCTAGACTTACATAATGATAATTGGGTTATATTACCATCTATCTGGAACTTATCTGAATCTTTTAATTTAGTACCATCATCAATCCTAAATACATTATTCATTAGATAGTGGAAACCTTTACCACCTGGAAGAGTTTCACCTTGCTTAAGATATGGTAACATAGGCTTCTTTGGAACCAATCCTATCTGTACATCATCATTTATATGATTGATGAATATAAGGATTATATTGGCTGGTTTTAATATATGAAGTAATCTACTTGCAAGCTTCTTATTCTCTTTAGCCATAGCTGTATTACCCATATTACCTGACATTTCATCTTCTTCAGCATACTTTTCTGGCATCATAACAGCTACTGAGTCTACAATATAAATTGTAGGTTGTAGTTTATATATTGGCTCACCTTTGATATTATAATTACCAGTATTATACATTAACTCATCCTTATGAGCAAGCTTTAAGTCATGTATAGCTTTCAGTCTCTCATGGATATTCTCAACAGTTATACCACCATTTCTATAGATATATTTGCTTTCCATTTCATCAGCAGTCATACCTAATAATTCCATTCTTCTAGCAGTATTTGAACCACCTTCAATGTCATCATGGTATATAACACACTCATCATATTCTCTGGCTATATTACCAGCTATCTGTAAAGCTAAAGTTGATTTACCTGAACCTGACCTACCTATAATCATATTCATTGAACCATCAACTAAACCTAGTACATAATTTACATGAGGTTTACCATCCTTCATACCCATATATGATGTACCATTTCTAAAATCAATTGCAGTAAATCCGGTAGGATATCCTACATCATCTATACCCTCAGCATGTCTAGGGTCTTTTAATTTTTTAACTTTATCTCTAAAGTTATTAGCTAATATACTCATAAATCTTCTCCTTTTAGAAAAAAAAATAAGGTAGCCATCAAATGTGACTACCTTATAGTTTTAAATTATATACGCACCATTATTGATTAAGTGCTGAACTATTCCAGCAGTATTAGGTCCTAATGATGAGTTTCTTAATCCAAATCTAACTGTATTTAGGTATCCTGGATTTGATGCTAATTTACAACTGTATACCCATAGAGTTCTATATATTACACTAGGCTGACTAGACTCTAAGAAGTCTGCTAATGCTATAGATATACTCATGTACATCTGCTTAACATCTTCAGTTGATTCATTGTAGTTTATTGTATTAAACATAACCGGACTGAATATGGTTTCTATATTGAATAAAGACTTATATGCATCCTTAATCATCTTAGGTGTTACCTTATCAGGGTTACACTCAAGTAAGATACTGTTAAATGCAATTATAACTTCAGCTTCAGAATCTGAGCTTGATAAACTCAATGCTAATTTATAAGCATCATTCAACTTGAAACCATGTGTAGTCAGAGTATCAATACGGTCCTTGTTTATTCTATATATCAAATCACCATATAGTTCAACAAAGTTTTCATACTGATTAGGAACACTATTATCCATAAAAATCATTACCTCGTATATGGCTTTATTCAACTTCTTATTCAAAGTCACACCTAAAGGTGAATCTGCACATATTGCAGTAACAGCTTTAACGAAAGCTGGTCTATACCATAATAAGCTAAGCTGGTGATTAAACTTACCTTCAGACATAGCATCCAAAGTAAATTCTAATCTTAATATTGATTTTAACTCCTCTACTGTTATTTCAGGATTCATAATTTTTTCAAAGTATGCAGTTTCAGATAAATATGGATTATTCTTAAAATCCAATAATTCACCTATTGCAACTTCTTTATTTTCTTGACTTGTATCTCTATTAGTAGAGATGAAAACATTTGGATTGAAAAGCGTACCATCTGGATTAGGCGTCTCAATCTTGTAAGTAAATTCTTTTAGTTTTAACATTTTTATTCGTCCCCTTTCAAAAATATTCATACGATATTATAGTGTTTCCACACTTATAAAATTAAAAATTACCATCATAATATATGGTATCATGTATATAATATATGATTTTATGTAATTTTGGGTATAATATAGGTAAGCCATTAAGACTTACCTATATCAATTATTCAATATCACTATCTTTGGTGTATTTAAAAAATGCTATATTCGTAGCTACAACAAAACCAATTATGGTCATACCTATAAATATTGCACCAAATATAAATACATAGTATATATTCATTACTAAAAACATTATCCCAAATACAGTCAAAATCAATCCTATAAGTATATTTATAATATACAAGAACCTATGATGTTGGGTAAATGTTATAACCAGTAATATGATTGATGCTAATATTAATACAGCAGCAAACTTATCTGTTAGTACATGCATACATTACCTCACTATTTATTTTCTAAAGAATCTAAGAACTCCTTATGTTTAATAACTTTAGCACCACTTGGACTCTGACCAACAACTTCACCGGTTTCACTAGGAGATGCTACACCTATAGACTTAAAGAAGTCATCACTTGAAACTGAAGCCTTAGTATTGCCAACATCAAACATATCATCAGTCTGAAGTATCTTTAACTCACTAGTTTCATTTAAGAAAGAGTCCTTTCTCTTATTAACCTTGTCAGTCTGTTCTTTGTACTTGTTATATACATCCTTAACTTCATCCAATGGTAGGTCTAAACCACTTGCTATAAAGTCTACATACTCACCATTATTAGTGTGCTGAACATGAGTAAATACTTCAAATGGCATACCAAACTTATCCTTAAATACATTGTAGTAGAAATCTACATTATCTGTAGTACCTTCAGCTATATTAAATATTATAGCTAATCTCTTTACAGTTTTATTAGTATCTAAAGATGTCTCAGTATCCAAGAATTCCTTTATAATCTTATTATACTGGTCTACATTCTTAACCTTTGGTGTTAAAGGTATACGGTTACATATAGTATAACCAGGCTGAGTAGATACCTTGAATAAATCTGTAGCATCTATATTCTGGTCAGATTCTACCATATCATATCCAGTTATAACTCTAAGTCTATTAACGAAGTCAATATTGGAAGCTTTTTCAGCCTCAATTTTATTAGTACCCCCATCTAAGAACTTACTGTTTGATGTACACTGGATAGATAGGTTTTCATCAGACTCTTGGAAGAATTCAACTGTATTCTTCAAACCTCTACCATCTTCTTCAAATCCTGCAAATGCAAATATCTGAACTGGCTTACCTATAACCTGATTTATATACTTAGCTAGAATCATAGTAGAACCTGAACCAGTACCACCTTCAGTAGAAGATACTAGAAGAACAAGTTCGATATCATCTTCACCAACTAACTTTAGATTGGATAGTTCTCCTCTAAGTCCTTCTATCATATAACCCTTAGCCTTATTTCTTTCCTTACCACATCCACCTCTTGATGAACCAAACTTGAATGATATATCTTCAAATCCAGCTTCTATATCAGCTAATGTAGTATTTAAAAGCATACAGTTTTGTTTAGTTATTACTCCACTTTTTATAGCAGATATGATGGCTTTATTACCAGCACCACCTAATCCTATAACATATACTTTCATATTTAAAATCCTCCTATTATATATCACATGAAATTACTCCAGCCACATATGTATTAGGAATTGTTTCATGTAGAATTTCTTTTAATAAAATTTGTGTTTCTAATGAGTATATAGTCATTTCAACATATACTTTATCATATACTTTAAGTAAAGACTTATCATTACATATTTCATCAAATGTGACTATATCTGATGATTTATATATTGGATTATCTTTAATATCGGATATGACTAAAGTTTTCTCATCTTTATTTATATACTTCTCGATAATTGTACTCTTACCTAAACCCTTATATTTAGTATAATCTAAAAGGATTATATCCCCTCGCTCAAGTGCAAGGGGAATATGTTTATCGAGATACAGCATCTTGATTTCAAGCATATTACTTCTTATCCTTATCTTCAGATTTTTCTATCTCATCCTGTAGTTCATCAGCAATATCCTGTGGTAAACCATTAAGACCTGCTACTTCATGAACTATCTGATACTTTTCTTCTTTACACATATCAGCTACCTCCTTTATCTACATATACCAGTCTATTACACCAGATAGTAATGATACTACTGTTAACTGTCCTACTCCACCTGGTACTGGAGTATAATCAAATTTAACAGTCTCAGGGTCATAAACTTCTAAGTCTCCAACCATCTTACCATCTTTATAAGCTATACCAACATCTATAAATGTAACACCTTCAGGTATTTCATCTTGATTAAAGTAATGACCAATACCTATACCTGAAACTATAAAGTCTACATTTTCTGACATCTTAAGTATATCTTCTTTACTTATCTTACTATGTGCTACGGTAACCATCATATCAGCATCCAATGCTAATTTAGCTAATGGTCTACCCACAATATCACTTCTACTTATAATGAGTACTGATTTACCAGTTAAATCTCCAGCTAATTCAGCCATATAACTAATTACACCCTTAGCAGTACATGGAATGAAAAAATCAAATGTGCTATCAGGTTTAATAGTAGATGTGTAAAATTTACTTTTAGAATATTCTGATAAACCATCCAAATCTATATCACTAGGTATACAATCTGTAAGATATTCTTCATCTTTACTAACTGGAAGCTGTAGAATCTTAGGCATATCATGTCTAGATAGGTCTTCTTCTAATTGTTCAATATCATATGTGTCATAATATTTACCAGAATCATTCACATCATACCTACCATCATATCTTTTAGTAAGTTTGATATGGTTAACTTCTATACCTATAGACTCTGCCTTCTTAATCTTATTAGAGATGTATTTGTTACTTGCAGGGTTGTTACCTATCTGATATATAGCAAATTTAGGTTTGATATTTTTCTCTTCAAGAGCTTTAACCTCACCCTTTAAGTACTCATATACTTCATCAACATATTTCTTTACGTCAAGTTTCATTATTAAATCTCCTTATTCTTTATTCTTTCCATAGTATACTTAGTCTGATATGCAGGTGATATCAAGTTTGATATACCCATACCAGTCATAATCAATGTATCCATGTATTGTTTTGATAAGAAATCAGACTGTTTGATATCTATATCATCCATAACCAAATACCCCTTTTCAGATATTTCATTATAGGCTTGAGATTTAGCTTCCATAGCATCGGCTCTTATAGTACTTAACTCTTTTGAAGTATTATATAAACCTATAGCCATTAAACCTTCAGTCTCTCTGTCTGATTCTTTACCACCCTTTGAATCATAAGTAAGCAAACCAGTCTTCATATCTCTTGATTTCAATGAAGATGTAATCTTATTCTTATGAGTTGAGAACTGCTGAACCTTTTTAAGTGGAATATATACCACTATACATTTTTTAGTCCATACAGGTCTTCCCTCTTTATCAATATATTTATATGGCTGACTTACTCTTTCAAATAATGATGAATTCAAATACTTTAAAGCCTGAATTACATCAAGCATCTTAGGTTCAGTGACAAATGGTTTGTGATGAAACCTAAATGGGAAATCAGACTTCATAAGCTTTTCAAAATCTTTATCACTCATACTGGCAAAAAGTTTTTTATAATGCTCAGTATTGGTTCCTGATTTATCAACTATATCAAAGGTTTCATATATCTTCTTTTCTATATTAAGCCTCTGTTTCTTTGTTATAGCCATTCATATACCTCCTATCTGTTTGAATTATGTATCGAATATACTACATAAGATTGTAGTGCCTTGATATAACTTATTTTGGTAGCAGTTCTCTTCATCCTTCTCATATATTCATCAGATTGTTCCAAGAATATCTGCTGTATTTCTTTCATTCTTTTTATCTGTTTATTATTAGTATTAGGTCTAGGCTTAATACTATACACAATAAACTCAGCACTATTTATATTACCAGTTGGTTTATCTTTATAGAATTCTGATACAATAATAGTCATTAATTCTCTCAATAGAGGTAGGTTGTTCTTATCGGACACTATAAGTTCTATAAGAGCTTTAACCTGATTGGTATTTACATTTGAACTGGATGATGCTTTACATATTGTAAAATTAACTTTACCAGTTGTAATATAATTCATACCATTTTCAACAGCTCTTCCAACTTTAAGTGAATTGGAATCAGCTAGTCTATAACTATCTTCATCTAAACTATCAGATGAATAAGCTAAATATTCTTCAGCTTTATGGGCCTTATAATACTCAGTAGCTATATTCTTCATGAATGACTTCATTCTATCTAGTAACTGGTCTAGCATATAAACTACATCAGTATCATCCCAGTTTCTAACCTTAGCATCATATGTAGTAATCCAAGTTTGATTCAAAGATTTTATTGAGCCTAAAACTGTACCATGTTTCTTGATATCATATTTATAACTAAGTTTATTGTTTATGACATAGTCCATTATATGTGGATATGGTAATATACGGAAAGAATTATAATGTACTGATGGATAACATTTACCAGAAAAAGATAAGTGTATCATAGCCATTTCCAAATCCTTTTTCATATCATTCATATAGAAATATCTTACAATATTTAAAAGTGTCATAGTATAAACATCTTTAGCTGCTACAGGTTTGATACTCATATTAGCATAATATGTATGACACATAAAGTTCGATATCTCTTTTTTATCAAGACCAGTATCTTTCCAAAATTCTTCTTTTTGAGACTCATTCTGGATAATTCTACTATATGGTGCAACCTCATTTAATTCAACTATACGCTCTTTAATAAACTTCTTTACATGATTATCATATTTACGCTTATTAGTTTTCATATATTTTTCAATTACTGGGTACACTTGGTCTCTGAATACCGTAGTATTTTTCATGTATATCCCCCTTTCAATCGTTATAATATAATGTTTTAAACATGATAAGAAGAGAAAATACCCCCATATAGCATTTGCTATATGGGAATATTTAAACAATAGTAACTACATTTTAATTTATCTATCACTTCTATATTAAATAGTTATAGCTTTATATTAATACTGCATTTAGTATTACAGCCGTTTTATTAACTACTTTATTTCCTTGTGATATACTACTTCCCATTTTAATACTATCAATAGGTAAATCAACAACTCCAGTATTTGTAGTTATCCTAACACCCTTATCATTAGGACCAACACCTAGGATGAACTTTATCCTATCATTCTTACCTAACTTTATCAAGGATGAACCAGCTCTGTTTCTATCTGATACTGGTAATGAATCAGCATGAATCATATTAAGCATTCCATTCTCTGTAAGTATAAGAATATGAGTTGAATTTGGTTTTATCAACGACATTCTCTCAACCAATACAGGTTTAGTGGAAGAAATAGTTTTCACACCCTTTGCATTCCTCTTATAAATTGGAATGTCTTTCATACGAATCCTCAATGCTTTATTGTGAGTAGAAACTACTACATCGGCACCACTACAGATTGTTACAAATGAAACTGCGTCGCCTTGATCTAAGTTTATATATGCATATCCACTCACGGGTGCAGCCAATACTGAGAATAATTCAATTCTCTTTATAAATCCAACCCTTGTGATAGTCAACACTGTAGGTGCTACTTTTCTATCTTCAGCCTTCTTAGCCAAATCATAAGATAAGACTTGGACAACTGGAGTTATATTCTTTATAAGAACTCTAAGGTCTATACCATTGGAATTCTTATCAGATATTGGAATCTTATGTACTGGTAATTTGAATACTTTACCAAATGCATCAAACATCAACAATGAATCAGTATTATCAATATTTATTGATATCTTTGGAGCATCTCCCTTAAAGCTTCCAATAGTGTCTGAAGAGACTTTCTTTATGAAATTATTCTCGGTAATTACAATGTTAAACATACCCTTAGGAATTGAGTTGATATCTGAGGCTTTTATCAATCTAGCTTGTCTAGGTTTGCCATATTTAGCCTTAAATTCATTCAATTCTTGAATAATCTCATCATCTATAGCCTTTGGATTTCTAAGCATATTGTCAGCATAGTTTCTTATGTTTAACTGCTCCTGAGCTTCAGCTTTATACTTATTAAGATAACCAACAGAAAGTTTCTTTATATTAGCATTGATTATATATGAAGCCTGTAAGTCTGATATCTTTAACTTCTTTATCAAGTACTCAACTAATGCTCCATCATCAATAGTGGATTGTTTCTTAATCTTATCGATTATATTATCAACCTCACCAGATTCTAATGCCTTTATAAAAGCCTCTTTCTCATGTAATAGAGTGTCAGCTTTCTGATATACATAGGAATAATATCTACGCTTAGTACTCCTTCTAAAATCTATAAAATATCTTAAGTATTCTGTATATGATGGTCTTAATGACCTAACTCCATCCAATACTTCAAATGATACTGTAATAGTATTCTCCAATTGAGTATGCTTATATAAATAATCTCTCACATAATAAGGGTCTGAACCCTTCTTAAGTATAACTGCAAAGTTCAATACAGCCCTATCACTCTTCTTATCTATATAAGACCTGTCCTCAATATCATGTATCTGAGGTAGGCTACCATTCTCTAATAAAGTACCTATCTTATCCTTTATACCATCAGTATATACCCCATCTGGTACTGATATTATATTCAATACTGGATGTTTGTTACCTCTTATAGTTTCTTCAGTTATATTTATTCTACCTCTAACTCTGAATGAACCAGCACCATTCTTACTGATTTTCTCAAAGTTATTATCAATTATGTCACATGGCATACATTGGTCCGGTACTAACACAATTTCCAATGATGGGTTATGCATCAATGCTATAGTAGCATCAAGTACCTCACTTACATTATGTGTAGGTATAGAAGCTTGTAAACCATAACCTATACCAAATGAACCATTAATCAATAATAGTGGAACTTTAACTGGTAGAAAGTCTGGTTCCATATTCAACTGATTGTATGTAGTTGACCAATCGACAACATTCGCAGTCTTAGCCAATTCACCTATTACACATTCAGTTGCAAACTTATTAAGATAAGTCTCTGTATAACGCATAGCTGCTGCTGAGTCACCTTGAAATGTACCCCAGTTTCCTTCACCATTGAATAGTGGCATATTTATTTCAAACCAGTTAGTCATAGGTTTCATAGCACCATATATAGCACTGTCACCATGTGGGTGATAACTACCCATAACTACACCAACCAGGTCAGCTGATTTAATCTGACTACTTGGCCCAACACACCTCTTATCATTGAATGCACAATATAGAATTCTTCTATGGATGGTCTTTAACCCATCTTTAATAGATGGGACAGACCTGATTTTATTTACGAACATCGCATATCTGATTTTATCAGCTTTATATTGTTCTACAACATTTACATCAACTATTTTTTCAGCCATTTCACACACCCCCTAAACTAAATCATGTTTACTCACTTCTACATTGGCTATTAATTCCTTTTTATTATCCTCATAATATTTTATTTTCTGGACTTCATCCATTGCAGAAGATATTGTATATCTAATCAAAGTTCTATTAGAATCCGGATGGAATGTAGACTCTGCTAACTGTGATGCGTTCATTTCACCAAGACCTTTATATCTTATAAGTGATTTAGGCATATAGTTTTTATATCTTATCATTAAATCATATAAACTTACCATCTCATTATTAAGTATAAAGTACTTAGGACTCTCATCTATAGCTAAGAATATATTTGTACAAGCCATAAGCATATTCATATCAAAGTAAATTGTATTAGTATAATTGCCAACCAGCCCAGTTACATGTAATATACCATCAACTATATCACTTTGTACAAACCTAAATCTATTAGTTATAGCTTGATTAATCTTCTTAAGATGTTTTTTATCTATATTTTCATACCCATATTCAGCTAGTAAGTAGCATATCAACTCTAATAATTCTGGTGCTATACTATGAGCTTTAGCTATCCTATCAACTTCATCCACATAATATAAATTCTTATATAGAATATCAGATATTGCTTTATTTGATAAGTTTGACTTATCCATATTAAGTATAGTATTTTCTTTAATGAAAGATTTCTGTACATATGCAATTAAGTCCTTGTCATCAACTATATACTGCATATTTTTCCCTTTTCTTATACCATATAAAGGTGGTACAGCTCTATATACTTTACCAGCTTCTATTAACTCTGGGCAGAATATCAAGAATAAGTTTAATAATAAGCATGATATATGAGCACCATCCACATCAGCATCTGTACCGAATATAACCTTATCCCATTTAACTTTATTTATATCAAAGTTTTTAGTACCACATCCAGCACCTATTATAGCTAATATACCAGCAGCCTCTTCATTAGAAAGAATTTCTTTCCTTTTATGTTGCATAGCATTCTTTACCTTACCTCTAATAGGGAATATACCTTGTCTTAAATGACATCTAGAGTTCTTAGCTGAACCTGCTGCCGAATCACCTTCACATATTATCAACTCTAAATTCTTATTTCCATTTGGTGGAATATATTTAGCAGGTAAACCTTTTGATAGAGTTGAAGATTTATATGAATCAGCTAACTTGACTTTTTCAGTCTCACTGTTTATTCTTATCTCAGCTAGTGATTTGATATGCTTACATATCTTCATAAAATCTGAATTATTACCCCTAGACCATGCATCAAGTGTACTTATAACCAAGTCTCTTGAAAATATTCTCATAGCTGGGTCAGATAGTTCATCCTTATGCTGTCCTGAAAATGTAGGAATTAAGACTGCTGCCGATGTTATCAATATAAGTGAACTCTTAATATCTTGAGTTGTTATAGTGATAGGAGTCTTTTTCTTTTTATTACTATCTTTAAGATATATCTTATTCATATAATCTTTAAAGAATTTTATAACCCCATCAAGAGCACCATCCATATGGTCACCAGCACTTGTAGGACAGAAGTTGCTGTATCCTATTATAACTGGGTCAGCTTTCATATCAAAAGTAAATCTTATATCAGCTTTAAGCTCACCTGTATCAGCAAAGCATCTTATTATTGGTGATATAGGTTCTTTGATAAACATATCAAGTATTCCGGCAATACCTCTAGTATTAACTATAGATTCAGTATATACTTTACCATTTAAATCTATACCAGTAAAGTCTACAATATCACCCTCATTACATAAGTATAGTATACCTTTGGCTAATTGATATACATCATGATATGTAATCGTAATCTTATTCATATGCTTTTCAGATACTTTGAATGATATAATTGTACCCTGCTTACCAGGATTTTTTATCTGATATACACCCTTATTAGTCAAATACCCTTCCTTAAATTCAGCTCTTCTAGCATCTCTCATTCCAGGAACATCGATATATGATTCAACTATGAACCATTCTGATAGTGCATTTGTAACTTTAGCACCAACCCCATGGGTACCTGATGAGTACTCATATTTTTTCTTTTTATAATTTGATGATGTATGCTCTCTAGTATACACATCTTCTATTCTATCAAAAGGTACACCTCTACCATTATCTGATATGGTACACACTTTAGTTCTTTCGTCATATGATATACTAACCCTACTACAAGGTGAAGATGGTTTCATCATTTCATCTATAGAGTTTTGAAATACCTCTCTAATCATATTGATAAATCCTTTGTTACCTCTATGACCTATATACATACCAGGCATCTTTTTAACGGCAGTTATGAAATCTTTCAACGATTCAATCTCAGCACCGTAGTTTTTAATATTATCTATGACATTTTTATTTGACATACCCTCTACCTCCTAAGCAATTCTTAAAATATTGTCTCATATAAAAATCTATCATTCATTAAGTAGTTAGACTTCGTTTAAATGAAAACCATTTTATTAAGTTTTGCAAAAAATAAAAAGATTAAAGAAATAATATCAGAGGTAGTGTATTAACTACCTCTGATAATTCTTATTGTTGAATTGTGTTAAAGACTTCAAATTTATATTAAATCTGAGTAGTCTTTGGCTTTCCAGTATTAGGGTCTATTTCTGGAATTGCTGGTGTTGCAGTTGCTCCCGGAATACCGGCTACTGATACACTTTCAAGAGTTGGTGCCTGTCCTGGAACAGTTGGCTGCTGTACCTGATATACATTTGCTGTAGGATCTAATAGGTTAGTACCTGCTGGTACCTGTCCTACATATCCATAGTTCTGCTGAGGCATAGGTGTTGTCTGAGCCATCATTGGCTGAGGGTTAAATCCATAATTACCTGTAGGCTGTTGACCCATCATCTGACCCTGCTGTGGATAACCAGCAAACTGCTGTGGCTGACCGTATGGATTTGCATATCCTGGTGCAGGTGCTCCATTATTAGTATACATGCTGTTTATTGTACCAAATACATCATTGAATCCCTTGTAAGTATAGTTCACAAAATTACTACTGTATATCTTATCAAAATTTGCTGAGCAATGCTTATAAATATCTGGTATCTTCTTAAACAATGCTGTAGCCTGATATAGCTGTTCTCTTACTTCATCTGGTAAAGTTCTGTCTGTAATCTTAAGAATATTCATAAGATTATTTAATTCACGGAATAAAGCTTCAGCTTCTTCTGGAGTGTAAATCTTACTTAAGTCTATTACCTCACCACAAGTGTTACATACAACCTGGTCTAATCCATTCTTGCTAAATGCTGGCATATGTGGATGAAGAGGGTTACCCTGGTGATTACACTTAGACTTTAGGATATCATCCTCAGTCAAAGTGAATGTAGTCTGAGGCATCTTGTGGCTTGCTAGCTTCTGTGCCTCTTCAATTGATAATGTGGGTCTTTCCGGCATTACCTGACCCTGAGGTAAACTGTTGAATACCTGTCCAATGTTTGCAATCATAGTTTCTTTTCTCCTTTTCTCTTTAAAATATTTATAAATTTTTGGCAAACACACTTTATAAGTTATATACCTTATATGTATGTCACCGTTATAATATATTATTCAAAAATATATTAATTTTTACTTTTAATACCTGGGTGCATTAAATACTGCATCCAATATAGCTTCTCTATCTTTATCCACTGTTATACCAAATCCCTTAAGCATTTCATCACATTCTTTCTTACCGGTATACATAGAACCAACAGAAATTATCTTATCTAATGTGACTCTATCCCATGCCATACTAGGTGATGGTGAATTTCCTGTTTCCAAGTGAATACAGTTTAAGCAGTTATTAGTTTCATCTAACTTTATCTGAGCCAGTGGCGGTATATGGTTATATCTTACACCATCATCGGTAATAATATACCACTTATGTGGTTTCTGATCATTAGAATTGAATTTCTTATACTCTTCAATTTCCTGTATAGTTTTCTTAAATAAAGCTTTATCCATTTAGCTTTACCCCCCCTTTAAAAATAATTTGAATATGGCTTTATAGCCTGACCTAATTCTATTACTGAGCTTATACTCTTATTGATTTTAATCTGAGTTAAATGCTTATATGCTGTAGCATATGCATTGTACTTAGCAGCTACATCATTCCTATTACCTATAACCCTAGAACCTGAATCCCTATCAATAGGTGGCATTATACCGTTCTCTAATGTATAGATATATGCACAATAAGCTTGGTAGTCCCAATAATATCTTTCAGACCTTTCTCTTGTAACATCAATCATAGTATTGAGTAAAATCTTGTCAAAAAACCAATGACCATCATTTTCCAAATCTATTCTATCGAGTGCTAACATTCGTAGAATCTTCGGAGTTGAAAATCGCAGGTCTTTTTGATTTTTACCTTCTTTCTCCATGGCAAGTGAGAAAGTTTTTCTAATATTCGGGTTATACCCCATACCTATCACTCCTTCCAAACACTTTATAAATATCATCTATATAATATATCACTATTAATATTGTTTAATGACATATATCAATGACTTTTTAAACCTCGTAATACCTGTAAAATTAAGCTTACTGGTTAAATCACCAAATCTCTCAGCATAATATATACCATGGTCATACTGTGCACCTTGAGCCATATGTGTAGTTATAGCATAACCATATTCGAATTTATGACCTTCACCATATGGTAATGATTTTATCTTCATCCTAGTTTGATGGTCAGATATAAGGTATCTGTAATCACACTCCAGTTTTTTGAAATAACAATCATCCAACCTATCAGGTTTAAAGTTTATTGTAAACTTAGTACCATCAAAAAGGGTCATATCTGGATAATTAGCAATTACACCTCTTAAACCATTAGCTAAGTTTATACCATTTGATGACACGCTCCAATCATTCTTCCTACATACCAAGATATCACCCTTCTCAGGCAATTTACCATATCTACCATATACCTTTTCACGAATAAGAGTATTATATTTATCCCTAGTCTTATTGGTAGCACATATAAAGACCTCAGCATTTTTTAAATGCTCTAGAGTCAAAGCTGATTCTGGGATAACTATACAGTTATCACCATACTTACCAAATTTAATGGGTTTCTTTAACCTAGCTAAATCAGCTAATTCAAGTATACCATTATTTTCACCCTTTTGCCTCATTATTTTAGTAAGTCTATATATCTTACCATTAGTGAGATATGCTGGCTTATCACATGGTGGTGGTAACTGACCCAAATCACCTGTAGCTATTATTTTAACTCCGGCAGCTTCAATATCACTCTTTAATGACATAGGAACTGAGCCAGCTTCATCTATAATAATTAACTTTATACCATCAAAGGCATGTTCATTATAAACAAATCCCATCTTAACTTTAGGTCTATTATAGAATTCATCTATAATTGGTTTACCATTCTTATCTCTGACTATAACCTCAGTATAATCATATACCCAAGAATGTATAGTCCTAGCATTTAATAAACCATTAACTCTCATATTTATAGCAGCCTGACCTATATAAGCCATAGGTGCTACATGTTTCATATCTATTCCCAATTCCTTTATAATTTGATGGAGAATAAAAGTCTTACCAGTACCAGGATATCCTGCATACTGGAAAACTTGTTCATCACTATTCTTCCACCAATCTTTAACTGCTTTCATAACTTCCAGTTGTTCGTCAGTATATTCAACCATAAGCATAACCTCTAAGATTTCTTCTTTCTTGTTTTTACATCTTCTTCTATTATGTCGAAATCTGAATTCATATCAATACCTTCCATCTGGAATATTATTTCAATCAATCCAAAATTCCTATTCTTATAATATCTAGACTCGTATGATTTCTCATCTTCATCATTATCTATAATTAACTCCCATGAATATGTATTAGGAATTTCTTTCATCTTGCTACCCTTTTTAGTACTATAACCATATCCGACATAAGATATGTCATTCTTAGTCAAATAATCCTCGAATATATTTTGTAGTATATTTATATTCCCTGTAAGTAAATCCAGTTCCATTTCATTCATTCTAGGATTTATAGTAACAGGGTAAGTGGTTAAGTATCTCTTACATACTCTATCATTTATAGTAATGGGTGCTAGAGTTTCTTTATCGACAATTCTTCCATCATCTTCAGTGACCATTCCCAATATAAACATCACTTGGTTAGTAATTGCAGCATAAGCTTCTGCTTTCTTCAATGTCTTCTTAGTTACTCTCATTGTGTTATTCCCCCTTAATTTTTACCTTTTTAACTTACTATTATAAAAGTATTAAATAGTTCTTAGAGAGGTAATTTTATGGCTAAAACAAATATTTTACCTGATATGTTTACAAGCTATTGTATAGTAGGTACAGCTATAAAGGATTTCACTTATGGTGGTCCAGTACTGTTAAAACTACAAGGTGATGAGCATAGAATATCAGGTTATAATGATTCATCATTCTTAGCAAATGATGACACTGCTGCTGTACAAGCAGGTTCATATGAATTTTCAAATACTATAACTTTAACTGCACCAAGATATATGGCAGACCAACAATATTGTGGATGCCCTAAATGTAGTCCTAATTTTAGAGGGCGAGTTGGACAACAGTTCTTAGTCACTAGTATCCAAGGTAAAAATTCAGATGTGAATAATTTAGTTATTACAGCTAGACTGTAAAGGAAGGTGTTAAGATGAAAAGTTCAACTACAGTTACATTAGCTGACTTTATCAATAGCAAAGACTATAATGAATTAAATTATCATGCTTTTGATATATATGATGTATCAAAAGATGGTTCATATTTAGTTACTAAAAACATTCTTCATGATTATATTGAAGAATTAAATGATTTATGCTACAATGTATATTTATCCATTGATGAACAGCGTAAGTATTCATATAGACCTAGATTGTTAGCTAATCTAATATATGGTAACCCAAATATGTATTATATCTTATTATTGATAAATAATATGGCTGATGAAAAAGAATTCAACCGTTCACCTATAAAGGTAATTAAACCACAAGACTTAGTTGAAGCACTAAGTGCTATATATGGTTCAAATTCCGATATGCTTAAATATCATAAAGACAAGTATGAAAATAAGGTATAGCTATTATGCTATACCTTATCTTAACCCTCAAATGATACCATACCACCATTCTCTACTAAATTATTTAAATTAGTATTGGTAGCGAATGATGCCATATTTACATTAACCATACCATTTACATTTTGATTCATGTTAGTAGGTTTTAAAGTTTGTTTGAATGATGGGAATGAAGACCCTACATCCTGGGATAACCTAATTGAATCTATATTTTCAAATGGTAAGAATATAACATCTGTATCTAATCCTGTACCATCTCTAGATTTCAATAAGGATGTACCCATATATTTATTATTATCAACCTTTTCCATAGCCAACCCTATAAGAACATCGGTATTGTCAGCCATCAACTGTGACTCACCTATATTACCTAATGTAATTAACCTAACAACTTCAAGTCTACCACCAGCTAAAGCTTCATTAACTCTAATACCTGCATCTCTATTGAAATGTGTATTTGTTATAACTGGTATATTTCTATCAGCCGCTATGACCTTTAATTCATTAGCTATTTCACCTAACTCAACTCTAAGGTCAGTAAATTTGAAACTTGATTGTAATTTCTTTATATGGTCCTGTATAACACATATAACTTCATAACCATCTCTCTCATACCTATCTATAATATCTAATATTCCCATAGTATCTATAGATTTAGATGGTACATATTCCATTAATAAGTCTATGTCACGACCTTTTACGGTGTCATCTCTCAACATCATATCACTGTTTTGTATCTTATCCATTACTTCTTCAAATGTATAATCAGCCATATCAGATGAATTGGTTGATATCTTAAAGAACCTATTTATTGTTTCATTAAGATTATTTTCCATAGTAATATATAAGATTGCAGGTCTTTTGGTAGGGTCATTTGTCATATACCCTCTATTGGCAGCTTTCATCTGTAAAGCTATATTCAATAAAGTTATAGACTTACCACCACCCGTATTACCTAAGAACATATAAGTTCTTGACTTTTCAAATCCACCCTTTAAAAGTTTATTCAAACCAATCATATTAGTCTTTAACTTATTTGTGGAATTCGTAAGAATACTATAAGTATGATACAACCTATCTTCAAATACCTCAGGTGTTAATGAGAATTTATTCATTGAATTATCCTCAGGTTGAATTTTCTTTAGGTCCTTATAAATATTCTCAATCATTTGTTCGAAACCATCAATCGTAGTCTTCTGTATAGTTTCACCTTTAAGTTTGGTACCGTACTCCATCATTTCATCAGAATAATTAAGCATGCTACCATACCTTAATACAGTTGAAACATTTTCATTTATCCAGTCTATATCCCGATTAGACACTTCGTCAAATGATAGGGATATAGGGGATTCAAATAGAAAACCACCGTTAATATGGTCTCGTATCATGTTTATATCTGTAAGGTGTAAATCCAGTCTAGCTTCTAAAGCTTTCTTAATGACATGGATTCTAACCATCAGGTCATCATCATTAGCATACAAGCTTAAATCCAAAGTATTAAACAATCTTTGCATATTGTGTAAACCTTGTTTAGTAATCTTTGTATTCTTAGACAATGCATATCTAGCGAAATTATTCAGTGTTCCTAAGCCATATTTCTTCTTGATTTTGTTATTGCTTTTGGCTTGTCTGAATCTACGCAAACTAACATTTCTACTACTAATATCCATATTACATTATACCCCCATTTTTATAAGTATTCTTATGTTCCCCTACTACTTTTTTAGTAAATCGAAAATCTCCTGAGGGCTTATATCAGCCTCATGTACGATAGATATATAAGTAGATAAGACTTCATATGGAGATAAATTCTTATCTAATATGAAAGAAAACTTATCGGGTATTTCAACACTATTATTTTCCTTTAATTGCTCTATATTATTTATCACAATCTTATACCTATTATTCTTAGAATAGTAATCTTTAAGTATATTTATGGAAGATAAAAGGTTGCTTGTAACATTATCGGCCTTAATTCTATATACTGACTCTCCGTCATCTAAAGAATTAATATAGTCTCGTATTTCATTAGGTGGTTTATTAATGATATCATCAATCTTAATAGTCTTATATTCGATTGATTTAATCTTAATAAATTCTAGTGAATAATTTCTCTCACATGGTACTTGGGTGACAATAAAAAATCCTTTATCGTATTCTTCACCAAATTTCCAAGTATATGGTGAACCACAATACTGGAAATTGGCATATGATGATGGTTTATGTATATGACCTGACATTACTAGAGTAGTATTTCTGAAGTGATTTATACAAAATACCGGAGTTCTACCAGATAGTCCCACTTCAGTATTGAATGGTGCTAACTCTTTTAATGTACCATGTAATATAGTCAAGTCTGTAGGTGCATTTAATACAGTTCGATATCTTAATTCATCCAGATTGTATAGTTCTGGGATACATCCTATGAATAAATTCTTTATATTCAATAAAGTTATATCAGTTATTATATGAAGGTCTAAACCATCTAAACCTTTCAAATTATAAAATAACTGCAATTGTTTATTATCATGGGATGCTGTACCCTGTAGCAATATTAAACTACAATTATAAGATATACAATAACTTGCAAGCTCATTTATAAATCTCATAGCATAATAAACAGGTAACGAACTAGCTAAGAAATTTCTATCGAATAAGTCCCCATTAATACATATAATGTCAACAGGATTTTTGATAAGATATCCTATAAATTGTTCATGTAGTATCTTATACTGGTATTCGGGATTCATTGCACCAAAATGAATATCTGATATATGTGCACTCCTAATTGGGGTCTTAGGGATAGGGTCAAATAAATTCATATATAAAATTCACCTTCTTTCGATTATTAATCTATTCAATCCATTATAATAATATATCATTGAGCGAGATAATAAGGCTATGATTTCTCATAGCCTTAATTAATTTACTCATCTTATTTCCAATTTGTATATATTTCAACTGGTTTGCTTCTTACACCGTAAGATTTCCTTATTCTGTCAACGATTTCTTGCTTAATCACCTTTAAACTTTTACCATTTCTATGTATAGTGCATTTGCATACTGAAGAACAATTTTTTCTTTCAGCATTCCACTTATTAGCAAGTTCCTCATTATTAGTTAATTTAACCACATCAGTTATTCTGTAATCACAATCATTAACAACTTTCGAATGGAAAGCTTTCACAATATAATACTCAAACATACCCAATTTTTCTCCTTCAATTAAAATTTATAGAATTTGCACATCTCACCCTGATTAGCATTCTCTATAGCAATACCATTAGGTCTTCTTATTATCCTAAACAATACTAATTTAATTACACCTAATGAACTGACATATGAAAGAATACCTATTTCATTATATACTTTTATATCATGATTAAACATAGAATCTTCTAATAGGAACTGGTTGTTTGTATCAGTTGTATACATTAAACCATTATTACCTTCTCTCTGTAAAAGAAGCTTTATAGTTTCTCCATTACCTGTAGCTGATTCTAATGTAGCATCATAATTCGAAGCTGATACAAATCCATCCATATTGACAACATATGCTCTCTTAAGAATGTTGCCATTATGCTTTCTTTCATTTGCATTTTCAGTGTAAACAGAGTCTTCCGTTATTCTAATGTCGCCATTGAAGTGAATATTTAAAATTTTCTTACATCTTGCATCATCTATATTAAATTCTAGTAAAGCTCTATCTTTAACTAGTGGGAATAATTTAATATTTGTATATACCTTAGTAGTATCACTAATCTGGGCTAATCTAGTAGTCTCAGAATTAGCAAAATCATTATCAGATACTGTAAGTACCCAACCTATTATACTATTAAGATAATTTCCAGCAAAGACTATCTGGTTTTTATTGATTCTCTGACAAACATCAATAGGATAGTCTAGGTTGTTTCTCTTTGAAACTGTTGATAGTTTCTTTTCAGCATTGTTAAATTCAAACATGTGAGTTTCAGTAACATTTGAATGTGAGTATATCAAAATAAACTTATCTAAACCACAAGCTTCAAAATAAATAGGTTTCTTAATCATACCTGTAGCTTTAACTATAGTACCTTCTAATTCACCCAATGATATCTTTCCACTATCAACTGGTATAATCTTTATTATGATTTCATCACCCTTAGCGAATGCTATAGCATATACACCACTTGCTACTTTACATACTGCAAATGAATCAACCTTATCATGTAATAGAGAATAAGTATTTGTAGTAGAATTCTCTATATATCCGGCAGCTATATTATATGTAGCACCATAAACCTTATTACCATCTTGCCATACATTGAATACAGTCTTTCTTTCAACCAAATCTACATATATATCGGATTCTTTTTTAAGATTATTTATACCTGTAGTAAGTTTGCATATAGGCTCTATTCTATGACGAGCTCTGGATATAAGGTTATTCCACATATCTATGTCTATTGGATTACCTCTACCAATTGCTGAGTCTTGTCCTGCTTTATATTTTGCTAGGGAGCAGTCAGTTATTTTCACACCTCCTTTACCCTGTAATATAAAATTTCCAGTTGTTCCATTATATCTTAAATGATATATGGAGTCTCTCTTTAATTCTCCTTCTATTAATTCGAATTTATCACTATTTAAAATAGGTTTGTAATCTAGGTTATTTATCCTAAGCTTACACTTATTCTTATTAGTTTCAGATATCTTCAATACTACAGACATCCCATCTATATATTCACCAAATGTACCATCTGCTAATCTTATAGAATATAGGTCTATATCATCTGAAGTTACCTTAGTACCTAGGTCATATATATCAGACCTCACATAGTCTTTATAATTAACCTTTTCTTCTACAACTTCCTGTAGTTCTTTGAATTCTTTATTTCCCACCTTCTCAGATAATTTTCTAAGTATAGTAGTAGCAAAGTTAGGGTCGTTACCAAGTGCTTCAGCAAATTGTCTAAATGCTGATAAGTCTGCTGCACCAGCCCATTCACCAAACTTTCTTTCAGTCTCATCCTTAGTATATACATCTTCTTTATTAGCTTTAGCATCCCATCTTGTTATATCTTCAGGTGATACCCATTTTCTATCTTCAGTTTCAGTTATGATTGAAGCTGGATGTGTATCAGGATGTACATAGTTGTATGGATTTAAACCTCTTAGTTTTTCCTTTTCCTGAGGAGTAAACCATATTCTTGATGTAGATTCAGCTACATTGTTAGCCTTAATTAATATATTTGGATGAAGTTTATCAGTAGTTATAGCATGGTTAGCTATATTCTGTGACTGTAATACAACCTTTTCATTTAAATTATACATCACGGCATAATAAAAAGTGAATAAGACTATCTGACCCTTCTTTAGGTGTGCATACTTTCTAGGTCTAAGAATTAACTGACTATCAGCTATATAATAATCTGCTGGTGGTACAACCTTATTGTCAATTATTAGGTTCATATAATTAGTCTTATGGTTATAATTAGAATATGGGTAAGGTATATTAATTACCCTTTGTCCATCCACATCCAACATTACATATTCTTCCTTATGATGCAACTTTCTAAGATAATCACTGGTATCATCATTTATAAAAGCATGCATATCATATTTGTGGTCAGAATAGATATTCCCTATAGTAGTAGACGGAGCCAAATAATTACCATCTTCATCAGTAATTATGGATGGAGTCAAATCATCTAAATGGGATATAACTTTCTGCACTTCTGCATGGGTGAACAATTCAATCCAACCTGTGGCATTGAATGCATATACCTTCTTAGATTCATTATCAAGATATATAGCATTATACTTAGGTGTGTGGATTCTCTTTAATTCACTATAGTTTGCAATTATAACGGCATTCAAAGTAATATTCTTTCTTATACCATCTTGGTCAATATATATCACTTCACCAGTTATAGCATTGTATTCGAAATTCTCTTTTGTGAAATTCATTGTTGCTGTATTAGGCATAGCTATGCTCCTTTCATTATGAGTTTTATTATAGTGTTAAAATAGGGAAGAAATATGGGGTAACGATATGTTACCCCATATAGTGATATCAAAATTATTTTTATTTAGAAAATATATTACTTATATCTTCTATTATACATCTTGATGAATTCTACGACTAATTCGTAAGTTTCATTTCTATTAGCACCAGCTATGACATTCTTAGCTTCAGATGGAGCACCTGAACCACCTATATGAATAATAGACTTATACTTATCTTTATTCTTATTGTAGTTTTCTACATGCATTGCAGGTACGCCAATTCTCTCTTCAAGTAATTCAGCATAAGTTCTATCTGGATCACTATTGTAAGTAATTAAGTCATATAGTGGAGCTTCCACTACTGGTGGCTGAACCTGAGGTTTAGCTTCTTCTGTAGGCTTAGGCTGTTCAGCTGGAATACCCTTACAGTAATATGCTGATACGAAACCATCACCAATCTTATACCAAGTCTTACCATTAACCTTATGTATTTCAGATACATAGATCTTGCTACCATGAGCATATGTACTGATAATTCTTGAACTTGGAGATGGCTGTTCTCTAACATTCAATACATCGTTAGGTGTATTAGTCATTACTGAGTAACCACCCTTAGTAATAGTAACCTTAGGGTTAGCTAAAGCTGGTACTTCAGCAACAGCAGAAGAATAACCTCCGTTTATTTCATATATATCAGAATCCTTAGATAAGTCAATGAATAACTTCTTAGGTTTCTTTACATCTGCTAAGAACTGAGTCCACCTTGATGATGTACTAGTGTAACCATGTGGACAGTCCTTTCTAGTGGCATCCCAATGTCTACATAATTTAGCATTAGGATATAAAGTCAATAATGCTTTAGCTAATTCAACTGTTAGGAAGTACATCCTATCCAGGTTTGAATCTGAGTTATAGCACATTTCAATAGATAGTGAATTTTCATTAACACATCCATTTAATCCAGTACCATAACCCTGATTTCCACCAACTGCCCAGGCTGTCGTTGAGTCACCAAGTATCTGAACTATATTCTTATCATCTACAAAGTAATGAGCTGATGCTCCTACATTGTTGCCCTGGAAATAAGTTCTATGTGCTGTAGCATTAGCACCTTTACTTGTATTAGCAGTCCAGTGAATTGCTATATATTTTATATTTGCTTTATTTCTTCCACCACCAAAATTATTTCTATTAGTTATAGGGTTGTATACAAATTTACCCCATAGCGATCCCTTATTTGGTGTCGCAGCGTGTGGAACCGAATTTGATCCAATAGCACCAGCTTCTTTATCTACTTCATACAATTTGTACTTTTCGATTAAAGCTTTAATTTGAGCACCATAACTTGGAGAAGTAGCATACCCTGAAGCTTGTAATGCTATACATGCTTTATTATAATCAGTCTCCCCGACAAATCCAGCATATCTACCTCTTACATTAGTCTTAGTACTATCATAAAAGAAATCTCCATGGTCTACTATAGAATCAGCCTGTGAATCATATGCTCTAAAGTCTGCATTGATATAGTATTTATTACCATGCTCATCAAACTCAGCTGTAGGCATATTGACTTTTCTACCAGTCCATGATGAACCAGCTTTTATACCAAACAAGTTATTCGCTTGTTTAGCAAGTCCACTTTCACCCCATCCAGATTCTAATATAGCCTGTGCTATTGAAACTGAAGGAAGGATTTTTCTATCCTTCCAACCTTGTATTGCACCAGCTTTAACTCCACTGATAAATGTCTGTTGTTCCATAGAATATTATCCTCCCTTTATTTATTAGGCAGCTTCCTGATTTATACCAGCTAGGTTCTTGAACATCTGATGTCCATAAACAGCAACGGCTGCATTTAATACACCCTGTACTATTGAATTGAATATCCACTTAAGAGTGTCAACTTCTGGAGTGTTAGCCTTGAAATAAAGACCACATACCAAGATAGATACTATACCAAGTATCAATGGAATGTATCCATTATCTACACCCTTAACGATGTCCTTTATAATCTTTCCCAATACTGCTAGGAATGGTATTACCACTGCTAGCTCAGGGTTTAGTAAATTTAAAATATTTGTATCCATAATAAATAATCCTCCTATTTTAATTTTGATACCTACTATTATGTAGAAAATGAGAAGTATCAAGGTAGTCATCAAGACTACCTTGAGTATTCATTTTACATTCTCACAAGTATTTCTTTATATTTATTATCCTACAACGACTATCTTATATGCTTTTAGTGCAGGAATATCAGTAGCATCAAATTTAACTTGTATGCTATTATCATTAACTATTTTTATGTCAGCAAATACAATTTCAGATGTAGCAACATCCCATAAGTTTACCATTATATCTGTTGTCCTAAGATTATGAGTTACAGTAACTGTACTATTTACTCCATCTCCAATAGTGTCTACAAACTTACCTGGCTTCTTATGAAGTAGGTTTGTTAGCTGTTCTCTTAGGTTGGCATCATTCTTAAGTATATCCTGGATTTCTCTTAGTGTATCATAAGCTGCATCTACACCTTCACCCATTATAGACTTGAATTTAGTATTAGTATAGTCCTTAGCAGCATTTATAGCAGCAGTCTTAGCTATAGTTACATTAGCATTTGTAGAATAGTCACCTTTTAACTGGTATCCTGTTAATACTTCAGTCTTAGCATATGGCGTTAAATCACTCTTAAGTGCATAATCACCTACTGGTTGATATGTAGTAGCAGCAGTAGTTTTCAATAAGTAATCTGCTAAGTCACGCCTATTAGCATACTCACCAGCTGGCTGATAGTTACTCAATTCTGTTGATTTAACATACTCTTCTAAGTTTTTCTTAGTAGCATATTCACCCTTAGGTTGATATTTCGTATCAGCATCTGCGGTCTTTAGATATACAGATAATTCAGACCTATCTACCTTATCAGCAAAACTCTGATTAGTAGGTACTTCGGACCTCTTAGCATATTTAGTTTCAGCATCTTCCTTCTTAAGGTATACAATATCTGTATTTTTCGTAACCTGAGTAACTTCTTGTTTAGTAGCATATTCACCCTTAGGTTGATATTTCGTATCAGCATCCATGGTCTTTAAATATGGTGCTAAATTTGTCTGAGTTAAATATTCACCCTTAGGCTGGAACATCCCTCTCAATTCTACAGTAGTAGAATAATCAGCTAGTTTACTCTTTTCAACATATTCACCCTTAGGTTGATAATTAGCTAACTGTGACTTATCAGCTTTATCAGTAAGAGATGATTTAAGTGCATAATCATTTTTTATCTGTAGTATGGTAGCACTCTGTCCAATCAATGCTTCAAACTTGGCATCAATTATGACTTGACTTGGTTTCCATATCATTGAAAAATCACTCCTTTTCTATAAAATAAAACATTTTATCCCATTACCACTACCCTATACTGGTCAGGTACAGGAGTTTCTTCAAATAGTAACTGAATCATATTCTCGTCTAATATTATTATATCACATACCATATACTGAGGTGGCATTGTATTAGTCCATACATTCACCATAATATCTCGAGTATTTAAGTTATGTGTTACAACTATCTCATTCCTGATTCCATCACCTATATTTTTAGTATATTTTTTAATACCACTACCAGTCGCAGGAGGGATAACCTGACCTGGGTCTGGTGGCTGTGGTGGTTGAGGTGGTGGAACCACAGGAACTTCGACTTTTTTAACATATAAACCATCATCAAGCATCTGTATCGTATTATCAGGTTTCTTAGAAATTTTAACTACTGGTACATGTTGATTATCATTAATTAAATTCTCAACCTGTTGAACAAGTGGTATTTTGTATAAACCGCCTTGTATTACCATATATAGACCTAATCCTTCTCCTGAAGTTACAGAAATTAACTGACCATCATATGATGGTATAGATGCTGCATACAATTTGGCTTCATCGAGTGTTTCAAATGTACTATCAGCTTCTATTGGTCCATCATACATTCTCCTGAGAGGTTTATATAGAGGTGTAAGATTGTTTGAATACATATTATATCACCCCTTAAATTGTGACATCAAATACATCATTTGTTACAAATGGAGATACTGGTTTATATGTGTAAATATAATAATCTATACTCCTATAATTATTAGCACCTTCTACTAAAGTTATTGAAGTAGCAAATTCTTCCTTTAATTCAACTCCAGCAACCCTAGATTTTATTGATGCAATTGGACCATAAATTTTAGGGTATGCTATAACAACCTGGTTATCCCCTCTAGCAACTTCTATCATAAATTCTGAGTCCTTCTTAGCACCTAGAATCTTATTAGAAATTCCTCTAACCTGAGATGATGTATCAAAATTAAGAATCTGATTTGATGACTGATACCATACAAATCTTTCACCAATTAACTGGCAAATATCTTCTACAGTACCACCCTTAATCTTACCTTCTTCTTGTAGCTCACCAATATTATTAGTCTTAGCTTCACCATCACCATACTTAACTACAGCCTTATATTGAAGTAAATCAGAATCTGTAATCATTATAGGTTCTGGAGTAGTCCATTCTTTTACAGTATGCTTAGAGAAGAATATTGGGTCACCAAATGAGTTATTTAATCCCTTAAGGAATAGCATTGACTCAACTGCACCACCATCTCCACCATCATACTGAATCTTGAAGTTGTGTTTCATATAAGTACCAGACTCTACTCTGATTATAGTAGGTGATATCTTTATACTAGGTTTCTTGTAAACTACATCAATTACCTTAGTAAACATATTCTTTAAGATTTCTTCTAACGAAGTACCCTGTGGAATTACATCACCTGGCTTATATTTACCTATTGTCTGGTCTACTGAAACTATAGGTTTAGTAGTTCTTACAACTGTAGTAGGTACATTAGCCATTGGACCATCATATCCACCAGCTAAGTTACCCTTTTCAACCAACTTCTTTATGTATTCCCTAACCGACTTAACTGTAACTAGCATCCCATCAATTTCAGGATTTTCAATTATAGGTGCATCAGTTGTAGGAATCTTATCTGATACTCTAGGTATTGCTGATTCAAACTTGTTGTTCTTCCATATCAATACTTCTTTAGTATCAGTATTTATATAAATAGTATTCTCATCACCTTCCATTGGAATTGATGAATTGTCTATAAGGTGAATATTCCCACTATATAAGGTATCACCTTTGAATAATTGCCCATTTGTTAAGAAATACAAAGTATGTGGGTCTTTTTCTGCAAGATTGTGAAACTTCTCTGGTGTAGTTTCAATCAGTCTAAATCGTCTTGAATTATAATCTCCCATATTTTCACCCCACTTTATAAATCAGTATGCCATACATTGTCATCTTCTTTGTATTCGGCAATCTTATCTTCTGTACCCTTCTTATCATAATAATGCTCATCAATGTAAGCCTTATTGTAGAAGCTATCATCAACATCATTCTTGTTGTAGTAGAATTTGCTAAGGTATTCAGAAGATACATTGCTAAATCCATTATTATTGAATGTCTCAGCTCTGCCTATCCACATATCTCCACCTGTCCATGTTTCAAATGTATACAGGTTATGTGAACCTTTAGCTGGCTGAGTATCCAATGAATTATCCCACTGGATTTTACCATCAAATTTCAATTCAGGACAGAAATCTTCTGAAGTTAATAGCATCCATCTAATTCTACTATATCTATCTACAGTATCTTTAGGAAGGACAACTGTTAAGTTTCCCATAGGACTAGCAGTCATCTGATTTCTACTAGTTCTCAAGTATACCTTACCATTGTAAGGTGGATTATCTGAAGACTCTAACCTTTGACCATTATCTGGGTTTGAAGGACCTATTATATCCTTATGATCTTTACCAGTTTCAGCACCAGATAAGTTAGTACCACCCTGATAATCAGAATCTAATCTAACCCATGATATCTTACCATCCTTACCCTTTACAGGGAAAGAACCTGTAGGTGCTTCTCTGAAACCTTTAATCTGCACATCATTATTACGCACATCTATAGACCTAGTATCATATACATTATTCTTAGTTATGTATGATACTTCATCTGATAAGTGATGAGCCTTTAAACCTTTACCAATTTCAACTCTAATGGTATTTAAAAATTCAGTAAGGTTGACTTTACCTACACCCTGAATTTCAACTTCAATACGCTCACCAGTTACCAACTCTAAGGAACTAAGTATATTTTTAGTTACATCAAATATAACTTCTCTATCTGTAGCTGACACTACATAAATATGACCACCATTAGCATAGTCGATAAGAATTTCTTTTTCAACAGCCTTATGCTTATCGTTATAATCTAAAGCTATAAATGGTGTTCTTGCTTTAGTATATCCCATTAGTTTGGTCTCCTTTCTAAAAGTTCTACTCACTCAATGTTGGTACAATGATATTACCATCGCTATCTAAATCTAATTCTTCTGTATCATAGTCATATATAAACTCATCACCCTCCGTTACATATGGCTTATTCCAGAAGTCTCTGATTATCTTATGAACGATATGTTTCATATCAACTGAATCTTCATCGAATGGTCTCTCTTTATTACCATCATAACTTAGATTTGTTTCACCAAACAAAGTATTTAATTTTTCAGGTAACTTTAATTCGTCAATACTCCTAGTAAATCTTTCCATTATATCAGTATTATATGTAAATAATTTATCTAGTATATCGATACTATTAATATGTTTTATAACGCTGACATTGTGGATTGACTCACTATTCTGTATCTTGATGATATTCTTAGATACATTCTCGATATCATCACTGTAAATCTTTCTACCATTGATATATATTAAGTATAACTCTTTATCTATATTATAAGATAGCTTAGATTTATCAATCATTATCATACCTGAATTAGTATCTATCTTCTTTTCAGTATGTACTTCAGTTAATTTATCTGGTACATAAAAGATTTCTACCATATCCCCAGGCTTAAGAGTTATATTAGTATAAAAACAATTTCTATGGAATGGTCTAGTATTCTTAACTAAAGTAATCTTAAAATTACTCCTATTAATCTTCCTACCATTTATGTATACTAAGTACCTATCTATATCCATACAGAATCTGAATTCTTTTGTTAAGTCAAAGTCTGTGATACCATCACGCCTAATCTTCTTATACATATATCTAAATTGTCTATTAGATACAAGACTACAGTTCTTATCATAATAGAATGGGTGCTTAGGAATGATTTCAAATACATTATCACTATCTATATACCTATATCTAAAAGGTATAGTATACTGAGCAGTATCTGAAATCTCTATATCAAAGTATTTATGGTCATCATATAGATTAGTGGAGAATAAAGTAAAATCATCTAAATCTACATCTTCTCCAATATAATACTGGTCATCATTGTTTGATTTAAGTACTATATCTTTTACTAAGTTATATGACTTCTTAAAATACATGATTTCAAAAACATCATTATCTTTTATATCTTTAGCTTCTATATAAAAAGAAAAGTCAGTATCTTTATATGAAATAGTATGGTACTGTTTACATAATAAACCATTCTGGTGAATGATTACCTTATTATAATTCTCACCATCTTTTCTAGTTGACATTGTAATGTAATTATTCTCGTCAATTAGAGATTTCATATGGATTCCTGTATAAGTAGCATATCTTATATTACTTATATCTTTATATATAGAATTCATAAATTCTGAATTATACTCCATTATGTATTTCAATGCATTGGCATAATTCTCTTCATAAGTTTTATTCCTATCAAAGCCAAAATCAAAGTCTCTATCAAACTTAAGTAAGTCTTTAGTCCTATGAGGAACACCTTGAAGTACATTGTTTGATGTATTACCATGATTATAGAAGAATAGTCTTATATCATAAGTACGATTCTCAGGTTCTTTAGTAAGGAAGAAAGAATTATAGTCTACCTTATTAAAAATCTTTTTATCTATAGCTCTTCTAGGTAATATACCTTCAGCAAAATATATGATATTATCACTACTGATATACTTATCTTCAGTTACTATTTCAGTATCATATACCAAACCAGTCTGTACTCTAAACATATCAGTCTCAAAGTCAGTTCTTTGTGAATCTGAAGTTATTATAGTATAAGTACCATTTGCAGTAGGTACACCGGCTTGTAATTTACCATCAGAGTCAAATACAAATATAGGGTCTTCAAATAAACCAAAGTTGCTTGTTTGAATAGACTGTAAAGTCATATCAGCTCTATACTTAATAGCAGTCAATGGTAATAATATACATTGTATATCATCATGGTCAACCCATGCCTTCACATCTATATTTCTAAGGTATATATAAGTATACCTATGAGTAGCCCTGATTAATATGTCTTCCCATTTAATGAACCTACCCTGATAAAATAGTAAGAATGGTCTTACCATATTCTTACTTACAAGATATTCAAGGTTTTCAATAAATGTAGTATTTGAATAATTTGGTCTTATTGGTAAATTGTTTGATACAAAATATAATGAATTTTTATAGAATCCTCGATTGTGAGCAACTGAATCATACTTATACATTCTTTCTACATGTAAATCGAATAATGAAGGTATTGATACCCTCTGTAGATTCTTATAATGTGTATCAGTATATGCTGAAAGTTGACTAACTCTTGAGCTTATTCTTTTATCCATATATTTTACCCCCAATCAACATGACTTCATGTCCTATTGAGTTAACCTTACCAGTTATAGTTTGGATAAGATTGATATTACATGTATAAGAAGATACATATAAATTAGTAAATAGAGTTAAGAAAGCTGGTAGTATTTCCATAGCAAACTCAGTTCCTACACCATATAAACTAATCCACTTCTCTAAGAATATAGCAGTAGTAAGTTTCTCTAAACCTGGTAGCTTAGCCAAAACATTGTTTATGAATACATCAATATTCTCATAAGCTTCTGGTTCATCTGCATTTAATAATGCTATCTCATGGTCAGTTACACTGGTATCTTTCTTAGCCAGCTTTAAAGCTTTTTCCATATCAAATCTCATAAGATTTCTATAGAAATAAATCTTGCTGAAAAGATTAACCTTTTCTTTAAGAGCCGTAATAGAATTTATCTTATATAGATAATGAAGGATGTGATTTACTAATCTAGCAAATGCTTCACCACCATTAACTATAATTTTACTATTAGCAGTGTATACTCCGGGTTTCATTAAATATGTATAATGAGTTGCAGCAGATACAGAATATCCCATCATAGCAGATTCAGTATTGCTATTAAGTACATATGCATTACTCTTCAAATGTACATCAAGAAGATGAGCATTTATTATAGCCAAGTGCTGATTCTTATTTTTACCCTTAGTTATAGCAAAAGCATTAAATGCTTTTACAACTGGGAAGTTCTTATTTGGTACAAAGAATACACACCTGTCAGATGCCACAAACTTATATAACCACTTTGGATAAGAATGTTTAAATGAATTTAATACATAATAAAACTTATCTGTATTCTTATCTAATTCTTCTGAATGCTTTATATATGCTAGCAATTTAGTCTCATATACACCAGAGTTAAATAAGAAACATTCGCTATATAATTTTGGTTGTTTACTATCTATTGACATTGGTTTTACCTCCTTTATTAGTCTTATTAGCTTACATATATGTTCGAAAATAACACAGTACAAAAATAATCATTAGAAATGGTCTCATTTTAACATATGAGTAATGTTTCACTAAATTATAAGGAGGTAAAGACACATGGGAAAAATAGGTTTTAATGACTTATCTACTGAAGTTGCTATGCAAATATGTAACAAGTTCAGAATAGAAAAGTCTATTCATACAATCGATAAAAATACTATTTCAGTTCCAATTAACATAGAATTCGACCCTAAGTTGGATGAACTTATTGTAATCAAGAACAGTACTGTCTTAAGTGCTGCCGAATATAAGTTCTCAGAAAATGGGACACATATAAGCCCTGTTAATGTAAGAGCTTGGGAAGCAAGCAAGATTTATACCGTCGAATTTAACTTCATTGTATTGAAATCAGTTTTACCAGGTACTAGTGCGGCTATGTGGCGTAATACATATACTATTAAAGCACCAACAAGAGGTGTGCCTATAACTGTACAAGGTTTTGATGGTAAGTCTGATAGTATATTGGTAGTTAAGAATGGTACGGTACTTGCTAATGATGAATATGAAATCAAAGATGGAATATTATACCCAGGTGGGGATGTCGATAACCAATGGGAAGCAACTGCTAAGATACCAGTTCACTTCGACTTCATAGTGTTTAAACATTCACATATGCAGAAAGGGGTAATCAATGGATTCCACATACAAGATGGAACAATAAATATGGATGCCCTACATCCTGACATAAGAAACACTCTAAACTTAGTAACTTTCATGTCTAATAGGCTTGCATTTCTACTGGATGCTATAGATAAATATGGTAACTATGAACTTAGGACTTATATAGCTGAGCATATAGACAAGCCTGAAGATGCTACTAAGAAGATGATTGAAGAAGCTACTGTTAAATACAATAAAGCTGTATCAAGTTTCTATGAGTTAGGAGATAAGATTGAAGTTAAACATAGAGAAGTTATGGATAAGCTTCAAACACTTGGTATGATAAAAGATTTAAGTAATGCAGCTGACCTAGAAGGTAAGACTAAGCTGAAGGAACTATTGGTTAAGTTTGACTTATTGAAGAAAGAACCTAACCTAGATTTCTGGAAGTTAAGTGCTGACAAGACTGTTATAAAACAGATAAGAAGAGATGGCTTAGGCTATCATAATTACAGTGCTAGCACTGGTGAATTTATAAATAGTACATCGATATAGAAAAGGGGGTTTAAAAATTGATTAAAGTAATTAAAACTAATGCAGCGATGCTTAAAGAATTTCCTGTATTAAAAGATACCCTTTTATATACTATAGATACTAACGAGACTTATTTTGACTTGAATAATACTGAAAGAATGCAGATAAAGACTGGTATTCAATGTGCTAATGAAAACCAGATATTTGCTACTATAAATCCAAGTCCTAATAAGATTTTCATATCTAGGAAAACAAACAAAATATATAGAAGAAGTGACAACAGATTTGAAGAAATAACTGATCGTTTACAGTTAGTAGATTTATTAATTTCTGTAAAGGAAATGAAACCTGTAGTACTTAGAGAGCATGGTGTTAATATAGCACCAAGAACTTTGATGAAACAGGTATTTACTGAAGATGGTAGAACTCTTGAAGAGATAATAAAGAATAGAGGTTTAGATAGGCATACTTTTATACTTAGAAGGTATGTGACTCTTGAAGCTGAACAAGACCATCAAAAGGTATTTACTATACCATATCCAATTGAAGGTTATGATATAAAGAAATTCCCTATTGATGTAATCTTTGGTAATAATGAATGGATTACTCCAAATCATTATGCTATATCAAGAGAACAAATGGTATTCAGTGATGTATTTGCTGCAAGAATACTAAAGGGTAATCTTATCACCCTAATATTCTATTATACTGAAACTATACCTTTTGGTGAGCATATTAATGCTAATACTATCAACGGTAGATATGTTGTATTTTCCAATGAAGAACCACCAGAAGCTAGAGTTGGAGATATCTGGTTTAATCTTAAAGATAAACTAGGTTTAGAGAAGACTGCTACTGGATGGAAAGATATTTTGAACCCTGAAGATATAGATGTTATCACATCTAATATTAGAATGGCTTCAGGTGTGATGGAAATTCCTATCAATTTAGATTTTGATAAAACTAGGGATGCTATAGAGGTTTATAGAAATGGTGTTTTCTATGCCGAATCATTAGACTATAAAGTCTCAGATGATAGCAAGACTATAACACTATTGGAACCTGATGTGTTCATCATACCTGATGAAATGCATGAGTATGTTTTCAAAGTAACTAAGAATGCTATCCCGAGAAAAATCAATGGAATTGTCATCGAACCTTAAAATAGTTATTGAAAAATCTATAACTATCTTTAGAAGGAGTGTGATAAAAACATGAGTATTCCTGATATGCGTCAAGCAATGGATTTGTTTATCATGTATGGATTGTCATCAATGTTTGTATTTTTTGGGGCATTCATCTATGAAATGTATTTGATATATAAGAACTACAGTCATAGAATCGCATTAGATAGGCTTTTAATGTCTACGGTTGTTGGCTCAGTTGTAGCTCTATTTGTAATTAGTGAGATTGGTCACAGGTTTGTCTTTGTCCAATGTCTTGCTATTGCATTCTTAATAGGTCTATTAGGATTTCAAATACTTATCAGAATTTCAAAACTTGACTTTTGGATAGAATTATACAATAGATTTAGAAATAAATAAAAAGCTAGGTAGTAGGTCTATGCCTACTACCTAATTAATCTCTTTTATGCTTATCCATTCTATGTGCTTTCTTATCAGTCATTTCTAGTAGTCTAGTATTTACGAATTCCTTATTCAAATAACATACTACACCAACTCTTGATGCATACTTAGGTCTTTTTATTCTACCTATTAAAGTATTCCAGTTCATTTCTAAGTCTACTGGTCTACCAACACTATAGACTTTAAAATCTAAATATGCTTTAGGATTGATATAAGTTGGTTTGACTTTCTTATGTACATATTCCACATCTGAATCTTTAATCAGTTCATTTAAATCTATATAAGCATATTCATCCATATGTTTATATGTATCCTCATATAACTGTAACTCTTGTTCAAACCTAGCCTTATATTCGAGTGTGCCTCTCACATAACCTTCATTCCTAATCTTATAATCTATTTCATCCTTAGAATCAAATATATCCCAATCAGCTTTGATAAATACTTTCCATCCATCCTTATTTATATCAGGTATATTTGGAATGACTATATCATGTAATGCTATATATTCATACCTAGAGTCTAATTCATCAAATTTAAATATGTCTTCATGTTTATTTTCAGAATAGTATACAAATAATTTAGGTGTGGTAAATGTAAGATTTACCGGGATTTCTATAGTAAAGTTATCACTTGTCATATTTACTCTTTCACCATCATCTACTGATAAATGCTCAAGGCATGATATATGCATCGATAAATCCATTATTCTTACAAAGTATTCCATATGCTGATTAATTGACCTAATTTTATATGTAAATGGGAAGTATGAATACTGATTTAAATAAGATATAAAATCATGTATTTCAACAACTTCTTCCTTCTCAACTTTAAAACCAGCATCCCTAGCAACCTGTAATATAATAGCTCTAGGAATGTGAAAATCTATATCACAGTCTGTAATCTGACTCTCACCTATTCGTAAAGCTTGTTTTAAATAATGCACCCATTCTAACTGCATAGCCTTAGATTTCAACCTAATCTTAAAGGTATAATTAAATCGTATAATCTGAGATGACATAGCTAAATGGATATTATGTTTAGGGTCATTAAAGAAGCAAGCCTTCCTAGTCCTATTAACAAATATATCCATACCACCATCTGGAAGTCTATCTTCATTATTATAAAAATCCATATCCAATCTGGATTCTATCGCTAGTGATGGTACATCTTTTTTTAAATCCTTTATAGCATTATAATGTCTGAATGTATCTAATGCATTCCTGTCCACTATATGTATTGATTTAAATGTATTTTCATTAACTCTATTAAAAAACCAAGTTCTAATATATTCCATCCCTAATGAGTATGTATGAACTAAAGATGGTGTTATTATACTTGCTTTCATTTCTGGTCTTTGTTCTTGAATTGTCATTATATAACTCCTTTCAATTAAAGTATATATAATAATGTTCCATATTGGTAAAAAATGAAAAAAAAGAAGCATCCAATTAAGGATGCTTATTTCTCCAATCTTTCTAAAAATCTATCAGTTTTAAACACTGCAACTTTTTCAATATCAGATAGGTTTACACCTTTAGTTAACAACATCTGATATTTTATACATGATAAGACATCAGCTATTTCTTCATTCAGATTCATAACTGCATCATCAGTAGTGATTGGAGTTTTAAATCCAATACCTTTACTCCTCTTATATTTACTTATAGCTTGAATAAGTTCTGAACATTCTTCAGCTAACATATCAAGGTTATCAATCTCACTACGATTATATAATACCTCGAAATCTTTCTTACTCATAGAAAAGTCTACAAACATTTTTACACCTCCTATATATTTCTCTTAAATCTAAGTAAACCTTTAGAAATTATTTTCATTATAAAATTCTGGAATATTGTAGGTAAATCAGAAAATGGAATGTCGTTTGATCCATATTTATTTTCTGCTTTATCCGTAAATATTACAATAATATTTTCAGTTGGATTTATTCTAGTATTCATTATCCAAAATTTAATTTCCATTGTAAGATACAATGAATCTAGTTTTATTTCATAATAATGAAATAAATTATCAGTCCTGTATATAAACCCTAATTCTTCAAAACTAGAACGTGGGTGTACTCGATTTATTTTATAATTATCTAAATCATACTTATAATCTAGATACTTGTTTATACATTCAAGCATTTTGGTAGGGCTGTGCATAATTTCATAAATATTATGTATACTTGGAACCTCAATGGCATCTTCGATAAACTTATAATATGTATCATAATCATCACCAATATAACTCTCCCATTCAACCCCCAATGCCTCTATATTGACCGAAATCTCTAATCGATTTTTCTAATGCTTTTAAATCATCCAGTCTAACATACACCTTCAACTTATCCAAATATGACCCTTTTAAAACTATTATTTTCATACCTATAACCTCCATTGTTTTAAAATAATTTATATAAAAATAAAAATCGATATAATAGAGACATCCAAATTAATGGATGTCTCTAATAGTAGTATCAATTTCTATATAATAAATACCGTTTGTTACATCGGTATTAACTACCCTACAAACACCATTATAATTCTTATTAAAGAAATTATTAATGTTTATATGGAATCTAGGGTTTGGTTTTACTTCATTATTAACCATCTTAACTAGGTAATGCTGTTCAGGCTTGATCCTCCTGACTAGCTTTTCAAGTTCTTTGATATGTGGTATATTTTCTACAGAGAATAATGCATACCAAACATCATCAACTTTATCTCCAGCTGGTTGCTGGAGTCTTGATGGGTAAAATTCGTCACCTTCTATAGGTGGCATACCTGCATATATCTCAGGTATTTTATCACCATCTTCGATATAGTAATCTGTAGTATATTTAGGTGGATTTAATAATTCATAAATCTGCTCCCTACAAGCTGCACCTGCTATAGCAAGAATAATTAATATAGCTAATATGATATATTTTTTCATGATATCACTCTCCTTTAATACTTAGTTAGATATACCTGGAATATGCCATTAGAGTCGCATTCATCTTCCATTCTAACTACACCAAGACCTTTAGCTTCATAGTGTTCTCTGAAGTAACGGTTTATGTTAAATGAGAATGTTTCATCACCAATAGCCCCTTGATAAGCTACTGGTATAGTATCACTATCACCAGACTCCATCATAATTAAAGCAGATTCTATAATTTCTACAACCTGCTTCTGTTCATCTGATAGAATGTCATACTTGCTACCATCATTTGTGATATTATGAGTTGTCCCATCATCTTCAACAGGAGTTCCATTATTAGTAGTCCTATTATTTTTGATTTCATCACGATACTGTTCTTTTATTAACTCATTACCTAAGTGCTGTATTTCCCATAAATCTTTTGCAATTGGGATTGTGTATAACAACACACCTGAAACAACTATAGCCACTACGGCTATTATTATATTCTTCATATCCTTCTTCATAATAAGTACCTCCTTTTAAAAACTATATTATATTTATTATTATGATTCATTATAATAATATACAATTAAAAAATTACATAATATCAAAAATTATATGACTTATTACAAAAAAAAGAATATGGAGCTTTGGGGTTACCCCATATTCTTTTTGATATGTTGTTCGAGGTGCGAAGTTGTAGGTAGGAGTCACACCCCGAATAGTAAAGGAGTCAGGGTTTCAATTAGAGGAAAAACCCTGAGCATAACATAGTACTGGGTAAGTAGTATGAAACCAGCACTATTGTTAAATTGCACATGATACATAATTCGGATCTACCATGTGCAATGAATTACAATTTTATTTAGGCATAACTCCTAAATAGAAGTTATACCATGCTCATTCCTCAAAGCGAAGACCTCTTCGTTTCCAAGGATAACCTGTGGGTAATAAGACCCACTTTCCCTATCGAAGTGCATCAACTTCAAAGGGATAAGGTTGTTTATACAGTACCTTATAACTGTAGTGCATGCAACAGTTAATCCTGTTACATACAATTCAAGAGCCTCCACATCTTGTAGAGACTCATGGGCAGTGTTCATCATACCCTGTAGATCTGTAGGATCTACGATATTTCCGAATACATACCCAGAAACTGGAAGCTCGTGTCTTCCAGCACATAATCCTAAAACTGTTATATTCTTCTTCATAATATTACCTCCTTTAAAATCATATTTATATTTATTATTATGAATCACCACAATAATATATAATCATAAATATTGACTTTTACAAAAAGGAGATAATATGAGTATGGGCATACAAACCCATACCCAACTTATATATCTTTATATTGTTTCTTTTAAGCAATCTTCTATTGCAGATAATTGCTCTGGTGTATATGTACACATATTCTTTAAAGAATTTATATTAACCAATAAATCTTTATTATGAATAACTGTATCATTTACATATCCATCCTCATGTGAGATGTATAAAGCATTACGAGGATTGAATATATTCTCAGCAGCTTCTAAGAATTCTTTGCTTATTATTCTCATTACATTTTCCTGGTCACCATCAAAATCAGCAGCGAATAATCCTAATATCTGTAATGGTATTCCTATAGAATATTCTTCATTCATTGAATTCACATAAAATTGTTCAATCGAACCAAATTCTATTGTAGGGTTTCTATTAAGTAATACTGGAATACCTCTACCTGAATTCTTTATGATATTATTTATAATATTCTTTACTATACCTCTCTCATTCGATGCAGGTTCTGAGTTAGCAGTATTCCACATCATTACAGCCTTATTTGGAGATATATTATAAGACTTATCCATTACATTGATTATATCGAACTTAAGAAGTTCAGTCAATGCAGCATATGGTAACTCTATCTCATCTATTCTTGATGGTCTAGGTTTGATAACAGCTCTTGCTGTAAAGTTATACCTTCCACCGAATAAACCTCTAAACTCACCATGTTTCTGAGCTAAGGTATTAATAATTGATTGATATAATTTATCATACTCAGCCTGTATTACATACAATGACCTATCAGCTCTCTCATTAGTCCTATCATACACATTCTTATTAAGATTTGTAACATTCTTAGATATGATAGTATAATGCTCATTGATTTTATCATAATCAAAATGACCACCAGTAATCTTTACTGGTCTTAGATGGATAGTATATACTGGTATAGTATCGGTAAATATGATATCGAATGATTTTACAATATCATTGTATATTGCAATCTTCTTAGGATTGGACTTATTCTTATTTCTATAAAATTCCAATACCTCGTGAATCCTATCCCTAAATGCAATCAACCCTATACCTTTAAAAGGTTCCTTCTTAGTCGGTTCTGATTTAATTACATTACCATCTTCATCTTTTTCCAAGTCTAAATTGATTATAGACTCTAGCACATTTTGTCCTATGAATGATTTTAACTGTCTGAATACTATTGGGTGAATTATCTTATAATTATCGATAATTATATACCCAAAATATGTGAAGTCATCACCTATATACTTTACAGGCTTATTACATTTATCACATATAGTATTTTCATAAGTTGTACCTGTAATTCTGCCACACTCACATTGATATCTATGAGTGAAAGGATTTTCACTGTATTCACTTTCACCAAATTTGGGTGAGTAAATAGTTGTTTCAGATTTTAATGCTTTCTTGATAGTGTTATCATGTGTGGTTATCCTGAATCCACGATTAGTAGCTATATTATATCTAGCTTCTTTTTCAATATCGATTTTGACTAATCGAGTTTCTAAAGTATAATCTGGATTTCTAGGATAGTGTACCCTTACATTCAAATTACTCATATAAACTAAACCCCCTTCTTATAAATATTGTACATCTCATATATATAATATATGACAATAAACCATATTGGTATTATATCGTTGTCAATTAAGTATTTTTCGAAAATAATACCATATAGCATTTAGCTATATGGTAATAAATTTATTTAATCTCTTTTTCTCCATCAAAACCAAAAGCTTTTTCAATATCCATATCTCTAACCTTTTTAGTTGAATCGTGGAATGATTTCATGGCTAGATTCTTAAGTTTAGAAGGGATAGCAGGTAAAGCCAAACCTACATTCTCCATATTCAATCTTCTAAATAAAGTACCTGCACATCTTTCACATATATAATTTTTAGACTTACACATAGATGAGAATCTTAGGTTTACATACTTACCTTTATATTTATCTAGATTCTCTGATGTCAATTCTACGAATTTATTACCTTCAACTATATATGAATATATCCAATCTTGTGGACGATCTAATTTAACTCTGATTGTATGTTTAGTACCACAATCTGACCCCTTAGGACCTATTTTAATATGCTGAAAAGCTGCAACGAATAACTTTTCTATATATCCACCTATCTGAGTCTTATTACCTCTAGCATAAGCACCCTCAACCATTGAGTTTGCAATTATATGATATTCTTCACCAGATATACCGTCAGCATAATTTGATGTAGTAACTTTAAATTCTCCAGTCAATGGATCTTTTGTAGCACCTTTCATCATATATGTATTCTTCAAATGGTTATTGATATTACCTCTTGCACCTGACATATAACTGTCCATCGCTTCATTATCTTTAAGAATTTCCATTGATTTGTTAATCAATTCTTTTTCCATCTTATTTGCAACAAATACATCACCTTTAGCAATAGCTTCTTTATTTTCCTTAACCAACCTATTCTTAGTAGCTTCTAGTTTACTTGATAAGGTAATTAATTCTTCACTATCATTTGGTGATATTATTGATGCAAATGGCATCATGAATTCATTATATTCAATATATCTTTTATAATCTGGCACAGTCAGTCTATCTTCTAATATAGCATATGCAATCTTCTTATTTATTGAAAGATATTCACCCTCAGTCAATGTATTAGATATATACCCTGTAACATTTATAACCGTAGGTTCTAATACAAGTTTATTATATATCCATATACCTACTGTAGTTGTAAAACTATTTATATTAGTTTTACCATTGATTGTTATACTGCCAGCTGGTATAGATATTATATCATATGGATTTACAGTTTTCTTACTCTTATCATCAAAGTCACCAAATAACTCCATCAGGTAAGTACGGTTTAAATGTTCATCAGTATTTATATTTACTATCCTATCAACCAATTCTTTATCAGTTATAAGTTTACTCTTTCTCTTATTAGCCACCTGATATCACCTCCAATTTATATTTCATCAGCTAAAATTATATCATCATATATTGATAAATCTTGTCCTTCATCTTTCACAAATGGACATCCATATTTATTTGATAATAATATAGCCATGGTTAACTTGGTATCAGATTTGAATGTAACTATACATTTATTATCCTTAGTAATTGGGGTTATATTATCTGCAAATGATTTTTTATATTTAGCCCTGTATTCTTCTATCTGACTCTTATTGAATTTACTAAACATAGTACCTTGCTGTATTAACTGATATCTTTCAGATTCGAATATCTCTAGATACAGTGATTCAAAATTGTCAGCATAGGTATCATTATATAATGATGCTTCACCATAAGATTCATAGTCTCCAGTATATCTATAGCCCATTACATTATAAATGATATCTAACATAGTCAAGTTCCTATCCTTACTATATTTAATGTAATCAGAATCTTCTAATCTAATTATTTGTGATATTTTATCATATAATAATATGATATTATCGTTTAAAGATTCTATAGTTAAATTATTAGGGTCTATATTTAAAAAGGTATTTACCCTTGAACCTTTCATGATATTATCACAAACAAAGATAAATATAATGTATATTAAGTCACCTCTTAATCCACATTCCATACCATTTTCAACACAGAGTTTGACTAGGTCATAAACTGCTATATATCTAAATGGTAAGCCTAATTTAATCTTACTATATTTAGCTAATGTGGAAGGTCTTATTACTGAATCACCAAAAATCTTTAATTGATTTAGTATTGCCATAATATATTACACCTCCACATGAATTTCATTTTTATATTTTACACCATAATCATTATAATCTGACTCTCGTATAAAACTAGCTTTAGGATATTTGGTATATAAAGCTATAACATCAGTCACATTTAGATTGTCTTGATATATAATCAAGGTACCATCCATTGCAACTTTATCAGTCTCTTGATATTGGATTACATTGTCTATCTTAGTAGTCAGAATTCCATCTTCATTGAACTTATAACTTTGACCATCTATATTAAGTGTAGTATTTACAGTTAAAGCTCCATTATACTTCCTATCAAAATAATAAATATTACCATTGATTTGTTTCCAACCATATGATAGGTTTCCAAGTTTATCAAATATGTAATACTTACCATTAATATTCTTTATAGTATTGAAGTACTTATAATTTTGCTTATAGTATGACATAGTACCATCATCATTGTAATACCAACCATGACGAATTTCATCTTCTTCATTTTCTCCAACTTCATCAAGAGGTGGTATACCCATTTTTCTTGATGTACTATCTATACCTATAGCTAAAGCACCTGCTAATAAATCCATACCTTTACGATTTATAATATGCACATCCTTCTTCGAGGTACAGTAAAATAACTCAACTACAACACTGGTCGGTTCAGCATCAGTGATGATATATAATGGTGGAGTATGCACTCCACCATTGATAAATCCTAATTTATGAAGACTACTACAAATTCTTTTACTTACGATATAACCGTAATTATCACCACTCTTATAATATACATTCACACCTGACTTCTTATCTTTATCTAGAGATGCATTCAGGTGTAATTCGATAACCAAATCATATATACATTTACCATGATTATCTTTCATATTAATTCTAGGTAATTTATATGACAATTCTTCTTTTGGTTTCTTGAATAAATTTTCAGGTGGTGCAATCATATCACACTTATATCCCATACCTATAAACTTTTCTTTTATCACTGGTAGCAATTCTAAGATATATGAATATTCATCAATATATCCTTTAGCCCCAGATGATGAACCGTTAGACAGTATGCTATGTCCTGTCAATAAAGCTATTCTCATAATAGTCACCATTTATAAACTAATAATATAGAGTATATGTGATATCTAATCCCTTACTGTTTTCAATCAATGATTCAACCGGGAAATGGAACTTAGTAAGTGGTCTTATATCCTGGAAATAATCTACTCCATTGATATTCTTCTTCCAAGCAGTTAGTATAGAAAGAGAAGATAATCTTGATTCTTCCTGACCAACTGTTAGGTTAAAGAAGTCTCTACAGTCTTCCTGATTTATAATGAAGTGCATCTTTACGAAAGTATTAACTTCATCAGTTCTTTCAGAAGTATAGATATTTTCATCTATTGGAGTACCATCTAGGTATCTCTGCTGTACTGTTTCAGATACAGATTCGAAAGTCTTGAAATAGTAAGCTATTCTACCATCTCTTTCTATTAACTTTCTACCAAAATACTTCTTCCTATCATTAGGAGTTAAGTCATTGTTTATTGGCTGATATCTCAAAGGAACTATATTGTCTGGAGATATCCAAGAAGTATACTTAACTGGGTAAACTTCTTTAGGTGTAGGACCACATCCATCTATACCTACGGCAAATAAATATACCTGTTCATCGTCTCTAGTCTTAGGGGATACATCTTTTATAGTATTCTCCAATCCTAGTATTTCATTATAAGATGGAGTCTTAGCTTCAACTCCAATCTTAAAGTGTTTTGATGCAGTAAAGGCTGAGCCTGCAATTACAACCTTATTTGTACCTTCATATATAGTTTCACCTAGTAAGTTCTTTACTGTAACAACTCCTCTAGGTCCGGTAGCTTGTATGCTTGCATCATCTTTTACAAATTTAGATAATCCTTCATTGAAAACTAATCTTTTCATAGGTCTTCTAATTTTACTCATTATATTTAATCCTCCCTTATTTATGTAATTAGCTATTTATTAGATGTTCTTGATATCACATTTATCGCTTATATCTAACATATCACTGCTTGATAAACTTATAGTACTCTCTATAGTGGAATATGGATTGATTACATCTTTCATAAATATTTCTTTTACATTTATCTTAATTACTGTAGCATGTTCATTGATTTCTACACTATCAATGAATCCATACTTAGTACTTAAATTCATTATATCATATATATCAAAGTCTGAACCAGCACTCAAAGTAATATATCTGATTACTTCATTATCTATATGAATCTTTTCTGATACTAATAAACTTGATAAGAGTTCAGTCATTTCATCTTTAGTCTTAATAGTATCGCTCATAAATATATCTCTTATGATTATTGAAATAACTGTAGCAAAATCTTCAATGTTAATTCTATCTTTCCAATGGATTGAATTTATAGTCATAATCTTATCGATTAGGTTTATGATATCATAATCACCATTGAAACCATTACTAAATCTAAGAGTCTTGATAAATTCAGCTTTCTCTAGTATTCTAACTTTACTAGACCATGGGTCATCAAAAGTTAATATTGAAGTGACATCCTCTATATCAACCTTATACGATTTAAAGAATTGTATTACAGTTCTTACATAATCCCTTACAGCATCTCTAGATACAGTAGGGAATATATTGAATACTAAATCAAGTTCATCACTTTCTATATATTCAGATAGGTGAGAAACTGCATCGTTTATAAGAGTACTAATCTTATTCTTTTTCTCATCCTGTTCTTCTATAGCATCTACATCTAAAAGTATCTTATATAATATAGCATCTCTGTTTCTTATAAAATCTGTATATGTTTCAGCTATTGTACCATCTGGAAGAGTGAATACTTTATGTGTAAATTTAGTAATCATCAATGCTTCATATACCATATTATATACATCATATTCTCTCTTATCTTCAGCATTATTCATACATTTAACAAGATGGTCATGTATATTCTTATTATTAGTATAAACTTCAACTAACTGACTTACTGTAAGTATTTCACTTGGATTACTCCAACCGTCAATACCTAAATCTTTAAAAGTATAACCTTTTTGTGCTATCTTAGTAGCTAACAGGTCTAAGTCTGCTTCAAAGTTAAACCCTAATACATACATTACTTTACTCTGCTTAGATAGAATAGAATCTTTATATCCTCTATATCTATACCCTAAAGCATATAAGAAACATAATACATCAACTAGTCTAAACTTTCTAACTGATGATGGATATATACTACCTAGGCTAACCAATAGCCTATCTTCTATATAATGGTCATCAAAAAGTATATTATGGAAATAACACATCTGAAAAGCCATTGTAGACATAGCATTTAAGACCTCCACTGACATATACTTAGTGTAATAATGATTGAATTGAAGTTTCATTATTTCAGACTTTACATAATCATGGTCTAAACCACCATTCCATAATGGGTCTTTATTAACCATTTGGTCATAATCAATTTTATGACTTGGTTTATTTAGATATTTACTTACAGTCTCTTTGATTGGAACTTTAATGAATTTCAAATCATAAGATTTATTCTCATCAAGTTCATATGTATCAGGATTGTAATGTGATACATATTTACCATCCTGCATCTTTCTTTCTTTCAATAAGTAATACTTAAATACTTTGATATTATCAAATCCAAACAATGAGCATATATCAACTATATTCAATGTAGTGGATTTATATTTAAGTAACTTATGTAAGTTCTTTAGCATTGATAATTGATAATGGAATGGTATATCGTCAAAGTAATCAATATCATAATTATCAAATATCAATTTAACCATCTTAAGGTCAAATACCTCATTCTTATTTATCATATCAGGTAATTCAGATACAATATCTATTGTAGTTAATACCATCAATAATACAGCTAAGAAATTATCATAGTTCTCAGACTTAAATTTATAAGCTTCAGAATATACCACAGTTTCTATATAAACTCTATTGACTGCAAGCCTTTCTTTAAATCTTTCAACCAATTCAAGTGGTATATCATGTGGTACATATAGCAAGTTAAAATTACCAGCTTTTCTAGCAGTATATAGTGATATCTTCTTTGAACCAAGATAATCCAAATATCTACAATATGGATACTCTCGTTTAAGATTATCTATAACCCCATAATGGTATAGTAAATCACATTCCTCATCTGAATAATTATGAACTGGAGTTCCTATATTCGATAAAACTAAATCTGGTGGAATCCAACTTTCATTCAAATAAATATATTCATTTTCATTTCTAGGTTGGCCATTAAGCATTCTATAATAATCATTACCTTCCCTATACACATTAATTATTTCTTCTTTTTTCTTACGAAGTAATATCTCTCTTGCAAATGTAGGAACCAGTGATGTATCTAGATATGCTTTATTTATTATATCATTTGGAACACCTGCGTCTAATAGTTCATTATATGTATATTCATATAAACTGAATTCAGCTGAATCATCAACAGCACATAAATATCTATATGCATCATGATGGGTCAATTCAGTCTCATGTTTATCTGCTTCATTTTGAAGCTTGATTACCGATTCAGTACACAATCTTTTTAGATAATAAACTACATCATCCAAAATTGGTATATTATCGGTACTATTTTTTATATATTTAGACAAGTGATTTACCTCCTTCCTTCATTGATATTAATGCATATAATATAATGTATTGACCACACAATTTAAAACACATTATTATATAATATACATAAAAGGAGGTAATTTACCGTGGCTAAAGTCGGTATAACTATTACAGAGTTGGACTCTAATCCTATGATTACTTATAATGAAAATGACACAAGTATTTCTTATTATCAAACTAAAGATTCATTGAGAAATCCTGAAGATTATAAATATTTCCTAAAGAATGCAACTCATGCATTCAGAGTTAGTCCATTTTATAAAAAATATAAGTGTGATTTAATGGAAAAAGGTTTAAATAGATGTGTGGTTCAGTCAAATTTGACTAGCGAACATTGTAGTATTGAGATGCACCATAATATACTCAATATTTTTGAAATAACATTTATGATATGTGAGCATATGCTAAACACTGTAGGTAAGATTAATACATATGAATTAGTATCATTGCTTAAAGAGGAACATAGTTTAAATAATGTTCCAATAGCTATGATTACTGTAACAGGTCATGAATTAAACCATGCTAATGATGATTTCTTTGTACATCCCGATTCCACATTCGGTAATTGGGTTGAATTGATTCGTAAGTATAATAAGGGTATGACCCCTGAGATAGCTAATAAATTGATAAGATATTTAGATAATTGTACAAGAGTTGGAAAATCATCCGACGGAGAACTATTAACATTAAGAAACGATATATATGACTGGTCAATCATATAGATAAGATTTATTATTGAAAGGGGGTACAAATATATGACAAATATTATGACTGCACCAATGTGGGATGCTGTAAGTAATTTATGTAATGATGTGCGTTTATTGACGATAACCATGATTGCTATAGGAATATCACAAATAGTCCTGTTTGCTTTAATATGTATATACATAAGTATATCCAATAACATCAATAAAACTAACATAAAGATAGTTGAACTATTCGAATTGAAATTGAATAACAGCAATGTCGAAAAGGTAGAAGATATAGATACAGAATTGATACAATTTATATTGACTGTATTTATGGATTACCGATTTATAAGCAGGTTTAATGATGACGCACCTGTTTCAGATGTTGAAGAAACTCAGATGTATCAAGATGTGATGGATAATGTAATATCTAAAATGTCGCCAGCATTACTTGATCGTATACTCAAGATATACAATAAAGACAGAATCCACGATATAATTAGGGACAAGACCATCCGGATTGTATCGGAGTACTGCATGGAATGTAATCGACCTAAATAATAAAAAAAAATAACTACCCCATAGCATCTAAGCTATGGGGTGTTATACTGCCAAAAATTCATATAATGCATCTTAGGATGTTATTCTTGATAGCATATAATATATTCAAGTTATGATTAAAATTAACTGAATCATCACCTATAGAGTTAAACCCATCTATATCATCCACATAGTATCCATTATACAAGTATTTACCCCTACTGTCAAATGGTCTATAGAATTCTATAGGATATTCTCTATTCTCATATGCTCTAATAACATCCATACATGCTTTTAGTCCATCTCTCATCCCAGAAGTTTCCAGGATATTAAAAATCATTAAAATTAATTGCATGAAATTATCATGGAATTGTACAGTGTCTTTTATACCTAAGACTTTATACCATTCTTTCTGTAAAATTGGATCAAATCCATAGAATATTTCATACGAATAACCCTTTATATAAGAATTGAATTCCACCTTCATATAAGATGTGAATGAGCTCTTTTTCACAAACTCAACATGGGGTGTTATCTTAGTATGGTGAGCCTCTATACTATGAGTATATATGGCATCATTACTAATTCTTATTATATTGGATTTATCTATACCATTTCTTTTCAAGAATACATTTCTCGCTTTCTCTATTCCTTCTTGCAATACTTTGGTATATTTTTCATCTTTTAGCTGAAGTAAACCAACATATTTTTGTCGCTCCATCCTATCAGCCATATATAAGGTATTGTATGTTTTCTCATCTATCATACCAGCATCAAATAATACTGATATATTTGCCTTTCTGATATCATACTCACATATATTATGGCTGATAATGATATTTTGACCAATCATATTTATCTATTCCACATATAAGGATATATCATCCCTAAATCCTTATAGTCGTAATTAATGTCATCTTGTATTGACCTTTGAGCTACTATATTTTCAAACATGTTTATTTCTTCAGCAAATTGATGTCTTGATATAGGGTTGAATTCAGCTTCAGGTATAAGGTCATAATCACCTGACCAGTCATGCATCATCAAACCATATTTCTTATATAGGAAATCCCTAAATAACTCAATACTCCAATCATCCCAATAACCTCGGAATATTATTACATCTTTACCCTTTAAAATATCCACGACTATTCTTAAGATATTGAACTTTAGTTCAAACCTATTGTCGTGCATATTATAATATGATGCCCATACATCATGTGGTCCTTTAGGATGGGTGAAATGGTATACAGTCTCAGATTCATTGAAATTTAATGCCCCTACTGGGACATATGGTTTATGTTCAGCTGACAATGAGTATTTTCTCACCTTATCATCTATAACTCTAAGAGTTTGACCATTCTGTGTGGCATATACATCATCATCAAACTCTTTAAATATTAACTTAGCCATACAATCTCCTTTCTTAAAATAAAGGGGATTGATATAATCCCCTAAAACTTTCTTTGGTATCCAACAGTCCTGATTCTCGAATAATCTCTGTATTTATTAACAGCATTCTCATTCTTAATCACTTTACCGTTTTCTTTAACCCTGACTACAACCTTATCTTTTGGTTTATTATATATACTTGAATTTTCATCAGCGTTTATAATTTTAAAATCGGAGTTGGATTCCATATTGACTATATTAACCACATCATCCTTATTGTAGATAGGTTTGCCTATCTCTGAAGCCCTAAATACCTGACCACACTTTGGGCATACAAAGTACATGAAGCCAACCTCATATTCTATATGACCATTACATCTTGAACCATCTTCCATAGTATTTGAACAAATCATCTTTTCGAAATCATATCCATATACATATGGGAAGTCCAATAATACTGGACCAAATTCAGGTCTGACCCCATAGTTCATAAAGTTATCCACACCTATATCATCCATGGCATATCTACCACATATAAAAGGCATAAGGAAGCCTTTATATAACATTGGTGCAAACAACCTAAAGTCTGCCTTATTCTGTATAGGAAATACGGACTCAACTAATGCAATTGAACCATCTGGGGATACCTCAAATATCTTAGTTACAAATGGCTTAAGGAATTGCTGATTTATATACTCCCTAGGTGAGTCCTTCCTTCCTATATCATCAAGGGCTATCTTAAATACATATTTGCCATCATATATGGATTGATAAGCAGCCCTATTAGTACCTATACCGATTGGGAATAACCCAATCGGTGCAAGTATTGCGTTCATAGTAGAAACTTTGTCTTTCTTTGATATAGACTGTTTGCTGACATAAATCAATTTATTGATTATATCAGGACTTAAGAAATCACTTATAGTCTTTTCACAAGTTATCTTAGCCCATATCTCTTCAGATAAAACATGAGTTCTTACACCAGTCTTAAAAGTTGAATCTATTGATTTAAGAACCCTATCTTCTCTAGCTATGATTAATTTATGCATTTCTTCAGGAGATAAGTCTCCTTCACGAACTACACTATTCTTTTTCACAAAATCCAAAATTTTAGCTGACATCACTCTTCACTCCTAACCAAATAAACTATTCTTATCACCACTGTACTGTATAGGTGGGAACTTAGTTGTCATTTCAACATATCCATCTAAACATGTAGAGTGGCATTTTGGATTGGAGACTATATTACAAGTCGTATCCAACCTATCATATACCATATTATCATTGTAGTTGTAGTTACAATAATATCTATCTGGTGCTGGAACTGGTCTATAGTTTGGATCTATAGTATAGCTTGGCTGAGTAGCTATAAAATCAGTACCATTTGATATATTAGTAAATTGTGGTATAGAAATTACATCGTAAATTCTGACAGCTGGTTCACTGAACTGACCAAGTCTTTCGATATATGCCACGAAAGGTGCTACCCTTTGAGCCCATTCAGCATAGGTCATTGGTTCACTTGAGCATGCGTCCATGCCAGTTAATTCTTTATACTTACGCCTCATAGCATCAACATTCATCAACTGTATTAACTCTTCTTGTGGTAATGAATAAGCATAGAACATATTGTTTGTCTTCCATTCGTATAGTTCTTCATCATCCCTCTTTTCAAGTTCAGCTAACTCTTGAACGAATGTCTGGTAATCTTCCTTTTCAGACCTATCCTTATAGATATCCTTATCTTCAGGCTTGATTGTTGGTAATATGAATTCATCATAATAGTATTCAGCAAGTGACATATATTGTGTGCCACAAGGCTTAGTCAAATATTGCTGACTTAAATCTGAACTCATATATCCAGTTTGGACTCTATCCTTAATACTAAAGTCACTATTGTCTATCACATAAATTCCCTTATTGGTAAAGAACTTATGTACCCCAGGTTCGAATTTCTTCGAGCCCATATATCTGTTTATTGTACCCTCAACTGAGTCTTGGTAATACAATAATTTTTCCATTAATGTCATCTCAGAGAATGCATTCTCGCCTAAATTTACCTCCAATCTTTCTTTCAATCTAGCTACATCATCACGCATCTTCTGAGCATCTAAAGCGTCCAATGTTTCGTCTAATGATAAATCTTCAACGAATGGTGCATTCAAATGCAAGTCTGTCATATAGTCGCTCATTTCCTCAACTGTCGCATCACCAATATATTCACCATTCACATACTTCTTACCATCACTAATGATTATCTCACCATTAGAATGTTTCATCTTAAGATATTCTAAGATTCTATCATTATCGAACTCATTTTCTTCTTCATCATAATAATCTATATCATCCTCCTCATCTACATAGTCAATCTCATTTGAGCTATTTAAATATACTGTTTCATTTTCAATAGTTGGAGTATCAGAATCTTCATCAAATGTAACTATGGTACCACTTATCACATTTGGTTTATCATCTGGTAACATATCCAACTTATCACATGCAGTGTTTAATCGTTCTTCACATAATGCCCTGACTCGACTCATTTGTTCCATATCTGTGAAGTCAATTTCTTCATCTATACCAAGAGCCTCACCTAAACGCTCCTGGATATATTCTGCTTTATCTATTAACTCATCCTGTCTAGCTACAATTCGTTTATTTATCAACTCCTCTTCAAGTTTACTTATTCTATTTTTCATAGCTTGTTCAATCCAATCCTTAACATCTCTTGGACCAAACTGTTTATACCGTTCTAGGAAGAATAACCCTTCTACTGTTACAGTTTCTAAGTCTTCTGGACTTATATTTCTATACCAGTTTCTAAATATTTCAGGTAAATACTTAAGGTTGATCAATTCCTCGACATATTCACTATCTGACATATCAGGTTCTTCCTTTTCAGGTCTCTTTAATTTAGCTAACCTAGCCTCCTCTTCTAACCTAAGTCTTTCTTCTTCTCTCCTAGCATTTTCTTCAGGAGTTATAACTTTGACTATTAACTTAGCTGGTTCTTTAGCAGCTTCAGCTTTAGCTCTTTCATCAAATGCTTTCTTTTCAGCTTCTATTTCAGCTACAGTCTTTTGAACAACTTTCACCTTTATAGAACCTTTAGCTGATTTCTTAGCATCAAGATACCCTCTATTAGCATGAGCATAGTCTCTATAACCTAAAGCATCTGGAGTTAAATACCACATAGGTGGTTCCTGTACATTACTAAATACTGTAGGGTCTGGAACTGGTGTTGCCCACATTAACTGGAATATGTAATCCGGATTATCATATGCTACACCAAAATTATATGGAACAAATCCCATTCTCCTACTTTCTCTAATACCTTCATTCTTATAAGTAGCAAGGTTTCTATTTGAACATCTTGACCTATATAAATCAGTATTTGTGAGATAGTTATTAGTAACTGAATAATTTGAACTACCTACATTATTCACATAAGGTGTATAGGTATATTCATTTGGATTATTTTGCATAAACTGTCTGAATGTTGCATCATCAGAATACACAAATTCATTATTACTATTATCAGCCAATCCATTCAATGCCTGAGGTCTAATCATATCCATTAAAACCGGATTAGCATTTTCCATTGGATTATATGTGTTATTAACAGCTGGATTACCATATGTAATTTCACCATTCCAATTTGGATTATTTGCTGCAAAATTAGTCATCCCAGTAATTGCACCAACATCTAAACCATTACCTTGATAATTAGCTGGAGCTATAGGACCACTTCCTAAATCAATATGCTTAGTCTCACCACTAGCACCTTGGTTTAAGTTCATAGTATAAGTCTGTGGTTGTTGCTGATACATAGGATTATAGTACTGCTGAGTATTAGATAATTGATTTTGTAGGTTAGCCCTATATGTCAAATTATCATTACTCAATTTACAATCATTCATAAATTCATTCGTTACATTGATTGAATTATGAAGATTTCGTCTTAACCCCTCATAAACTGGACTCATAGCATTGACATAACTTACATCACCATTATTATGAGCCAATTCCAAATTGGCTTTAATAGCTTCAAGTTGATTTGTCACACTCTCAATATGAGCCAAGTATCCCTTTAATTCTGGGGACATCAAATCCTGCTGTCTATGAGATAAGAACTTACATTGTTCTTTTATAGATATCTCATGATATCTAATCTGCTCATTAGTATCCAGACTTGATAGGTATAACTTAAGCTGGTCCAATAAAGCTAAATGATTACTAGCTACCTGCTGAACTAACTCATTTAATTTAGCGTTCATCGTATTAAAATCAAACCACCCATAATATCCTGACTTAATTCTATTGGATTCTTGATTGTAATATTCAGCCCACTGTAATTGTTTAATCAAATAATTATGACTAAACTCTTTGTGCTTTTCAAGCATATCACTATCAGTTACATTATAATTGTACACATTATAAGGTTCCTGGTAATAATTATTTACACTACCATCTACATTATTATAAATGGATAAATCTTGCATTGAGTCATTAGTTTTAGGGTCTTCAGGAATGACTACATTTAAACCTTGACTCTTTGCATTCTTGACTTCTTTAAGAAGTTCATTAAATGATATACCAGATGATTTATTTTTAGCCATAAGCTGATCGGCTATATCACCTGGTGTAACTGTAGGTGTATTCATTATTACATCTCCTTTCGTTTTTTAATATATTTATTTTTGGCAAAAGAATTAGTATACCTTTATGGTATACTAATATCTTTCGGTTCCCTAATAAGTTCGACTAGCTCGTCTAATATAACACAGCCAATCAAATTTCTGTTTGTTACATGAATTAATTCATGTGCAAGTTCTTTACTTATGATATCATTATCTGTAAATATTTTATATTCTAATAAAGCATATCTATCTACTATCCTATCTACTACTATGATATCACTTGGGTGTATAACTGTTATTTCGTTGTCGTTTACCAAATTTACGAACTTTAAATTTAGATCGTTTATTGTTGCTTCTATGGCGTCCTTCAACATTATCACCACCTATCTTAATATTAGCAATCTTTTTATATTTCTGTATGACATCTGAATCTATGTTAAACATGAGAGACTCATGTGGAGTAAAGGATCTACCGACCCTAGGTGCTATATTTAAATTATTTCTGGTATAATTATCTACCATATTATTGTAAATCTTCATAATATCTATGAATTTATCATCTATAATAAAACCATTATTTGTATGGAACAATCTTTTTATTTTTGAATAAGGGTAATTACCCTCTCCAATATGCCCCTTCTGGTGGAATAAATTTATTTTAACATGTTCATTCTTGACTATAATATCAACAATCTCCATGAGTAAATCTGAATATACAACAGTTTCTCTACTACTGTTTATCAACTTATTGAATTTTCTACCATTCTTTTCCCAATTAAATATCCATTCTCTTAGTGACTTGATACACACCATAGAATCTGAAAATAAGTTGATTATGGACTTCCCGGTTTTTAGTCCTTCCTCTATACCAATTTTAATTGCCATTAACTCACCCCTGGTGACTGTAGCATCAGATAATACTACATCGGTATACTTTGTGTCGAAGTTTTCATCTACTGTTACGGCACCTGAACAAACTGTACCATTTTTATTATTGACACTGGCATCTGTAAAGACAGCTATACTGTCTTTATTTAAAATATCTTTAATTTCTAATTTGCGATTACTCTTCATTTTAAATTCACCTCCCTTATTATCGCATATATTACACTTAAATAATATATAACTAAGAGGTAATTTATACCTGGCTTATATCAACGAAGTAGCCTATATCTGTAGCTGTAGACTTGGAACCTTTAGGTAAGTCTTTGGCATATTTATAAACAAATTTCTTAACCTCATTTGTATTAATATCCTTTACATTATATGATTTTATCATACCATCCATTACACTATAAGAATACTCCTCTACTATACATTCCTCTGGAACAACGATATTTTTGTCATATGGAGACCTAATGGATATCAATTCATTCCTTGTTTCGTCCATCTGAGTTATATCATGTAATGCTACTAATTCACCATCAATATATATACTATATAATAGTATAATATCCATAGCAAGATTCACTGTAAATGAATACTTTTTACCATCCAATTCAAATGAATACTTATTTTCATCTTTATTATATTTGATATTGTCAATAAGTCTATCATTTATAGTAATGGTCTTAATTACCCCATCTACCATTCTCATTAAGAATTTTGTACCACTTTTAAGTATATGACAATCCTTACGAAGTACAGCTACGAAAGTTGTAATTTGTCCATAGTGAATATCCATATAAACCAATTCATTAGTAATTGAGGTTATCCTATTTTTATTATCATATCTAAGTCTAATTCTATTACCAGTTTTTCCACTGAATACACCTTTATCAGTTTCGGCATATTTTATACCTTTATAATTTTTAATAACAGACTGAGCTGTGGTTTGTTTAGATTTTTTCATTATTATCCTCCTTCAAATTGATATATTATAATATTAATTTTAATGTATAAATCAAAAAAAGAAGGAGGCTAAGCTCCTTCTACCATACACCAAGACTAGATTAATCTAATCGTAGCATATGGTACAGTCTCATTTAGATCATTTAAGTTAATGCGTTTATCTTCAGCATTAATTTTAAGGTTCTCTAATTTAAGACCCTTTTCTGACAAATCTAATGATTCTATCAATGGATTAAAAATCGCTTTAAATTTGTCATTATGTAGATATGATAACTCGTATACAAGTATCATGTCACCAACGATTTCGACACACTGAAATCTAGATCTCCTGCACGCCACTACAGTTGTACTGTTTGGTATGACAAAATCAAAATAGATTTTACGTACCCTCGGTGATTCCATTCTGATTTTATCTACAGCATCGACAACACACTCTAGGTAGTATTGACCTTTAGTAACTAATACATATCTAACTCCATCGATGTCTTTGCTCATGCCTTCAAATCTCTTTTCCATAATAATTACCTCCTTTTAATCTTTTTATATTTATTATTATGAATCACTATAATAATATACAATCATAAATATAAACTTTTACAAAAAAAAGAGAGAAGGAATATTCCTTCTCTCAATTATAACACTTACTAATCTACTATATACTCAATGGTTTTCAGTCTTTGACTTATATAATCATCTAACTTTTCTCTACTCATATATGTGACTCTTGTAAACCTATAGTCATGGTATGATTTAATATTTGTCACTTTGACCATTCTTTTTGATTTCTTATTATTAGGCTTGATATTGATGAGTTTAACCAATATTGTAGCATCTTCATTATCAAACATAAATCCACATTCATTGATACATGAGATTATTGAAGGAATTAATTCCTTGACTTTTGGTGTTTTATCACACCATGTAACATATTCAACTACACACTCGTTGTACGCAGTCAAAGATTGAATTGATATTCTAAAATCTTCCATAAAACTATACCTCCACCATTTATGATTCTAGTGCTGGAATCTCAGTATTGATGGTTATAATATCATCAAAACTCGGCCCTAGAAAATTCAATCCTGATCCAACTACGAGACTATAACGTATCAACATAGAAATGAGTCTAATCTTATCGTCAATCATATAATCTTCCAATTTTATAGCTGAGCCTAGCTTCTTACCATATATTGGAATTATAAAATACAATGAGTCTTTATTGTATATCATACATATGTGCTCATAATCAAGATGCTTTATTTTCCCATCAATATTATCTAAATGAAACTCTAAATTATCATCAGGAGTTGCTATAAACAATGTATCCCCTAAAATTTGTATACCATAATCTAAACTAACTTTTTCCATTATTCATCCTCCAACTACAACTTTAAATCGACATAGTGTTATCCTCCAATTATTAAATACATTTCATCAAATATTCATCCAATATTGTATCCTTAATTATGAGTTTAGTTATTTCGAAATTATCAATATCTTCGATATCTGTTATTTTAAATATCTCAGGCTTTTCTAAAAATAGTTTATGGCTATATTCAAATACAATTTGTATATTAGTTACACCATAGACTATTTCACATCCTTCATTAATAAGATATCTTATTATATCGGCACATATCTCTCTCATGGACTTCCCATCTGAATTGTCCCATGGTACCGATACAATATACCCATCATCAAATTCTAAATACTTTTTAACTTTCATATTTACCACCCCATTTTATTTATCAATATAATTCACACAATACTCATATCTATTAACCTTCATTGTAGTTATATCATAATCAATATTATCAAATATTGATTTATATTTTTCAATATAATCATCAATGCAAGGTGCTGTTAACATCGAATGTATACTATACATTTTATCAGAAACTGATATTGGTTCACTCTTATACTCAGATACCGATGTGATGTCATACATTTCAAATTTACAAATGAAAAGACTTGAAGATTCATCTACTATATCACAAATTACTCTAGTATCTTCAGATATATTATAATCATCATACAAAGTTTTAATGATAATCTTAAATACACTATGTATATCAACACCTCTTGATGTCTTAGCAACTACAAAATAATCATTAGAATCTTTAAAGCTATGTATTCTTATCTTTAAATCTTCAATATATTCAAGTGAATGGTGTTTTTTACTCTTAAATCTTTGATATAATATTGCAAGATCATACCCATTATCATCACATATTGTTGCATAGTCTAAAGTTTCATCAGATATTTTAAATGATGTATCAGTTATATCACTCACCATAATTGAAAAATATTTTTTCTTATCACCATCTCGCTCAGATCTGGTTATCATTATATGGGTATTAGTATAGATTTTGAAGTTATTATCAATTTGATGAATAATTATTCTTATCAAATTTTCTGTAAGCTCAATGCCATCTTCTACATTACAAAGGTAATGAATAGCATTTTTTGTTATCTTATGTCTACCTTCATAGTAAATTTCAGAATTTTCCATTATTCAACTCCCCCATCTACAACTTTAAAACAAGTTATATTATCATTATCATCATTTAATGAATCTAAATCTTTATGTGGATATCTCACACTATCCAACATATGTTTTAAATCATCCAACATTTTATCTGATATGGTATCTTCAAATCTTTTAATCAATATATCATTGGTAATTTTGATTATCTTATCAGATGGGTTAAACACTATTGAAGCACTATACCCCTCTGGAGTCTTTAAAACTCTCACATACCTATATGGGAATAATGTAGGATCTGATGTGAACACGGTATCTATAAAAATCAAATCATAATCTTTGATTGCATCATGATTTAAATTTTCAATAGCACACTTTATTACAATATCAGGTGTAACATCACCCCCATGGATTTTATCTACATATGTGATAAATCTACCCTCATCATCTATAGTATTATAAAAAGTCATTTTAAGTTTATTTTCCATTACCTAATACCTCCATTCATAAAAATATTAAGGTGAGGTCAGACCTCACCTTATCTCAAATATCTTAAATACTCACTATAATAGTATTCCTCACCTTTATGAGATGCTACTAGCTTAAACATAAGTTTAAATGTAGATATGTGCTTATACTCAATAGGACCATAGTATGTGCCTGTAATCAGATCTGCTTTGTATGAAACACTCGAACTTATATCATATATTTTAAAACAGTCAACTGTATGATAGTAATAAATTCCACTATATATAAATACGTATATTTCAGAATTTTTATCAATATCAATATCACAATATTCTAGCACATATTGTATAGCTTTTTCTATATACTTATTATCTGATGCACTGTCACGATCATTAAGATCAACATCTATTTTAACTAGTATAAAATTTTCACATTTAGGTGAGATTGTAATTTTATTACCTTTATACAATACACTTCTAGGAAATCCTTTAATCATCAATATCACCATAATCCTTATAGTATACTTCACCATTGTACTTTATTCTATTACAATCAGCGAAACCAGTTTTCTTATTTAAAACAACATAAGGTAATTTATAATTATCATCCTTTAGTATTTTACAGCTATACCCGCCATCTTTACTAATGATTTTTAATAAATCAATTTCAGATTTGTATGAGTTATCATTCAAATGGTAAACTCCCATATAGATTAGAGTGTCAGGACTAATTCGCCCACCAAACTTTTCTAAAATATTATTGACTATTTTATCAATATCATATAAATTCTGGATAAAGTATCCATATACAATATTAGCATTGCTATCAAATTTAAGCACCACTGATTCTTTAATATCAGCACACTCGGTATTGATGCTACCTATCATATATTGTTTAGCATACATATTCAAATCATATTTATGATGAGTCAAATCTGCAAGCACTACACCCATCTCTTCATTTATAACGGATATGATGTCTTCCTCATGTTGTATCAAGTCATTTATTGATAATTTACTAACCATATATGTATCTTGCTCTTCATTGATACTATAAACACAATCAATATTCAGTGTTATATTAGTAGAATCTTTGGCTTTACAGTTTATCAAATATACTTTAGTATTTTTATCAATACGATATTTTGATGATGTACATAATATATCTAATACATCATTAACCACATTGTTAATTATAGTATCATCTGGATTTGTATACCCTACAAGGTAAGTGTTTATTAATTCAGTTTCGTAAACTCTACATGTTGCCATAATTTTCTCCTCCATTTTTTACCATTTTATTTATGAATATTTTTATTATACATCATAACATCATTTAAGACTAATCTACTATAATCTTTAAAACCGGTTTCTTTATATATCATCTCCAATATATCGGAATCTATACATACTTCCTGATTATATAAACATCTACTCTCAATATTTGAAATTTTATATAGTATTGGAGTATAATATCTATCTTTAATGTCATATAACCCGATATAAAGTATAGTATTTTCATCAATATGATATCTATTTATGAATTTATATACAATATTATTCATATTTAAAACATTACCTGTCTCAAAATATACACAAGCATATACTTTATCTTCTTCACATTCAAAGAATTCTAAATTTCGTGAAAATGAATGACACATTTCAGCACTTGTGCAAACATAATCAGCTCCAGTATCATTCAACTCATCAGATATTACTTTAATTAAATCTGATGATAATTCATCATTATACCATGAATAATTCTCAATATGTTTAAAATCAACCTCTTTAGTAGCGTAAGAAGTGGGGCTGATGATATTAACTCTAAACATCTTTCCTACCTCTGAAGATTCACGGTCGACTATAATAAAATACACACTCATTGATCCTGTTATACTAATATGATTTTTGTCAGTTATAATACTGACACAACTCTTAATATGATCATCTATTTCATAATGATCATCACACCCTACAATAATATTACCTGAATTATTACACTGATACATTCTAAATTGATTATGTCTAACAACTATTTCCATATTTTTTCTCCTCCATTTTTTACCATTTTATTTATTACTATATTTTTCAATCTCAATATTATCACCATTTAAAATCATAATGTAATACTGAGTACGAATAGAGTCTAATTTGTAATTCAAATTATCAAACCATTCTTTATCGTATACATATAATTCGTATCTATCTTGATCTGCTAATACAGATATCATAGAATAGTCATCAGCATCTTTGAAAATTTTACTACATTTATAACCATCATCCGATTTTAAATTAGTAACTTTGATAGCATATTCTGCTGATATAACCCCCATATCAAAATTTACAAAAATTGTACTATTATCACTAATTTGATAATCATACTTGTTTAAAACAGTTATAATGTTTTTAATTAACTCATCATAACTATCAAAAGTATTTGGATAATGTATGATATAATCATCATTATCAATAAAATAATTTACACCCACATATTTTCTAATACCCATAATTTACACCCCCTTAAAATATATATTTAATATTTCATATCAGTATAATAATATATAATCCAAAGGAACATTGAAAAAAAAAGACCCATATGGGTCTTTTAAATATTGGCGATAAGCTTAGCTTCCTGGATAGTAACTCCAAGAAATCTAAACCTTTCACCTTTCTTAATAACCATTGTATACGGTTGCTTAGTAATCCTATCCTTCATAGATAGTTTGCTAGTTGGAATGAGAACTTTATATTTGTCCTCAACTCCTTTACTTTCTAAGAACTTATAGATGTCTTCGAAAAGACCTATAAGTTCAGTGTACATTTTCAGGTCTATAACCATTATACCTTTCTCAGGTATATGTGTCCTGAAAATGTTCCTAATATTTGATGTAATCTGATTTGTCATAATAATTTACCTCCATTCTCTAAATATTTATATTTATTATTATGAATCACTACAATAATATACAATTGTAAATATAAACTTTTACAAAAGGAGATAGCAAAAAAAAAATAAGGGGAATTCCCCTTATTTTATAAAATATTAATATTCTAATTTCCTATATACACCACTCTCAGTAGATATTGCATTGAAATTCATGAAATTATCTGTCTGAACACCAAATATATATTCACCCAATTCAGGTGCAAATTCGATTGTATATGTTGTCTGAATCATAATTCTACCATAAATATGTGGATCCATATAAATTACTGTCACATGTATTACTCTACCATCTCTTGATGGGTCAAAATTATCATTGATATAATTCAATACCTCAGACCTGCCACGATAACCTGACTCAAAACAAACTGCTACTACTTTAACATCATTATCCCTAATCACAGTCATCTGATTATCCAGCTCATATGCATCGAACTTAGTTTCAAGATGAATAGTTTTGACTTCAACGGTTTTAATATCCAATCCAAAATTATTATTTATACCCTCTAGATATCTTTTAGCTAGAAGCTTACCTATCATCTTTAGCAATTCTGGAGTTTCTGCTAAATCTGAATATTCAACATAATCATATTCATAACTACCATCATCTAATATATAACCTTTTGTGATAAAATCACCATCCATATGACCTATAAGATATATATCTTTATTACCAATATCAAGGTTATCCTTCAATAAGTCTTCTACAATTTTGATGTCCTTTTTAACATCAGATAAGTCTGGAATTAAGATTATCACCTCACCTGATTCCATTAACTTCACTTCATACTTCCTTGTAACTTTAACTGTTTTCATAAAACTATACCTCCTTAAATTATATATACTTATTATATAAGCATTATAATAATATATAACCAAAAAAAAACATTGAAAAAAAAAGAAGGGATAAACCCTTCTTAGTACTACTTACACAACAGGTAAAACCCTACTGTCGTAAGCAGTAACATCTTAGATATAAATCTATAGAACCTGGTGAATTTCTCATCATGTTCCATATGACTTCTATCACTATCCGTGATAGGTCTAATTAAATCCTTATTAAGTTCTATAGTCTCATTTAAAATATGAGCCATAGGCTTAGTAAGGTTTATAGACCTAAACCTATATCTTCTACCCTTATACAACTTAAGACTATATAATCTTTCATTAAAAAGATTATAGTCTTTTAGCATAATGGTATCGATGTAGATTGGCTGACCTATTTGGTACAGTAAATGATTTGATATGTGGTCAGCAATAATGTCAACCACCTGCTTCTGAGTCAATGACTCATCATATAAAGTATGTGGAATTATTATCCACTCCTTTATATTATTTACTAGCACCATGTTAATCTTCGCTTCCATACCTGTTCCTCACTTTCACGTATATACCATATTCTGTAGATATGGCTTTAATATCTACAGTATCGAATTTTGAACTAGAAACTAACTCACCATCCCTATTTTTAACCATTACATCACTTTGATAAAATTCATTATCTGATACATATAAATTATGTATAATAATGGTATTATACCCTTTATTGATGTATGACTGTATGTATAGATCGGCATCGGCATCTACCCAATCCATATCCTCACTATTATTAAATATTGTAAGATGTGGGACACCATCTAGTATAAGTTGATTTACACCAACCTCAGACATTCGGTACCCATCCACAATATTTGATACTATATCAATATTATCATGAAGTACCAAATTAGTATTTAGGGATTTGTTGATATAATACATATACCCACTTGATGCAACTTCAGCTATATGAATTTTTAATTCATCTGAAATCTCCCATAAATCAAGTTCCCTCTGTAGATAGTCTGGGAATAGTACTGGATGATGCTCAATAGCATACACTCTCAAGGTATTAGTTGTGTCAATGTGAACAACATATATCGAATCATTATCCAACAATTCTGGATAATCCTTGTATATCACCGTGATATGATGATATACATTTTGAGTTGGAATGTAAATAATTGTATTACCTCCAACTTTCTTAACTATATAACTCAAGTCGATTTTTAATTCTTTCATAATAAGTACCTCCATTCTGTAAAAATATTATATCTATTATTATGAATCATTATAATAATATACAATTAAAAATAAAAAGATTTGCAAAACGGGTTTAATAGATAAGGGTTAGACCCTTATCTATATTATTTAGATATTATATAAATTGTTTCTTATATCTTTTATATCTTCCAATATTTCTTCTAATGATGGATTTACATAATCCATAACCTTTACATTTAAATGATTTACTGCAAGTAAATCTCTTTGTGATAAAATTATATCACTACAATTCTCAGATATTTCTACATTCTTTTCATATAATTCAATGAGTTCTATACTCATATATGATTTATATCTTTCATAAAAATCTTTATGTAAACCAAATACTTTCTGTACTGGTATGAATATATGGTTATTATGAACCAATTCATGTATAGTCTTTGATACTGGTATTAAACCTATTAATCCTTCATAATGTAATCTCATTACTTCATCAGCTACAGCTTCAACTGATAAATCTTCCACATTAGCCAATCTCTTATTATATACTGTATGGATTATATCCTCAAGTGTAAATGGTTGATGATGTATTTCAATCGATATATGATAACCTTCATTATTATTGACTTTTTGATATATAGCACATTCAGTCATATCTAAATTCTCTTTTAAGAATTTAATTAATCTTCTATATTCAAAAGAACCTCTTATAACTCTCTTTATCTGAATTATATATTTCTTAAAATCTTTATCATCAGTAAGGTCGAATTCAACCCCATCAAAGTCTGCTAAATTTTCTATAAGCAAAACATCAACTCTATCATTCCTATCCACTGGTGTAATTAAATACGGATCTCTCATTATTAAAATCACTCCCCTAATAATGTATTTTAATTACTCAAATGTTGAGTCTCAAAAGCCGTGTAATGAGCCCTACTAATTAAAGTAGGACCCATTTTAAAAATAGAAAGAAATTGATTACTCAGTATGAGCATATACATTTATGTTACTATAATTATAATAAAAAAATAAATAAACCCCTATCCAATTAAGGATAGGGGAATTAAACTATCTATTTTCACTTGGACTGCTAAAGATGGCTATAGCAGTGTCATTTAGATCTATACCCATCCTCATTATAGATGAGCACCAATTCTGACGAGAACAGTATTCTTTATTCACTATAGGTAGTGATTTACTGTTTACATCATCTGTGAAGTATCTAGTATGAAGTAACTCACATAGATACTTTATACAATCCTCTTTAGTATCGAACTTTATGGCTTTGTTCGTATCATAGTCATAAGCTCCGATACCAAAAAGATTATTCTTAGTCTTAGCTATATTTGAATTACCACCATCTGATTCTTGTTTCATCAGTGATAATATAAATATAGCATTGACTGGGTATTTGGAATCTCTTTCAGCTAAGTATACAGCTTGAGAGTATTCCTTTAGAGATTCAGGAAGTATCTTCCTTATCTCATCAACATGTAGACCTGACGGTTTAGTTAAATCACCCCAGTCTACATATTTGTATTTCTTTTTAACCTTGGAATTGAAATCATCCAAGATTTGCTTCTTTGCCTTTTCAGTAACCATGACATCAGGTGTCACTTCATACTTACGGCAAACATCCAACATACAAGCTGTTGGATCTTCTACTACACCAGCTTCGATATTACCTACTATCCCACTGATGTACATATAAGCAGTATGTCCACCATAGATTAAAAATCCAGTTAAACATAATACCTTAACTGTATTGAGAAAACCTCTCAATAGTTTGAACTTTCTTTTCTTTACAACTTTTCTTGACATAACAACTATACCTCCTACTCATTTATATTTATTATTACCATTATTATATCATGTATATAATATATCATTGTAATTATTAAGATTAGCTATATTATAATACTATATAAAATACATTTTAATATTTAAAATATATTAGGGGGTTTTAATATGATTATAAATTTTGAAGGAATCGATCACAGTTTCAAAGAAACTAATTCAAAAAGATTGGTTGAAACATTAAAAGAGATGGGATATAAAGCTACAAGGTTTTCATTCCCAGATTATAATAGTGTCTATGGAAAAGAAATAAAAAGACATTTAAAAGGAGAGATCAAATTATCTAATGATGAATTATATTTGTTATTTAATAAAGATAAATTTGCTAAATTAGATAGGATGATGGAGTTAATAAGTATGGGTTATATCATAGTAATAGATAGATTTAAGTATTCAAATCTAGCTTATAATTATGAGAGATGTAATCCTAATGTATATAAACTTGAAGAATACCTACCTAATCCAGATTTGACTATATATCTTAAGACTGATTTGGATTTGATAAAAGACTTAATATATAAAAGAGCTAAAGATAATGGTGAAGAACCTGATATAAATGAGAGTAATTTTGACTATCTTAAAAAGGTTCAAAAAAATTATCGTAAAGTTCTTAGAATGCATAGAGATAGTAGTGGTATTTATACTATACCAGTATTCAATGATAAAGGTCTTCGTGAACCTGATGATATATTTAATGATATAATGGATAAAGTTTTATTTGCTTTACCACCAAGGTTAAAGTGTAAGGAGGAATAATGTAATGGGAATAATGGATATTATAAACAAAACTAAACTCGAGAAAAATACCAATTATATGGAACCAGTTCAAATTGCTGTTGATATTGATGTAAGATTAGTTAATATAAATAATTATCTTAAATCTATATATGCTATGATACATAAAAGTTTACCAAGAGATACTGATGAATTATTAATGGGTATCAGTAATGATTTCAATGACTATAAACATTTTACTCAATTTACATTTAGAGTAGAATTTGATGAATCTGTCTTGGAAGCTTTTACATCTTTTATAGTTAAGTGTGATAGGGTAAAGTGTATCTTTAAGAAATATAATGAAGAAAATTATCTTGCTTATTTAACTTTTGATGGAGAGTCTATATTACATATGATAAAATTTTCAGACCAATTCAATAAAGTATTTATGAAGATAAAACCTTTAATAAGGGATATTCATCCTATATATTTTAAAGATTTAATTGAAAACAATTACCTGGGAGAGTCTTATTTCAACTCATGGGAACTTGTAAATATCACACCACAAGATTTCATCTATAGTATAGTGGAAGATACGGCTAATGAAGAAATATTGCAAGAATTGATACATATCATAGAACCTAATAGGGTTAAATTAATAGGAAGTGGTATATTCAATGAATTTGAACCCACTGAAATAAATACATTATTTAGGTCTCCAGTTATTTATTCTTATTCAACTGACCATATAGACTATGTGGAGATTTTACAAGGTAAAGTTTTAAATAATGTACTCCATTATGGTGATATAACTTACTTAGTTAATAAATGTAATTCTTATAGTCAAGGTAATTTGGATTTAATGATACCATCAGATATCTATATATCATTTATAGATTTAATTAAAAAGTATTATGGAGTATCAGACATAGATAAAATAGTTTATAATATCTTTAAACCTTACGATGCAAATGATGAAACATTATACACTGAAATAGTAGAAGAATAAAGCAGATAATAACCCATAGCTTAATTGCTATGGGTTAGTTTTTCTCTTTTATAATCTTATATGTATAATACCGTTGTTTGAAGTAAATAATATCGAGAATAGTGATATCTTTTCCTTTGCTGGTATCATACCATTATATGTATTATCGATATACTTCCTAAAATCTATATTAGACTGGTATAAGTCAGTTATGTATAACTGTAGTGTATTAGCTATTATCTGACCAGCAATAGTTGGTTCAAAATTAGCATTATAAGTTTCCTTAAAATCAGTCTTCTTAGTTTTCGTATATATACATATTATCCCAGATGTTTCAGTGGAATGCGATATATTGCTACATTTTAAATTATCTGAGAGTTTCGTTATCAATTCATCTAAGTGATGTGGATATATGTGTTCATACATATATGACCTAAGTGGTTGACATTTCTTAACCATATTTATCCCTCCATGGTAAAATAATCTACAGTCTGACCAGGACCTAGTTTATTTTTAACCTGATTATATTGATACCTATTATATAGTTTATTAAGATATGCAATTTTAATTTCAAGTCTAGGTAATACTGAATAGTATTTATTTACCACACCTGTAACTACAAATGCATCATCATACCAAATATTGTTATTACACATATCTGAATACTTTTTACCTATATTATCCCAGTCTGGTTTACTTATAGGTCGGATATATTTCTTCTCAGCCAATACTGTATCAGTTTGGTTAAATACTGATGGAGTTTTCAAATATGCATCTATAACCATTACACATGGTGTATATATTAAAGATTGTAACTCTATAATTTCACTATCAGTCAATCTCTTCATGTAAGCATTATCACTTGATGCTACTGGAGAATATACATGTACAAAATTACTATTAGATATGGCAGCATTTAATAACTGCTGTCTATTTATTATCCTAAACCTAGGTCTTGGTGAACCTTCAGGTTCTTCATATAAGACAAAAGTTACTTCATTAAATTTTAACTCTTTATCCATTCTAGCCATTGTATCATATATAGTATTCTTCTTCTTTATAGTTAGAGGAGTGAATAACATATCCATTCTCTCAGTATTGTCTCTTGGTATATCATTATATTTATTAGAATATTCTTCTAATTTCTGCTTCCTATTTTTAGCCAAATCCCAAACCCCCTTTTAATATACTTAAATGGTTATTTCTTCTTTTTATTTAAAATTTGCTTACGCTTTTTAGCAGCTTCAGCTTCTTTTTGTTTACGCTTCTTATCAGCTTCAGCTTTCTTTTTAGCAGCTTCTTCTTGCTTTTGTTTCTCAGCTTTAGCTAATCTTTCAGCTTGAAGTCTAGCATATTCTTTAGGGTTATATTTCTTTAAATCTTCTTCAGCTTTCTTTTTAGCCTTTTCAGCTTCAGCTTTCTTTTTCTTTTCCTCAGCTCTTAATTCTCTAAGAGTTTTTTCAAGAATTGTATTTTGCTTATTAGTATAGGCTACATATTCAGAATCTTTGTCTGGGTCATATTTATTCACATGCTTTTCAGCATTGATAACCCTTTTATGATATTTAGTCATTTCTGAATCTATATATGAAGCATATGCACCATTAGTAGCATTAGGATAAGCTTGAGTAAATTCATCCGGTGTCATAAGTTTAATCTTCTTTACACCATATTTAGCACCCCTAGCATGTAGCATATTAATCCTATTATTTAATGATTTAGTCATAGCATCATATGAAGATTGGTTCTCATGTTTATTTAAAGCCCTTGCTACTCTTTCAGCATACTCTTGGTCAGTTTCACCAGAATTTCTTGATAATCCCATAAATCCATTAGGTAGAACTGGCACATCTGTATTACCACTTTTCTTTGGTTTAAAATTATTAACTAATGAATTTAAACCCATACCTGTCATAGTAGTTAAGAAACCAGGTCTATCAAGATTAAGCATATTTGTAGCACCCGCTAATGCACCATCAAATATTCTATTGATTATATCAGATGGTATATTCATTATAGCAGTCTTATATAAGTCATAAGTTCTCAATATATCAGGTTTAAAACTATTTACTCCACATAGGTTAGATATATAAGATAATAGTAGTGGGTTTTGTACAAGGTCAGTTCCTAATGCACCATCCCTCTTAGTTATTGATAGCATCTTATATAAATCTTTTATAGTCATGGTGATTTCTAAAGATAATGGTAAACCATCCTTAGTCCATTTACCTTTATCACCTCTAGTAATCTGCATAGATTCTATTATGGCTAGGTCTGATGAAAACATTGACTTATACCAGGCTCTGACTACATAAGGTGATTGATAACCATTCTTACCCATCTGTCTTGGTGCAACCATACATAAAGCATGAACTGTCGGTACCAATAATTCAGTATAAACTGTAAATGGGTCACCCGATGGGGCTGAGAATCTCATAGTAATTTCCTGAGATTTACCAAATTCTGAACCCTGCCATATTTCAGGGAATACAATCTTACCACCATTTACAAGTGTACCAAATCCACCAATAAGTTTATTAAGAACCCTTGTAGGTATAATTCTATCAAACTTCTGTAAAGCTGAAGACAATCCCGATAAAGCATTATTTACTCCACCTTCAAGAATTTCTTTAAATTTCGCTGAGCCTGCACCACCTAATACGAATTGTATTTCTCTAGCAAATGCCTGTACATTGTTTACATTTTCAGCTAAAGCTGATTCACCTGTCACATTACTGAATGATTCACTTGCTTGTGATTGTGCATCCACATAGAATGGTACAATCTGTCTAGAAGTTATCAAACCTTTATATCCTGAAGCACCTGAAAAATGTTGCCATTTAAATGTAGCTAAAGGTCTACCGTTATACAGTCTATCACCTATACCAAGTAAATTAGCCATGGCATTTAGTATGGTATTTACATATGTATAGTATTCATCAAACCTATGTTCAAAGGTATAATACATACCAGATTCTTCACCAACTATCTGGTCTAATATAGCATTTGATTTTTCACCACCAATAGCAGTCAATACATCGGCTCTAGTATCAGCATCAAATTCATCCATAAACTTAGGAACCCCTGGAGTCAATAATAGTACTGGTGCATTATCAAGTATATTTTCTTTATACACTCTACCTATATTACCACTTACTGGTGGGTCAGCAGATTTTAAGAAACCATATGGGATACCATGTATACCATCCATATTCTTCATCATTCTTGTTACATTTCCACCATGCCTTGATTTATGTAAGTTATTACTATCACCAGCATATTTCTTCCAATTCTCAGTTTCTAAGATATAGTTACCATTTTCATCTTTAAGTAAAACTTCTCTACCATTAACTATACCTCTCTTATAATTACCTGACTCCATAAGAATTCTATCAATAGTTTTCTTAGTTAAAGCATCCATTGGTTTGCCAGTACTACTATCAGTACCACTACCATCCCCACTATAATCTAATGAGGTACCTTCTTTAGCGGCATTCTCAGCTCTCCTTTTTTCAGCTTCTTTTTGTTTAGCTACTTGTCTTTTATATTCAGCATCAAGTTTCTTTACATTATCATATGAACCTTTCATATTCTTTTTATATCTTTCTTCAATAGCTTTCCTTTTCTTAGGATCGGTTTCAAATAAATTACCAGCCCTATCTAATTTATATTTAGATTGCTGGTCTTCAATTTCATATTTTCTATGTAGGAAATCTTTATATCCATCAGTATATTTAAAATATTTACTAACTCTCCCATTATAGCTATAGAACCAAGAACCATCTGCAAATCTATAAGTCACACCACCATTCTGTCCTCTTTCATATGATGTAACAATATAAGTTGTTCCTTTTTTAAAGACTCTTTTACTCCCATCTGATTTATGACCATTTACGGTTTCTTTAAATACAACCTGATGTCTATCATTCCATTTTTCATGATATGGCATTATATTACCTCCAATCTTACTAATTTTAATACTAATAAGTTCGTAAATATAGAAATTAGTGATAAAATATCGGTCAAGGAATTAACCTTGACCGAATATATTTATTCATATGCTAATTGTTTCATTATATCAGTAACTTCTCTTATATCAGAGTTTATAAGTTTACTTTCTCTATTTCTACCTTTAGCCATAGCCATCTTATCAGCGTTTACCATACCAGCTAATACTTCATTGATATTATCTATAGCAGATAATTCTTTCTTAGCTTCTGGTGGTAATTTATCACTATACTTAGCAAGTATAGACATGATAGATATTAGAGTTTCTGAAGATGAAGTATTTGAATTTGATATACTACCTAACAATTCAAGAACCTTAGTCATAACCATTAAGAATATCTTCTTATCAATGGAATTACCAGTGGATGATGGTCTACTAACTTCTTTAGGTTTGCTGAATGCCATATCTGTAACACCAGCTATCCTCTGATTCTGTACACCGCCAAATGCACCATATTTATCCATATAGTCTCTAGGGTCCATAGACTCATTCTTTCTATTAGTAACTTCATAATGAAGATGTTTACCCATAGCATTTCCTGAGTCACCTATCTTACCTAGTATATCTTGTTCACCTACATAATCACCAACTCCAACACCTGCTGATGTTAAGTGGTCGAAATGATGTGTATTTCCATACATATCAGTTATCTGTAAAGATTTACCCTTACCTGAAGATGTAGACTTAGATGTTACTTTACCAGCAATAGGTGAGAACAATGTCTTCCTCTTACCATTAGTATCATAATCTACACCAGTATGATAATTACCATACCCTGCAACTTTTCTTCTACCAAATGGAGAAGATATCTTAGCACCTAAAGTCTTACCGAAGAATCTATCTAATCCAGTACCAGCATTATCATCAGTCTTAGTAGTACTTGATGATGATTCACCGCCAATACCAAATAAATCAGCACCAGCTTTCATGAATGCATTACCTATACCACCAAATACAGTTCCTAGTGGATCTGCACCAGTTTCCTGATGTTCAGGAGGTACCTGTTGTGCACCACCTTCATCCATTGATGGAGCTGATGGATTTTCTCCAGATATAGCATATCCTTGACCATCCCAAACTAATGGTTTACCACCGACTGAAACAGCCCAAGATTTTCTTGTAACTCCATATACTGATTTAGGAAATGCTCCTGAAGTCTTAGTTGAAATTGGATTGTTAGTAACTATTTTACCATCCTTTTCTCCTAATACTACGATATAGTGTCCACTTGAAGTATAAGGTGATCTACCTGTACCAACAGCAAACTGAACTATTCTCTTTGAAGCATTATCGAAGAATTCCTTATTACTTGCATTTTGAGTAGCAGTGTAACCGAAATCCTTACCTAGTGATGGGAATATTGCATGAGAACTTGCATTATTACCATTCCATAACCCCTTAGCCTTAGCTTTAGCACCTGTTTCTAATGGTGTTACCCTTCTCTTAGTTGCAGCAGTTGCTACCATTGCAGCAGCAGTAGGACCACAACCAGTCCACATAGTATTGAATCCAGGTTTATTGAATTCCTTATCACACTGAGAATAGTATGGGAATCCATGTAACTGATTTGGATTACCTGACTTACTACCTGAACCTTCTTCTGGTGCACCACCTAAACTAGCATGAACCATACCAACTAAACCATTCAATTCTTTCTTTGAAGGTTTATATCCATATGCATCTCTAAATGATTCTTCTGGACCCTTACCTGCACTATAACTAGCTGCAAATTTAAGGAACTTATCTCTCATACCTGCAAGCTTAGCAGCTTCCTGATTATCTGTAGAATAGTCATGGTTTGGAGGTGTATCATTAAATACCTTATTGAAAGTATTCTGAAGATACTTTGGATGATATACATAATTCTTAGCTATCCACTTAGCACCTGCAACTAGACCAGCAGCTGGGGTTGGATGTTTATATTTCTTAGAGTTGTCTGGGTTAGAGTCGTAAGCACCTATACCAAACCAGTTGTTATAAGCTCTACGAATTCTTGATTTACCCCAGTTAGCTTCTAAGGCAGCCCATACCATGATATCACTACCAGCAAGTCCTGATTTCTCAGCAGCTTCTTTGACAGCAGCACCAGTGAATGCAGGGTCTGCACCCATCTTTCTAAGATATGCTTCATATACCGAAGCTGGTATATCTTCCTTACGGTCAATTCTCTTATGTAATCCTTGTCCACTACCATCAGCAGTAGGAGTGAATCCACTTGAACTTTCACTTGATGGACCACTACTTGTATTAGCATTACTAGCTGCTTGAGTTTCCATCTTAATACCGAATAAATCAGCACCGGCTTTCATGAAGGCATTTCCTATACCACCAAATATAGTACCTAATGGGTCTCCACCTGATGATATTCCAGATATAGCTGGTTTTGAAGATGTTGATGATGAGCTTGTATCAGCTACACCAGTTCCTACACCAGTTTGGTCATCTGGTAGAATTCTTCTTACATTTAATCCTTTACCTGAAGTCTTAGCCTTACCATATATAACATTGACACCTGGAGCTGAGTTATGTATAACATCACCCCTATCATTAATGATAATTCCTACATGTCCACTATATGCAGCCAAGTCACCAGCTTTAGCTTCACTTAAACTGATTCCTTTACCTTGCCTACCCTGGTCTCCTGAAGATCTAGGTAAATCTATATTAGCAGCTTGTTTATATACAAATTTAGTGAATCCTGAACAGTCTGTACTTATCCCATTTTCATTAAATGTATTACCACCATATACATATTTAACCTTATCTTTTATCTTCTTAGCAAATGCTACAACTTTATCACCAAGTTTATCATCTGCACCACCAGCATTTCCATATCTGTTTCCTACACCGTCGAGATTAGCACCCTCAGTGTCATATCTAAATCCTACAGTAGTCTCATTTAAAACATCCTGTAGATCATAAGACCTATTGTACTTTCCACCTCTAGGGTCGGCAATTTCAACTTTACCATTCTTAATTCCCTTAGCTACTACTATATGACCAGCATTAGTAAATGGAGTTCTATTAGTATCTCCAGTCTGTCTAACACCTGACAATATAACTTCACCATGTCTAAGATTATTAGCTAGGTCTTGAGCATTAGGATTTACCCTACTCATACCTAAACCATACTTCTCAGCAACGCTAGGGAATAATCCCCAAGTTGAATATCCTGGAAGGTTTTCTTTATTATCTCTTGCTATCTTATCTGGTGTTATATTTCTACCAGTAGCATTAGATAGTGCCATAGCTATAGATGTTGGTCCACATCCAGCTTTACTCATATTTGAATCACCTAAACGGTTGTTACCCCACTTAGGGTCAGATTGTGAGTAATAATGTGACATACCTGATGTTTTAGGAACAATCTTTGATGATGTTGGTGATACACTTTCATCTGGACCATATCCCAAACCTAATTTATATCTACTTACTATATCATTAGCTCTTTCTTTACCTGTAAGTGCTTTACCACCACCAAACAATTTCTTAAGTGGTTCGACTACAGCATTCCAAGCTTTACCATACCAAGTTCTAGCAAATTTCTCATCGGATATTTTCTTATTGTATTGAGCCTTTGTATAATTAGTTTTATGTTTCTTATTATATTCAGCTACTCTCCTATTGGCTTTCTTCTCAAGTTCTTTCATCTTGAACATTGATTCTTCACCAAATATCTTACACACAATAGTCTTATATAAGTTTACAAAGAATTCAGCAGGTATAATAGCAGTTCCTAAGAATAAGTTCTTAGTCATAACAATAAGAGCTGATACGAATTTCATACCAGTTGGGATTTCATCTTGTTCTTCTTCAGTTAATCCGAAATACTTATATGCCTTAGTCCAACCATCATAGATATCATAAGCTGCAAATGCGATTGTAGCTACACCCATTGTACCTATACCAGTTGCTGCCCTAGCTACACCTTTACCAACAGCTTTACCTATACCAGTTTTACCAGCTGATTGTACTAAACTCTTTGATGCTATTTCTTTAGCAAATTTCTCCACTATAGCACCTATACCACCATTAGTCAACCTTTCAACCATTTCAGCACCCAGTCTATTCTTTATGAATGGGAGGTTGATCATCTTTTCAATACCCTTATATAATTGATCTTTAACCCTACCAAGTATTGAACCTTTACCAGTTTCACTATAAAGCATATCTGATGCTAAACGGTTAGAAACTTTCTCATCTTTTAATATGTCACCAAACTTCTTTAAAGCACCATTCCTATAAGTAGATTTAGTATTACTCATAGATTCTTTTAAGATGTTTAATCTCTGACCTGGTTTACCGTTAAGTAAAGCATTTGGAACATTAGCTACACTTCTAGCTGAACCAGCTAAGAATTTACCAGCTCTACCTGCTTTAGTTTTACCTAACCATTTACCAGCTTTACTACCAGCTACTCTATCTAATCCTAATTTCCTAGCTACAGCTCCACTGTAAACTCCAACATTTCTCGAGTTCTTAACCAGCTGACCACCTGTAACAGTATTACGAATAGCAGTTTGACCTAAATCAGTTCCTATATGTGAAGTATTTGCTTGACTACCTGACAATGCAACAACATTACCATTTTCATCTATAGTCATAGCCTGGTCCATTTGACCACCTGAAGCAGCTACTAATGCATCACCGGCTAGGTTGTTCACACCATTTAAAAATTTACCCCCATTACTAAACAGTGAAGTTATAGCAGCTTTAACTCCTTCAACTCCAAGTCTAATTATATATGGAGCTAATGATGTAATCAATGCCATAGTACCTGGAACTACTTGAGATGTTACAAATGGTAATATTTGTGAATCAAAGTTCTTCTGTACATATGGTACGACGGTTTTATTTAGATATGGTGCAGCAGCTAGCAAACCTACAAGTCCTATACTACCACCTAAACCAAATAAAGCTCTACCTACACCACCACCCATGAATGAACCTAATCCACCTAAAATACCTTTAGCTTTGCCTAAAAGCATTCCTGGTATTCCAGCAAGTTTAGATAATAATCCATTTTTCTTATCATCTTTAGCATCTGATTTATCACTCTTATTAGTATTTATCTGAGATTGAGCTTCTCTGACTTTAGCTTCTTCTTTCTCTCTTTTCTTTTTCTTTGCTAATGTAGTAGCTGTAACTGAGTCAGATAAATCCATTTCTTTGGCACCATGAGCATTAGTGATGTATTTGATCATACCATCTTCAGTATTCTCATATGAAGCAGCTTCTTCATCTATATTCTGATTTGGGTCTAATGATGCTTCCATTACATCTTTATGTGAGAATGGTACTGGATTAGCTAATCCCATTCTTACAGCATTTGCATATAATATTTTACCATTCTTACCAAAAGTATTCTTAGTCATATCAAATGCATTCCAACCCCTAGCTATATTATTAATACGCTTACCCATTTGGGTATCTGAGGCACTTGTCAATATATCATATTGTATATGGTCATCAGATACAGCATGGAGTCTAGGGTATCTTGCATTTGTTATCATAGTTTCATAACCTTTAGGAATATGACCTGTGACTTTATATGCAGCCCACTCTATTAATCTATCAAGTTTACCTAATACACCATCTCTATATTTAGGAGTGTTATCAGCTACTTTCTTGATAGCTTCCATAGCTCTATCACTTGGAGTAACAGCATGGATTTTACCTTCTTCATCATATTTTATCGAACTTCTAAATTCTTTATCGATACGCCTATATAAATCTGAAGCATTGTATTTCTTTTCCCATCCTTCACCTAAACCTAATTGTTTACCTATAGTCTTATTCATGTTACTCTTTTTAGTAACATCACCAGACTTGATAGTTCTTATATCTTTTTGATGGGATAATACAAAGTCAACTACACCCTTTGTTTCTTCATCATTTAATCCTCTCCTATATGCAATGGATTGAACTAAACCTTTCAGTGCAGATGAGGCCATATTTTTATCAATAGCTTTGCCTATCTTAATTGTATCCTGAGCCTTGAATTTATTATTACTCAATCTCATGATTTCTTTATAAGCTGTAGATGATGAGCCTTTGAATCTATCACTCTTACCTGAATTAACTAAGGCTACTGAATACATTTGCTTTCTTATTCCATCTAATTCAGCTAAGTTCATACCAGCTAGCTTAGTATCCATATTAACTAAGCTTTCATCAACATCTAGACCTCTCATTGCAGAATAGGCAAGTCTTTCTTTAGCTGTCATATAGGCAGCATTACCACCTCTAATTTGCTTATCTCTAAGTCTATTACCTACAGCACCTATAGCTCTAAATGGAGCAGTAACTACACGCTTAACAACACCTGTAGTTATACCAAACATTCTCTGAACTTGAGCCTTTAAAGGATTAATTATCTTATCCTCTAGAGATTTGTATAAAGGTGTGGCAACAGCCTTTTCAAACACTGAAGACATTACACTCTTAAAAGTTCTATTTAAACTTCTACCCATATTTGATATTGCTTCTTTCAATGGGTCAAATGCTGACTTCAATGGTTTGAATATTTCTTCTTTAGCAAATTCAGCTAATTTATTAGGACCGGCTTTAGCAAATTCAATCAATGGTGCAACAACTGTATCTCTGATTGTAGGTAAAACACCCTCTACATATCTACCATTAACCTTCTTACCAAGTAATCCTTCTGTAAATGTAGTTGAAGCTGTTAAAGCACCAATACCTGAACCTAGTAAGGCATTACCTATTAAACCAAATGGTCCAGTCATAACTCCAATAGCAGCACCAGCAAGTAATCTCTTATGGTTCTTTTCAAGGAAATCATATGCTTGTTTACCAAATATACCTTCAACACCGAACAATGCTTCCTGTATACCTTGGTTATTTTTAGCAAAAGATATCGCTGATCCTATCATGATACCACCAACAGGACCGAATGGAGCTACTGGCAACATACCTAAAACTCCACCAGCTAAACCATATTTCTTCATATCAGGTAAGTATCTAGCCATAGCATGCTGAACTGAACCTGGAATGATTCCTTTTTCTTCACCGTTGATATCACCAAATAAGAACTTCCTAAAAGCATTGGATTCTTTTACTAATGATAAACCAACACCAGCAGCTGCACCAACTAATGGTCCACCTATAGTTCCTAGTAATAATGAAGCACCAGCACCTAAAGCACCACCTGCTACAAGTTTACTAAGTTTACTTCTTACATCTTTCTGTATTGAAGAAGATAATTTCTTTGCAGCTTCAGTTTTATCACTAGGGTTTACATCAAATAAACTCTGGAATACTTGACCCGCACCGTAAATAGTTTCATCTAAAACATCTTTAGCAAAGTTACCACCTTTTTTAGCTGATTTCTTAAATGATGGAGCCTTGTTTCTACTGTTGAATGAATTAACTAATTCATCTATAACACTATCATCAACTTCACCCTTAGCTATAGTTGCAGTTGTAAGATGTTTCTTATTTACGATAGACATATATAGTTCAGCTTCAGCAGGAGTAAGAATCATTTCTCCTTTAGATACTGCTACGATAGAATCTCTGTCTAACATCCTACCTGAACCACCAGCAGCTTGACCAACTTTACCTTTTCTAACTGCATCAATCAGTTTTTTCTCATTCTTATCTCGTTCATCATAATCAGCCTTGGCATTTCTTAATCCACTCCATCCACCAGCAATATCATCTTTAATACTAGCAAATGCACTACCAACACTGCTAAATACATTACCTGCATACCTTTTAGTATCTGACCATACTGATTTACCAAAACTTGTAGTTTTCTGATATATCTCAGTAGCTTTAATCCTATCAAGTATAAGATAAAACATATTCATTGCAGTATTAGTTGAACGATGATAGTTTTCTAAATCTTTAGCAAACCTACCCATTACTGAATCAGGATTGTCAAATATATCTTTAAGAGCACCAACAAATGATGTATTACCTGAGTCATCACCAACTAAAACAGTTTGTAAGACTTTTGAAGTAAATAGTCCGGCTGATTTAACTACATCGTTTAATACTGGTATATTAAACTGCTTAGATATCTTCTTAGCTAACCATCCTTCTTCATAATCATCATATTCTAAAATATCTTCAGATTTTAACGCTTGAGCTAATTCATTTAAAGTGCTACTCGAGACTGCCTCCCCATCTAGCTGAGAACTCATCGTTCCAGACCTCGAAGATTTTCTACCAGATGATCTTCGACCTGTTCGACTACTACCATTAACCCTACTTCTAGGTGTGGTGTTTCTACCTGAAATATTGTTTATAGCTCTAAGCTTACTAGTGTTAGTAGCTATATCTCTAAGATAATCAAACATAGTCTTATTATATGAATCCACACCACCAAGTATACCATAACCTGATAACTTAGTCTGCCCTTCTGATACTATAACATTTTTATCTTCAAACATCTTTGAGTATGAAGCTAGTGTAGTAGAAGATGGATTTTGCATAGCTGATACATACCTAGACTTGCTAGCTTCGAATGTACCTCTCCTAGCTATACGGTTTAAATTTGATTCAGTTGTACCATTATCATACTTTTCTAAAGCTTTATCGATTAATGTTATCATATATTCATCATTTAAACCAAAATCTTTATCTGCTACAATCTTCTTGAAGTTTTTCCTATCAAGAACCATATCTCTATCTAAAAGAGCCATATATAGTTTCTCAAATCTACCATCTATATCTTTCTTAGCATCATATGAGATATCCATTTTAGATATTAATCTATCTATGTCTTTTGATAAAGTACCTTGTCCTCTCCTAGCATAATATTTCTTATCATTGAGTCTATTCTTTTTGATATCACCAAGTTTAACAAAGTCCCCTCTTTCATAATCATAAATCATATTATCTTTATGAGTAAGAGCTGATGCTATCTCAGATAGGTAATGAGGTATAACTTCTTCTAAGGCTTTCTTAGATTTGCCATCCCAGAAAGTTTTACCCTTATAATAGTCTCTACTAGGCTTAGTGTTTATATTAGTTTCTACACCAAGTATATCACCCAATAAACTCAAGAATCCATTACTTGAACCCTTTAATTTATTCATCCTTCGTAAGAAGACTCTACCTATATCTTGGAATGTATCATTAAAGTCTGAGAGCATTTTCTTAGTACCTTTATCAAACAATCCTTTCATGAGAAGTTTAGGTACACTCTTTAATGGGTCAGCAATATTACGAATACCACCACCAAGTAAACCTTCACTCTTAGCCATCTTATATAGGGTCCAAATCTGTTCAATTTCACTAGTGTCAAAAACATTAGTATCGAAATTCTTCCTGATTTGTTTGATGTACTTCTTATTGTCTAGCATACCAAAACTAAGAACTTTATCCATACCTAATTTACCATTACGGTCTGATTTATATTTATCAGCATCTGCACCAGCATTGACTAATTTATTTAATAACTCATTTGTTTGTTTCTGCATAGTCAAAGATTCTGAATAGAATTTGGCTGCATTATCAACTTGAGTTTTCAATAAAGTATTTGTATTGTCTATACGAGCAGATAAGTTAGTAGTCATAGCATTTAGATTCTTATTTAAAGTACTATGTAATGCTAAATTCTGTGAATATATCATACTCATATTATGCTTATTAGACTCTACTAATGTTTCAGTAGTAGATAATAAAGTCTTGGATAAGTAGTGGGTATTTAGTTTATTTTCTTTACTCAAGATTCGTGACCTGATGTTTTCATTGGATACTTTCTTTCTATCTTCAGTATCATCTGAATAGTCATCATCTGGAAAATCATCTAAGTCATCCCAGTCAAAGTCATCATCACTTCTATATTTATCATAGAATTTACCAGATAGAATGTCATCTTTAGCATCTTTTAAGATAGCCTTACCCTTATTAAGTAAGACATCTTTGCTAAAAGTAGTATCTAATCTCTGTAATGAATTCTTTTGATTTCTAATAAATTTAGAAATGTCATTAGAAGTTTCGCCAACATATTCAAATGTATATTTCACATTTGAGTAGTTATCATCAATAATATCTGATGTAGCAAAGCCGAATGACTTTAACACATTCTTTGAGTAACTTTTTAGTTTAGACATTAATTTATTCCCCCTTTCTCTTATATAATAATGTTAAAATAGCGAATAATACCCCAGTAGCCTAAACTACTGGGAATACTATTTATAAGATTTATTTAGAGTGCACAAATCACACTGGATTCGCTTATTTCTTCTTATGTGCAGGGCATTTTGAAAGTGCCTTCATAGTAGTGTGTGCTGGAACTTCAACCTGGCTTATTTCATAAACAGTCTTACCATTCTTTTCAATAGCCTTAGGATAGTTTCTCTTATGCTTAGCAACTTCTCTCTTTGAAAGAGTAATATGAGAATTTTCTCTTTGTCCTAGTGGTAACTTTCTTCCAGTATCTGTATAAGAGTTTACGAACTCTTTTGATATCTTTACTAAATTAGCTGCATCACTATTTGTAAACTGATAGTTATCTGCTATAGTCGTAGCTTCTTTCTTTGGTACACTTGCAGCACCTGAAATTATTCCTGATACCAATGCTTTAGCTGATTCTCTTGGTACATAATCTCCTTCCTTACCCTTTGAAGTATATATACCAACTTTAAAGCTATCATCATTTATCATAGCTTTCATAAATCTTACTTCATCCTTAAAAGACCCACCTCTTGGATTTGAATCTTTTATCTCCTTCATTAAATCTTTAACTTTAACTGTCATTTTTATCCTCCTAATTAAAATAATATTTTATAGAATTTTATTAGTATGTGTGCAATATATTATTTTATTACACGGAAATAGGCTATAAAATGAATTTAGGAAGTTGAGAGTACTTGGTTTATATGAACCATATATTATAAAAAATTTATAAAAGAAAGGGAGAAAAATATATGAATTTAAACGAAATTAAGAATAAAATAACTAATATTTCTCAGCAGATTGATGGGTTAGATCTATCAGGAACTTCTGAAGAGGAATTTTCAGTAAAAAACAAAGTTAATTTAGGTATGGCTAGTATATATCCAATGTATGATAATGATATAGTTACACCCCACTTAGCTTATTTATTTAACACTAGACCGGTATGGAATCATTATTGTAATAATAGTGAGATTTTTAGGTCTCCTGAAAATTACGGAAATGTTCCACTATATTATAAACCTGAAAACTTTAAATATAGTGGTAATAAATTACCAAATATACGAGAAAATATTATTCCTAAGGTAATTAGTAAAGCTGATACTGAATATTTCAGCACCAATGCTATTAAGATTAAACAATATGTTTTATCAGACTTGGGGTTGAGTGGAGATATGATTATCCATAAAGGTAAAAATCTTGTAGTTAAAACTAGTCCTTTAAGAGTTGAGACTGAGCAAGGTGCTACTATAGGTTCTTCAAATGATTATATTGATTTTAAAGGTTTTATGACTATTCTTATATATGAGAATAAGATTGTATATATAAGATTGAATGGAACTGAGTTTAAATATAAGATATACTCATATCCAAATATGTCTTTAATCAATGAAGGAGTTGCTGCAAGTTTAAAAGATATCTATATTAAAAATAGAATTTATAGAGAAGGTATAGTAGGTCCTAATAATATTATGGGAGAAGGATTTGATACAGTATCTAAAACTGGTGGTTTTATCATTAAAAGTGTTGTTGATGGTACTGATATTCTAAAGAATCTATATGTAATAGATTTATATAATATAATTGGTCCTAAATATACATTAACTGGTGAAAAGCGTAAAACTCATGCGATTATAAATTATATATAGAGGTGGTGTTAAAATAATGATAAGAAATATTATAAATAGAATTGATAATATAAATACTAAATTAGGTGAAAAGATATCTAATAGTTCTTTGATATATGATAGTAATGATATTCCTATTGATAAGACTCAATATTATATGGAAGAATATACTGATATATCTTATAGGAATGAACCAAAGAACATTCTATCATCTGAAACTATTTTATATGATGGTACAACTATACCCGAGATTACTTTAAATAGTACTTATTTAGCTGTAAATGGTAGAGGTTTTAATATATCTAAACTATATCCATATTATGCTGTAACTGAAGGTTGTAAATATCTATTAAACTATGATTACAGTGATTATCCATCATATAGATGTAATTGTCAGGTTTTTGACCTGGTTAACTTTAATGGTGGAGTTAAACATGAATTTGGTAGTACTTTTACATCACATTTCGAATTCATCAAATATGTTAAAAAGAAGTATGGTTATGCTAAAACTTTATATGTTGCAGGAGATTATTCAAATTTATCTGGAGCTAATGGTAATATTCCAATGTGTTCTGAATCTGTAAAAGTCGATAAGAGACATAATCGTGAAGATATAGTGTTTAAGTGTAGTGATAATAAATTCTATAAAATAAGTATACCAATGCTAGATATTAAATCATTAATGTATGCTGTAGCTATACAGAAAGATATGGTTTTAAATGGTATCACTTTTAATGGTAGATTAACTGAAAGGAATGTAAATTTATCTTATAGTACATTGACATACTCAGAAGTGATTAGTAGATTTGATAATACAAGTATACTTAGTTTTTCACCAACTGAGTGTAAATTTTATATAGAAAGTATTTATCTTTTTGTTTTAAGAAAAAATTCTAGTAAAAATTCTTTTGAATTTTATAGAATTGATAATAGAAATTTAATTAAAGAATCTACTTTTACAATAGAAACTAATCATGAGTATGAATTTGAATTCAGGTTTATAAATATATCAGAATTAAATAAAGTATTATTCTTTGTAAATGGTATAGAATTTATATTGTTTAATTATTCGAATGGTAAATATATTAAATGGATATTAGAACAATATCATGATAGTATATATTATCCACATGAAAATGATAGAACTATAATCAATAGACTTAGACCTGCTACTAATGATAACTATAGATATACTATTAATGATAGATATGTACTTAAAGTATATAAGAATGATATATATCAGCTTAGTATATGTCTTTTAGATGGTTCTACAGATAGTTCAGTAATTGAAGTAAACTAGTTTTAATAGAGTAGGTAATTACCTACTCTATTATTTTCTCATAAATTTAATTGTTTTTAGAAAAAAGATACTCCCATTTGTTATGCCTTATGGTATAAGTTATTTATCTAATTATTTATATTAGATAATAACTATTTCCATTTGTATTAATATATCGAATCATTTGACTATTAGCATAAAACAACCCTTAAATCTTAAAATTACGGGCCTTACGGACAATATCAATCTTATATGGCTATTTACGGCCATATATAAAAATAGTATTTTATATAATAATTATTCATTGTTATCTAAGTTATAGTCATAACTTATACCTTCTGTATTATTTTACATTGATTTGTGTAAAATAATGAAAGATATAAGTATAATATATTATACTTATATAAAAATCAGTATAATATATTTTATATATAACTCTATTAATTTGTACATAGTGATGTATTATTTTAATTTTTATAAAAAAGAGGATAATAACCACTACCCAATTAAGAGTAGTGATTATTACAATAATAGTTTGGTATTTGGAATAATAGGTCACTCTGAGAAAATATAACCTATTTATATGTTTAATATAAAGATAGCTGAGACAGTGTAATACAGCTACCTTGAGTGAAGTAGCCGTATTAAAAAGTATATATTTATTTGATTGAAAGAAAAAATTTGTTATATTATATAGTTAGGTGGTATAATCCATGATGTAGTTAAACATCATGGATAAATAAAAATGGGTATAGTTTATAACAGTAAAAATGAAATTAGTTATATCTATATGTTATTTGTATATATTTTTATAAAAAAGAGATAAAATGTAGGGTCTCAACTGAGACCCTACACCCTGCAATTATTTAAAAGATTACTTTCCTGGCTGTTCAGCAGCTTCCTGTTCAGTAACTATGAAAGCTATTTCTGGCTCCTTCTTGATTAGAGCGTCAGTAGCTTCCTTATATCTCTTTATAGCCTTCTTTGAGAAGTAAGCCTTATACTTAAGTCTTGCACCTTCTTCACCATCTTCTAAAAATGCGATCATTACTCTTGCACATATAAATCTTGCCATATCGTCTGATTCCTTTCTGTCTACTTTAAAAATATTTTTTAATTTATTAAAAATGCGTTGCAACAACATATTTTAATCACCTCTATTTCTTATATTAAAGAGTTGTCTATTAATATCAAGATTTTACACCACTGGTCCAGTTGCCGTTTCTTCTGGATTACCAGTATCTTCATTAACTGCTGTAGTATTTAATATTAATTCTTCAACTGTTAAAGATAAAATATCAACTCTTTCTTTAAGAGTCTCATTTTCACTCTCTAAAGAATTAATTTTATTGAGTGTTTTCTTTTCTTCCTCTTCTATCTGTAATTGATGTTTTTTATGTTCTTCTATATCCTTTTGAACTTTTGCAATATAAGCTTCTACTATAGCTATATCATTAGCACCGGTAAAGCCTTTATCTTTTAAATCCTCAATAAATACAACCTCAGATTCATCAATCAATGCTAAAGTTTTAGTTTTAGATTGGGGGTATGCATTAAACCAAACCTCCGGATCTAAATTTTTTAATTTATCAGTTCTATTCCAAATTATTACATTTGCCATATCTTATCCCCCTTAAACGTCATAGCTGTATATATATTAAATTTCAATAAATCTCTACCTGTTGAATTAGTAGTATATTGACTTTCTTCACCTAATATTCTACGGACATTAGCAACTATAGTACCATCTGATTTTGTATATAATGATGTCGAATCTTTACGTTGAGTTCCTTCATATCTCGCATCATAAAATCTACCAAGGTATATATAATATGGACCAAGACTAAGATATACTGAGTTACCTAAATCAGGTACTACTGTCAATATACATAACATTTGATAATAGTCTATAATTGTAACTGAAGTTCTATTCTTATTTCCATTATTCTCGAATAAATCACTCATGATTGTAAAATATAAATGATTTACCTCATTATTATCTTGAGGCCCATTTAGATTTATCATGTTTCTGGTAGATAGTAATATAGGTGCTGATGTACCAGTATGTATATTTTTAACACCTATTGTAAAATCACTAGATAAATATGTGAATTCATTTTTACTCACTAGACGTATAATGTTAGATGACATATTTTCAAATTTAGGAACAATATTAGAATCTATAACGGTGCCCATATCTATTGAATCAGTTATGGTACTATAAACATATATTTTAAACTCTATATCATCTGAATTTATATACTTACTAGTAAGTATATAAATTTTATCATTATCAAAATCCGGTACAGCATTTATCACATTCCCAACATTTAATGAATTTAAACTTACAAGTGCATTAAAGCTACTATTCTTTTTAAAGAGTACCATATGGTGAGCATTTGAAAATACAGTTAAAATATAAATATAACCACTATCTTTATTATATGCTACAAACTTTATATTACTAAATATAGATAATGTTTCATGATGTTTACCATTTAGAGTGGTGCTTGTATTTGTTGAGTTATCATAATAATATAACACCAATGTTCTTCCATTACCACTTATCCTAATTGAGAAAATACCTTTATCATCATCCATTATCTCATACTCACTAATATGTCCCTGATGCCACATTCTATTGTCATAGCTGGGAATAACACATATTGGAGTATGTAAGTCTTCAGTTAACATTCTTAATTTAGCATTAATATAATTGCCGGTCAACTTGGGTTTTATTTGACTAATTAAAGTTTCAGCTGTATCTATATTATCATTGAGTCTAGTCAACTCCTGAATTAATTTATCAGACATAATTTAACCTCCACCTTCACCAGCTATTTTCTTATTCATTTTTTCCAATATAGTAGTTATATCTTTAGATATGTCTTCCACTTTCTTCAAAGCTTGTTCGGATTTACTTTTAGCATAATTTACATCTTCCGTTGCCAACTCTATTAGATCATCAACATATTGTTTATCGATAACATCTGTTTTTTCTTCTGTTCTTCCTAAAACTTTCATCTATATCAACTCACAATCTATCCTATAACTATTACTTTAAATTCATTTATCTTTGGAGCATCCCCGAATATAAGTTTTACCTTATTTACATCAAAATACTCCTTATCCACTAAAACTTCAGCAAATGGTGCACTATTCTCTCTAACCATAGCAATTACATCAGTAGAATTTAAATTATGTGTAATGGTAAATTCTTTAGTTGCCCCATTACCTATAACCTGTGAAAACTTACCAGTCTTCAATCCTATCTGTGTAGCTAAACTTTCAGCTAGACCTTTATTAGATGCTACCAAATCCCCTAATTCTTTAAGAGTATCATAAGCAGGTCCTGCACCATTGATAAGCTTATTTATTTCCTGTGTAGTAAATGATTTAGCATTTTGTAATGCAGTATCAGCTTTATTCTGAGCATCAGTCAATGATGCTTTACCAGCCAAAGTAGTATCCAATCCAGTGATCTTATTAGTATTAATAGTTTTAGTGGTATCAGCATTGATACTATCTATAACTTTATCACCCTTTGTCTTATTATCAATATCAACAAGTCTAGCATTTAAACCTGTTATCTTATCAACATTGATGGTATTAGCACCACTATTAATAGTGCTCACAATTTGAGCACTACTTAATTTATTAACTAAATCTTCAATCTTATCTAATTTAATTAATGCAGTACCTTCATTTATAGTTTTTACTATACTAACAGCTGTTGGTGAAACATTCAAATTATCTAATCTATTGCTAACTACACGAACTTCATCGTCAACATATTTTTTAGTGACTATGTCATGGTCATTTGCAATTTTACCTAAATTTTTCATATTCTTTTCACCTCCTAATAATTAAATTATTCATTATTTAGAATTAATTCTTCAACTGTTGAAGACAAAGTATCAACCCTAGCTTTAAGTGCTTCATTTTCAGCTACAACTTCATTGAATTTAGCAGTATTATTAGCTAACTTTAACGCTAAATCTTCAGTGAATGGTGTAATATCAGATATCTTTTCATATACAACAGTATTTGAATCTTCCTTATAAATTGAACGATACTTTGAACCATCATTTGGTTCAACTTCATAATTTTCTTTAGGTATAAACTTACCTATAGCTTCATATCTAAACTTCTGTTCTCTAAGATATGCATCTTTAGCACTAGGGCTATTCTTAACATCATCACTCATACCTTCTTCTAGAAGAAGCATTGGTTTATGGTGTACAAATGTAACCCTTTTATCTTGTTTATTAAATTCAATATAAATCATATTAGGTTCTAAAATCATCACTAATATCCTCCTTTATTTTTATTTTATTTTAAAGCCACATGCTCTATAATGAATTGTTGGCATTAGATAATGATATAGGAACAAAATAGTATTTAAATTTAAGCTTAAAGGAGGTACAGTAATGATTAATATAGATAAGATAATACCGTTGAAATTATATAAAAATTCTCCCATAAAGCCAATACTGAATAAGGATGATAAGATGAAGCATTCATGTATGATGGTTTTAGGAAATGGTATTAATTCAACTCTAAATACTGTTTTAAATAAACAGTTATTTGCACCTAATGGTAAATTATTTCAAGCATATTATTTTGAATATAATCTTACATATTATATCAGGGAAGGTGTAGTAGAATTAGATGATTTACTTGATATATTAGATGAGGTAGCTGAGAAAGACCTACCTACAACATCTACATCACCAGAAAATTTTAGAAATCCTACCAAGCCTAGGATAAAGAGTAAAGATGTTGATGGGTATAAAGTAAAACCTACTAAGAAAACTACTAATATGCTGAGAGACCCTAAATCGTTAATGAGACATTTAAGATATGATATGAGAAGGGGTAAATATAAATTAAATAAATTAAAACCTGGTAAAAGTAATGTAGGTGGTAATGTAAACAATAAAGAAGATTTAGAGAAGACTAAAGAGTTATTATCTCAAGGTAAGAAAAAAGAAACTAACCGTAAGAAGAGAGAAGAATGGATTGAAAAGAATTTAAAGAATAAAAATACTGATGAGAGTTCAAACTTAATATATCATGATTTTGAAAATGATAAAGATGTCATATATAAGAATGAAGGTTTGTATATACTGGGAGAAGCTGGTTCAAATACAGCTATAAAGAATACATTATATCAGGATAGATTGAAGACTAGTTCTCAGGTATTGAATTTATATAAAGAAGTAAAATCTAAGAGTAATGGTGTGATAAGATATACTTTTATTGATATCAATAAATATAGGGGTAGAAATATATATTATGATTTATCATATTATACAAATATCTTCTTTAAGAATAATAAATTCTCACCTTTAAAAGCTATGAAGACTTATGATGATATATTGGATATGCAGTTAAACAATCAGAAGTTAGATGATGCTGGTTATATTCATAAGGTGTTAGTTATACCAGTAAATGATTGGGTTAAGACTAAAGATGATACTCTATACAATAAGAACCTAAATCCTATATCAATAATCATAAGACATCTCATGAAGAGAGATAAGAATTACTTTAGTAAGTTTACTTTCCCGGTATTATTTACTTCAGGTGATTTATATTTTATGGCTGATTTTACCAATCCTAAATGTGATTATGCTAAGATTAAAAATCTTATCCATAAATTAGTTAGGTTAGCACCAATAGAAAAGGATGAAGTATTGGATAATGTAGATGATAAGACAATTGAAGATATTGAACAAATTGAAAAGATTGTACCAATTAAGTCATCTCCAAAAAATATCGATGAACCTAAAGTAGTTGAGAAGAAAGAACCTGTGAAGAAACCTACTGGTCCTATGACAGCAGTAAGACCATCTACTGGTAATGCTAAAGTCGGTAGTGTAACTAAGAAGGAAGAACCTAAGGTTGGTTTAACTGTTGAAGATAAGAAAACTGGTAAAGAAGAATCTATCTTAATACCAAAGAAAGAAGCAGTTAAGGTAGTAGAGAAGAATCTTCATAAACAGTTAGAGACTAAGGCTAAAGCTAAAGAACCTGAATCAGATGTTACTTGGACTGA